TCGCGTCAGTTGGGCAGCCGTACGAATTGGCCGCAACAGTTACCCTCTTGCCAATCCACCATTCAGCTTCAGGTCGTTCCCGTCCAGTAATTCGAACACTCGATGCAACATGTGAAACCTCTGGTAGAAGATTTACTCTGTCTGATTTGATTGTTTGTACACCACACCATGTACCCAAAGAGCCGCCATCATAGTCACCAATTTTCACTAGGTCACTTGATGCATCGTATGATAAGACTGTACCGATACCTTCGCGAACTTCTTCTTCATATTTTGGAGTAACCTTTACTCTATGCCCAACCCACGTTGCTGGATCCGATGGGTCTGCTGTACCATGCGCTACAGTGTGGCCACTTGTTGAAGAAGTGGCGGAGCTTCCCGCTCCCTTACTTCCGAAAGCCGACCTTTAAGATCGCGCCCATCTCTGCTGCCTTGTCACCGAATACAGCCGCAAGAGCGTCGTCACTTCCTACAGCCTCTCTGAGCTTCGCAAACGCTATGAAGTCCCGCATTGAGACTACAGTGTCCTTTGCACTGTACGCGTTCCTAGCGATCTGTTGGAGGTCTGCTGGAAGGAGTGCAATCGCGTCCGGATGAGGTTCAGTTATATTGATACGCATATCGAAACGATCGGCGAGAGCGAGTGGCAGATCATCAAGAGTGCCGTTCATTGTTGCTATTGCTCTGAACCCTTCTGCGGGTTTAACATTGACGAAGCTGCCTTTGTTGTCGGGTATTGTTAATCCCGCAATAGCTTTATCGTCGAGTATAGCGTACAGAACAGTCAGTACTGAGCCAGATGCTTTGTCAATTTCATTTATTACAAGGAGCTTGCCTTCAAGCCACGCTCTGATAGCAACTCCAGGCTGAAATACGAACTCCTTGCCCTTGGGAACCCACATTCCCAATATCTCTGAGACTGAGGACTCTTCATTAAGAGTGACTGAATAGTACTCCTCGCCTTTGTCTGTGGCAAGTTTGCAAGCGTTGTAGGTTTTGCCTGTGCCCGGTTTGCCGTACAAAATTGACCTGTGAACAGCGCCTGCCTTAGCGACCTTACCAAAGAGATTCCAACCATTTATTTTTGTAGCCATTGTTCTGACCGTCCTTACCTTCAATCCTATGTTTTTAACAGCCCTCAGTAAGTACGACCACTATAAATATGTTACGGTTAGAGTGGGGCAAACAACATCCACTCTTTAAAGGTTAACCCTTTTTCTGGACTTCAATTCTGCCATCTTGCCAGCATTCCATTTATCATGAACTACTCCATCCTTTACAGTGCCTACAACCGAATAATATCCTGTAATTCTGGAGTATATTACTAAGTCGTTTGAACCACACGATTCACAATGAGTATGAATGCCATTTAGCATTTTTTTGCAGTTGGAACACTGTGTCATGTCTTTAGTGAAGGCCACATACCCAATGTTCGTGTGCTTGAATACGTTCATGGCGAAGTCCATTAATCCGACTGGATTTGGTGACTCTTCTCCTAGCCATATGTGGGTGATTGCTCCACCATCAATTAAAGGCCAAAATTCATTTTCCAATGCAAGCCTTTCAAACAAACTGATATCTGCTCCAACTGATGGAGCAAATCCATTGGAGTAGAACACTGGAAGATTTCGGGTAGAGTGAGCATTTCCAATCGCTGTGACATAGTCACCCTTAACAATGTTTGTAGCCATTTTATCATACACAGTATGGAACATGTCAGAAACAGCGAACCTTTGGCTAACAGTTTCGGCAGGTGTACGCGCAAGCACGATTTTCATACCGTGTTCTTTACTTAACGTTTTGCAATATATACTCATTGCTTGGAGCACCTTTTTACCTAATTCAACCGCATCTCGACTCTCATGTAACTCTTTGCCTACGTGATATTGTACCATTTCGTTTAGTCCAACAATTCCAATCTCATACACAAGGTTATCGAAATCAACGTATTTAGATCCAAGTTTTCCTGTATTGGGGTCTATTGGAGTTTGCGTTAGGAATTGGAGTCTGTCAGAATTATTGATTATCATTTGACGCTTGATTTTGAATATTTCAGTAGCGATATCCATTGTTTTTAGAATGTTCCGAATCAATTGTTCATCGTTATGATCGGATTTGTACGCGTGACGTGGGAGATTTATACTGATAGCTTGCATGCCTCCCAAATCAAAATGTTCTCCATTGCGAAAGTTTAATCGATCTTCAAACAATGAGTCCTCGTCGCGTGAAGTTGAAAACGAAAAACTACAGCATTGCATGCACGCCACCGACTCCTCTGCCTTACGATATTCTGGTAACATATTATCGAAGTAGAGTGTACCGTATTTAGATACGACTTCGAATGCCATTTCATACAGTTCTCTGTAGCTAGGGGCAGTTTTTGTCATCTCGGAATCGATTAAAGGAATACTCCAAGTTTCTTCGTCAACAAACTTTTTTTCAATTGCTACTTCTACCTTCGGAAACGGAAACAACCTACCATGGTAGTCACCCTTTAAGGAAAGTTCCATAAAAGCTTTAAACATTAATCGGACTTCTCGTTCAAATTCAGAGTATGTACGACGCGATGTACCATGCGTTCCATCCCACACTTTGCCTTTAAATACTATCGGAGCGTTTTCTAGAATTTTAGGAACTCCAGGATTCAGATTAATCGAGCTGAAGCAGGGTTGTCCTCCCCTCGATACATACATTTGGTTGAGTTCGTACACCATCATTTGGCACAATTGATGAATTTCCTCGTAAGATTTACCTTCCATATAAGGAGCGAGGAAAACTGTGCCATGGAGCAATCCTTGTCCTCCGGAATTCTGAGTTTGTCCCATTCCCATTACTTTTGTTGCTTGCAAAATAGCAACGGTTGCATGTTGGGCAGGGCCAGCTGCCACCGCTTGAAGTCCTGTGCCGTCTGGCTTAAACCCATAGTAAAAAGTGTATCGAAGGTCCCATGATTTACAGAATGGTCTAGTCCCAAAGTACTCTTCGTCGTGAATATGAAGGTCGCCTGATAAATGTTTCTCAATTAACTCTTTTGGTAGCATTCGATTGTACCAATTTTTCGAGGTCTTGTCTGCTACAATCTTATGGGATGTCTCTGGAGATGGTGTTAAGTTTGCGTTGTCATAATCAGAACCTCCTTTTATTACATCGTAAAATTCCCTTGCAGGCATCCCAACGCGTGACGCAGCTTTAGCCAATTCACATTGGCCGTCCTTTACAAGGATCGAAGTGACAATTCCTCGTATTGTGTCAGAGCTAATTGGATCTTCTCCAAGCTTGATCACTTGGTGTTCTGCACGTTTCGCAACGTTTTTCGCGTCCTCTAGTGTGAAATTGATCGCAGGATAAAAATGACGCGCAAAATCTACATCTTTCATGAGTTCTGATATAATTGCGTTTCGATCCCATGGCAACGTATGTTCGTCAGAGGTTTTAACGTAAGGCAAAGTCATGTAATGTTTTCTCCTAAAAAATCGTGCCCACGCCAAAATTAAAACGTGGGTAATATACAGTCAATTTAGTAAAGTTTTAAAAGTTTATTCTTCGTTACGCAAAAGTTCCACGAAGGCCCGATTCTTCACGACCATCGCGTCCATGTCGCATAGGTGTTGTGCTAGAGCTTCGCCTTCGAGCAAAACACCGTCAATATGGACTAAAATCAAGCCGTCTCGTGTAAGTTCGTTTAGAGCTTCTGCTTGTGATGTACTCTCTTCGATGTAGTCAGTTAGAGCAATCAGTTGATTATCAGTTTTAAGTTTTTTAACCATTGCGTCAAAATCGAGTACAGTCATTAGTTGGTCTTCATAGAAGTCGTACCATTCGATTTGAGCCATCACATTGCCTCCAGTAATCGTACATCCGACATTCTATAGATTACTTGTACGTATGCGCCGCATTCTTCACATTCGTATATTTCTTCCAAGCAAACACCCATTGGAGGATGGTTGTGGTAGGTTGCGTCCGCCCTAATTATTAAGTATTTGCAACTGCACTTAGGACACACTAAATCCATACAATCTCTGTCATGACGCGTCATGAATGCGTCCATTGCATGCAGTTCTTCTTCGTCAAGTGGAGCGAACTGCTCTAGTGCTTTGTTCAATTCTTCCTCAGTTAGTTCTTTGCCAAGTTGTTCTTTATCATTTGTCATTTAAAGCCACTCCATATCTTGTGCTACAAGTTTGTATATAAGGCAACTTTGTTTCCTAACAATTATTCGTCTGAACTTCAATCTAAATGGTTTGCCCTTTTGATATGCACGTAGTATAAGCGAATTATGATGGCAATCTGAATTCACATTGTACAAAAGTAAATCATCAAGTGGAGTTTTTACAGTGAATTTGCCATCAACTTGCTCGCGAAACGCACTCATCGAGTACGGGTCAGGGTCAGAATGTTTAGTGATTTCCCATGACTCCACGTCAATATCATCTTCAACCATCAGTGACCTCCAATAATTCAATCAAGTCTTGTGCATTCTTTATACGGTGAATAGCTGCACAATCTATATTGTACGGACGCTCAACCAACACCACATGCTCATATGAATCAAATTTTGGGTAGTCGTCCAGTAGAACGACCTCATCCGAAAGATATTGTAGCTTTTCGTTTGGAGCATTAACATAACGTACAGTAAAGGGTATTCGAACGTTCGATCTGAGCCATACGTCAGTATGAGGTCTCCACTTTTCCGGTTGAGCGGATAAAAATTCTACCTCGTTCATTCGAGTATTCACAACATGCATTAGATCGGTTGGAGGCGATGTACAACACAATTCTGGCTCACTATCAACTATTTCGAATACAGTGCACCCTGACGAGTCTGCATCATTCCAACAGAGAGCTTCTCGTCCTAACGCTCCAATCGACAAATGACGAACCACTCCATCAATATCGAACAGAAATTTAGTCATCCAGAACCTCTAGATTTCGTATCCTCCATCATGCGACGCTCTAACCGAATCATTTTATCATTCACAAGATTTTGTAAATGTTTATCGAAGTCTCCCATAAAATCTTTGCGCGCTATTAATCGAAGTTGTTCAATACATATTATGACGTCCGCCAATTCTTCGATTATATTAGCGGACTTGTAATGCGTATGACTTCTTCTGGATTTGATTATTGCTTTTGTAAGTTCGCTCATTTCTTCTATAAGAATATCGGTTTGAGTGTCGTCTCCGTACAAATATATTGCTTGTAGCAACGATTTTTCTATTATTTCTATATGTTTCATTACAATCAGTTCACTCAATTTTCAATCTGTCCGCTATTGTTTCAAGTGCCCATTTAATCCGCACAGCACACACATCACAAAAACCTAACTTTTTCACGAGCTGACACACGCTGTGTGGAGGCCCTTCATACCATTCAGCACCTCTCATATTGATCTTGTAAACATCGCGTTCTTTTTCGATAAGCTTTCCGCAGCCATCACATTTCCAGACTTTGGCTTCGGGCATACTATGCACTCCGTTCAACTGTTGTTTCACTACCAACAACTTTTGTAGTTGGCTTGCTCGAACGTTTGCCTTTGGGCTTTCTGACCTTAGCTCTAGTTTCTGACCTATTCATATCAATCTAGTCCTCCAATAACTCTACTCAATCTTAATCGTACCATTCACTTAACCCGACTTCGTGTGGCCCATCTTTTTCCATTTGACGCCATATCTTTGCCACAAGCGTTTTAATTTGGTCATCAGTACCTGTTATATATAGTCGCGTATCTGTTCCGATTATTTGAACGTCAACTTCAGGAAATTTAGTCTTGTTCGTTACATTAATATTGAGGGATTTATTCATTCTACCAACTCCGCGTCTCCGTTATAGCATGCGCGACACCAACGTTCCCTGTGAAGGACTTTCACGACGCGTTTTGCTCCCTTCTGACAAAAACTCACGGTCTTTTCGAAGTACGAATCGATTAAAGCTTCGCCACAATGCACACAATGTAATATATAAATCACGTCCCCAAGTTTAGGTTATAAAAACGGCATCCTTTAGTACGTTAGAGATGTATTTATAGTTTACGCTACATTTGAACTAGCTCTTAAGCGTAACGTATATATTGTGGAGAGGTACAAAGCATAACGTATGAAACCTGAAGAATGCACTATAAGAACGCGTGTAATTCTTGCCACAACTCTAAACAACAAAGGAAAAACATGGGGATCTTTAAGAGATTATGTAGGTGAAGCTGGAACAATAACAAAACCAGATCCTGATCTCATGGTACATTTTGACTCAGCACCTTGCCCACTATACGTTGATCCAGAATGTCTTGTAGAGTGGAGTGAAGTCGCTGCGTTCAACTACAAGAAAAATAATTCGAGGTTACCATCGTTCTAAAAATTTTTTCGTTTTCGTAGGCAAATTGACCAGAGCATCTTGAGGAGTAGCATATTGTTCTTGTAATTTTTTCACACCTTTGCTTCCGACGTATGGTAATTGTACGAACAATTCTGTGGGAGTTTTGCACTTCAGAGCGGGCCTCGGTTCACCAAGGCTAGGCAAATAATTGTGCAACAAAACTAATCGCTGAACTGATTCTTCTAACCCCATCGTGTAGTACACACAAGTTCCAAGCTCCTGCTGATGCATTAAAAAATTACTGAATGTTTTATACGACATAGAAGGAACTAAACTTGTTCCTCTTGGGAGGTAAATTACACTATCTCGTACGATGTAGTGTCCCTCCAGTAGAAGTGACGTCCGATCCCACGAGGTACGCATATGATGGAGTCGCGGCTTCAATTCTCGATACGAAGCACAAAAATCTGCTATACTTTTTCGCTCTATTCGCATATCATATGAACCATTGCTTAGATGGTAGTCTCCATAATCTAAGGCCTCTTCGCGAACCTCCGGCACATCTGGTAGCATGGCCAAAATTGAGTAAATTTGGTCTCGCAGTCTCTCCCGCGTATCGATAACGATGACCATTGGAGTGAGTACCTTTACAGAACAACACTGAAGTTCTTTTTGCCGTACAAACAATCGTACAATTTGCGCAACATCTTAGCAGCCTTCAAGCAATCGCTGGGTCTATAACATTCAGAATGCTTTGAAAACGCTTCAATAAACATTATAGCGATGTATAAAGCGTCGCTTAGAGGGAGTTCCTCCGATCGAATGATTGCTGAATCGGATAGTTCAGGCGGTTGCATACCGCACGTTGTAATATTTGCACAATTATTTTCCATTAAAGTACCTCGCAAAAGTCGAACTAAATAAATTGAATTGATTAAAAATTAAGTGCAAAGCATGCGACAACGATCAAATTATACCAAGGGCTGGTTTGAATCCATTGATCTGGTAAACTCCACGTAGTGTCTTATCCAATGTTCGTGAGAACGTTCAACACTACACAACGCTCGAAACGATCTTAGGTGGGGTCAACCTGTGCCACAAATTTTGTCTCACACACTTTGCACTATCATGTAGTCCTTTATTCAGAACCACAATGACTATGATTTATAAATCGTTGGACCAATTGAGCGATTGGATTTCCGCGTCCAACTTACCTTTGTCTCGCTCCAATTCCTTTATGCGATTGTTCAAATCCAACGCTTCAATAGTATCTTGGCTCAAAGCATCATGATATCTTTTGCCTTTGAGCATGCCCATCAATTTAGATAGTTCCAATCGAAGCAACTTCATTTGTTGGAGCTTAACATCTATACCGAGCTCGACGTTGCGTTTATTCAAACGAACTTTATAATCAATTAAATTGACCATTAAATATTTTATCTGGCCAGTCAGTTCGATCATTTTTTCTGCTTTATGATGAACAAAATCTGCGCGAAGTTTTGCCGCAACTGCTACATCCGTTCCATCAGGCAAATTGAATTCCTGTTGAACAACACTGTCCCTTTGCGCCATCAGGCGCATCATTTCGCCTTCAATGCGTTTGCTTTCTGCCAGCGCCTCACTTAACTTCATACACTCTACGTTGCGTTACGTTGTATTTATAGTTTACGGTCGATTCGAACAATCGTTGCGCAAAGTATAAATAGCAATATACTCTAATGTGGAGTTTATGTGTAAGTTTGTGGAATTCAGGAGCAAAATGCAATCCCACATCAAACGAATGACGCAAGATCCATCGTCAAGTCTGTTCGTTGTGGACATTGACAAAGACAAACTATGGAAACTATATCTTGATAGTTTTCCCGAAGGTGGCAACCCGATGTTCAGAACAAGAACTGAGCATGATTGTTCGACGTGCCGCCACTTCGTGAAGTCCTTTGGAAACGTTGTAACCATCAAGAACAATGATGTAACAACAATATGGGACGTTGACATGCTAGGTACACGGTACGAACCTGTTGTAAAAGCTTTGTCTAAATATGTCAAGTCTTGCCTTGTGTCTGACGTGTTCTTTTCGGACACTGCCCATATTGGCGTGGAGGAGAACTTCGAAAAGACCGAATCCAGCGTGCTTGCTTGGGAACATTTTCACGTGGAGTTGCCAAGTCGCTTCGTAAAAAGTCATTCGAGAGAAACATTAGGAACTTTACGATCTCAAGCGCATGCAACAAAGGACGTATTCAAGCGGTCCTTAGAAGAAATTTCGGAAGATTCAGTACAATCCGTTCTGGAGTTGATCGTTCAGAATAGCCTTTATAAAGGTGAGGAATGGAAAGGTCCATTAGAAGCATTCCTAAAGCACAAGAAAGTTTATGCAACCTTACCAGCGGATGTCAAGGACCTCTATGCCTGGGAACAGTCGCAAATAGCAGGCCCAGTTGTTGGAAAAATCCGCAATCACTCGATTGGAGTATTGCTTGTAGATATTTCTAAAGGAGAGGATCTGGATCAGGCAGTTCGTAAATATGAAGCCATTGTTGCGCCTTCTCATTACAAACGCCCGAAGCCTGTATTCACAAAAAAGATGTTAGAGGAGGCCGAACAAACTATAACAGAACTTGGTTATATCAAGTCGTTAGGCCGCAGACATGCTGTCTTGGATGACATCACTGTGAACAATATACTATTCGCTAACAGAAGTATTACCAAATTAACGACGGGCAGTGTATTTTCTGAAATGGCAAAAGACATCCGAGTGTCTCCGAAGAGTTTCGGTAAAGTTGAAGAAGTACCAATCGAGAAGTTCATATCAGAAATTTTGCCAACGGCCCAAACTATAGAAATATTGTTGGAGAATAAGCACGCTCCAAACTTAGTAAGCTTAATTGCTCCAATTGATAAAGATGCCCCCACGATGTTCAAATGGCCCAATGGCTTCTCTTGGTCTTATTCAGGCAACATGACTGATTCGATGAAACAAAGAGTTAAAGCTCTTGGAGGTAATGTAGAGGGAGCCCTACGATTTTCAATCCAGTGGAATGATGTCAAAGACAACGAAGATGACCTCGACGCGCATTGTATCGAGCCAACCGGAAATGAAATATACTTTAGAAACAAGGCTCCGTACAGACATCCATCGTCTGGTATACTGGACGTGGATATAATACGACCATCACAACAAGCACCTGGTGGAGTGGCCGTTGAAAACATAACGTGGAGTCAGATTGACCGAATGTTCGAAGGCACATATAAATTCTTTGTGCATTGCTACAATCATCGTGGAGGGAAGTCTGGATTCACTGCCGAAATTGAATTCAATGGTCAGATTTACTCTTTCGCATACAACCAACCTCTCAGACTAGACGAAAAAGTATGTGTGGCTGAAGTAACATTCAATCACAAGACAGGATTCAGCATAAAGGAATTGATATCGTCGAGTTTAGCATCCCGTAAACTGTGGAATCTTGACACGAATCAATGGCACCCTGTATCAGTTGTGATGATGAGTCCAAACTATTGGGGCAAACAAGAAGGTATCGGTAACAAACATGTGTTCTTTATGCTCGATGGATGCAAGAATCCTGAACAACCTAATGGATTTTTCAACGAATTCATTAAGGAAGATCTACTCAAGCACAAGCGAGTGTTTGAAGCGTTGGGCACAAAAATGCGCGTAATTGAGTCAGATGATCAATTATCTGGTATTGGATTTAGTACGACTCAGCGAAATGAAGTATTGGTCAGAGTAATTGGCCATGTGAGCAGAGTAATAAAGGTTATCATTTAGAGAATTTAAAGGAGACATGTAGTATGGAGATTGAAAGAATGTTCGAAAAGGCGACACGTGAAAAGACTAGATTCCCTTACAAAGGGTTACTGTCTGTAGAAGATTTGTGGGATCTGTCCGTTCAAGAACTTGACAAAATATACAAAGTACTGAGTGCAAAGCTCCGAACATGCAAAGAGGACAGTCTTTTGGATACGAAGAATGGTCCCTCTGAGGAACTTGCATTCCAAGTAGCCATTGTGAAGTACATCGTGGGTGTCAAACTTGCGGAAATGGCTTCGAAAGAACAAGAAGCTGAAAAGAAATTAAAGAAGCAAAAGATAATGGAGACCATCGCGAAGAAGCAAGATACTGACTTAGAAGGCAAGTCAATAGAAGAACTCACAAAGATGGTAGAAGGCTTATAATCAGAGCCTTCCCTTATTTTTTTATCGAACGCACTAGCGTAAAGTATAAATTGGAGTATGCTTATGCGAGGTACATATGACATCAAGCAAAGGAGAGGTAACGTTACTTGAGTGGGCCATAAAGCTTGCCCTTGAAGCGCATGAAGGCCAAAAAGACAAAGTCGGCAGGCCGTATATATTGCACCCGTTGAGTGTTATGTTTGATTCGAGTCTCACAACCGACGAAGAGCGTGTTGTGGCCGTTCTACACGACGTTCTAGAAGATACAGATATGCCGGAGTCATACTTTGAGTATATTGGAATGACTCCAAGCCAAATCCATTCGATTAAATGCCTAACGCATGGCAAGGGCGAGCCCAACATCGAGTACTGGGAGCGTGTGTTGTCTGACCCAACAGGTGTCGCGAAGAAAGTCAAAATTGCGGACATAAAACACAATACATCACCAGAGAGAATGGAAGGACTCCCTCTAGAAGACGCACTACGAATGACTGAAAAATATAAAAAAGCGTTACAAGTGTTATGCAACAGATAAAAAATTAAATTTTCTCTTTTAGTGTCACCACAATTCGGGTGGTACACGAAGACTCATCAACACGTTCAAGCCGTCCGGTGAAACAACTTCTCTACAATAGGTATCGCTGCATTCGTCGTCGTGTCTGTTACCAACAACTCTAAATACTCTTTGTCGTTTGCCGTCCTTTTCACACAGAGCTAACTCTCCAGCAAAATCTCCAACGAAATCAATTCCGCTTGGCATTATCTGAGCCACTGGTTGTCCTGTGTCGAAATCTTTTACCATACGATGGACGATTAAGAGGTTCGCGAAGTTTTGAATTTCATTTACGTCAGATTGCATCGCTTGTGTGATTCTGCCCCACTCTTGCTGAATTGGCCACTTCCTCTTATTTTGACGAATGTACTCCAACAAGGCAAATACTCTCCATCTATATGAGTCGTCCAAAACAAGCCAACATTTGCCAGCCTTTGCAGGTTCAGACTTCAAGCTTTCAGCGTACATTTGGGCGTCTTGTAGAGCGAGCTTAAATTCGTCCCACGTTTTGACATACCTATACTGCTGTTGGATGTCGAACCCTGTGACCTTGCGAACACTAAAATATGCTTCCCCAACAGAACGTTGTGGTAAAATTTCCGCGTGCCCATAGCTCATGGCAACTTGTGCAAAATCGATTACAAAAGCGTTTGGGAAAGTCGCTGCTAACGTTGACTTGCCAGTTTTCGTCATGCCCCAGATCGACCCCAACAATGGGTATTGTATACTCGAACTCATAAAATCTCCAAAAAAAATTAATTATACTGAAAATTCGTCACCGACAGGCACAGTATGACTATCAGGGGCGTCCTTTAATTCGGTTTGGAGTTCGGCCCAAGTCATCGTTTCGAGTGCGATAAGAGCCGTTGAAGTACGCAACATTAAGTCCTTATCATTTAGTCCTGTTTCTGATAGTCTTGTTTTGACTATAGCAACAACTTCTGCTTCATTTGAAGGGTCGCTTAATTTGTAGTGGTCCATTTCATCTGATACTTTGTCTATATCGAGTCCGAGAGTCTCTGCCAAAACTCTTAAAGAGTGTCCAGCAACTGCTTCAAATATCATGTAATCATACCGTCCATTTAATCAAAAATACCGTGGGTATAGTGCCACGTCACTTGTTCGAACGCGCATTCTATGCAAACTTCAGTTCACTCTATGTCTTCAGGAACCATCAGAAGCTCGATTATTGCGTCGGCTTTTTCGGGAGACACTACAAACTCCGCGCGAATCCCGTCCGGCCCTTCAATTGTGATAGTATTACAGTCACAACAATCGCAATCAATACCAGCCTTAGCACATTCGATATCGATTAGAGTGTCGAGTGCATCTGCTATTCGATCTAGTCTCGATTCGATTGCTTCATTCGATGTTGAGGTAAGTGCTTCTGCATAAGCAAGTATTGGGCCTATTGTTTCTGGTTGTTTATCACACATATGATTCAACTCCTAAAATATAATGGTTGGGTGGCTCTACGCCACCAATTCAATTTATTCAAACCCGAAAGTCTTGCCGCCGTCCTTGGAGTAGACTGTACCGGAGGTGCGAACCTCATTCCACCAGGTCTGTGCGACATTGTACTCAACGCCAAGCTCCCCGCTGTTCATTATCTTGATAATCGAACTGACAGATTGTCCTGTAGAGTTAGCCTTCAGATAAGCGACTAACTTTTGAGCGCCTTCGCTTAGTTCTTTCCGTTCGGATACGCCCTTAGGAGCCATATCCGCGCGAACAATCGAATCGACGTCAAGCTTGCTAAAGTTGTTCTTGCCCTTAGTGATGAACGCAGAGAATTTGTCGCCAGGCTTCATTATATCGATTAGTCTGAAGGAGTCGGATTCCCCTGGGACATAACCAACAGCTTGCTCAAGGAACGCTAAGAGTTTGTTCGAAGCGCCGCCGCTCTGCGTCATCCAAAACTGGGTATCGTACAAAAACGGCGCGCCTGTTTCAACTTCTCTGAACTGGAAGGCCACACGATCCTGTTTTAGAGGCTTTTTTTGGGCGTCCTTGCCGTCTCTTGCTTGGAAGTAATCTTCCGGTACATACTCGTAACCATCAACTACAGCCTTTTGTTCGGATGTAAGGGAAGCGTACTCTTTGCCTGCAACCTCTTTAGGCATGTTCTTGAGCCACTGGACGACTGCCTTCTCACGCTTAACGTCCGTTAGTTCGATTGTATATCGTTTGCCTTCCTCAAATTTTGAGCCTCCTACGACGATCGGCTCTTCCCACATACTTACGCTCATGTGTAAATACTCCATATAATTTAGTCAAATATTGTAAGAGCACAAAGAACGTTCGGAAATGAGCCCTTGGAGTGAGTCATTAAACGAAGCGTCCAAAACAGTCATTCTAATGCCTTACGCACTTGACATCCTCTAGTAGGTTTAAGTCATATTTATAGTTTGTGGTCCGTCTGTTCAAACGTTGGTCAACTCCATTCAAACAATAAAGTATAAATAACAATACTACGTTGTACGTGGTATGTTAGAAAATCTATACGACTGGTTGCCATATCCATTGCTTGTGGCGAGCCTCGCATTGGCATACTTTGAATACAAGCGCAAAGGATACGTTATGTGCGCGGTAATGTGTGGATGTGCTTTGCTCAACGTTGTCACAATATTGATCAAATGGGGCATACCTTAGTTCGCATATGAGTGTGATTTAGGTGGCATTCACTACAATATCGTTTGTTTTGACTGTAGTTGCTGCATTCATGTTGGCTATTTATGCACAGAACGAAAATATTCCATATGCAGCATTTTGTATCATCGTACTGATATTCGAAACATTGAACTTCCTCGGAGTGATTTAATCTCATGTCAATCGGACCGACTACCTTACAAGAAGCGTTAAAAATGATCGAACGACAGTTTGCTCAACTAGATATCTTGAGCCAGCGCATCGGACACCTCCAGTTGAGTCTAGACTACCATCGAACAGTTGATGCAGAGCTATGGGAAAAGCTACACGCTGAATCTCGTACGTGGCCCGAACCCATTCAAACTAAGTATTGGAATCTTGTGGCCAATGGAACACCCGACGTAATGGCACGCATTCCACCCACAACAACCGCAAATCTGCGCTACAAAATACAACTTCTAACTGACGAGGTCGAATCAAAAGACAGAACAATCGATCAATTGAAGAGGGAACTCAAAAAAGAATATGCTCGTCGCGCGCCTCACGAAGCAGATCAAATTCTGGAGGAAACTATGCACAGAATCTTAGGGAGGCCATTCGCATGACGCCACCTGTAATAACAATTACTCCCAAACAAAGGGAACGGATGAAAGAATCATTGCGCAAAGCAGTACGCCAAAGAATACAAGAAATTAGGCAAACTCAACCTGAAATGCATCCGAGCCTTCTGGAAAACACAATCATTAGATGGTTAGAAGTATGCCTTGAGCGAATAAACAACAGCGATATGAAAAAGTGATTGCATGATACGGTATGATAAAGAAACTAAGACTGTGACAATGGACCTAGTGGATTTGGAGCACTGTGGCTTCGACCATGATGTCTATCGTGGTGAACTCTTCCTTCATGGGCTCGATGAAACTGATCCAGACCTTCAGTGGCCCGAAAAGATAATCGTTAACTTCAAGTCAGGTGCTGTACGTATATGTCCAACAAAATCTTAAAAACATTAATCGAATTACTCCTGTACATGGGATGGTCTGGAGCTTGCATATACTTTTTGCTCGCAAATTGCGTTATGTGGAGCATAGCTATAATGTTTGCTGGATACGTTGTGATGGGAATTCACTCAATATATTGTAATCGCAAGGAAGTGTAATAACAATGAATGCTTCAAGTAAATCTTTGATCGGATCAACAGTATCTTGTGTTGAATTTACACATGATGGAAACATAAAACAACTCCGTATTGTCACTAAGGATAACGTCGAGTATGTAGTGTTCCCTGTAAGAGGTGGTGAATTGGACATATGTTAGATGATCTAGTTGACGTAGGCGCGATATTTACAATCGTTGCATTTGGCATAGGATGGTTCATATCAATCCTGCTATGTGGTATGATCATAGAAGGGTTGATTAATGGAACGTACCAATTCCATATGTATGACTTGATATCGTTAATTTGGGTTGGAGTTGGATTGCACGTAGCAAAGGATATTCCATCCGATGGTGTTGAATATTTTACATCACCTAAAGATGAATTGCCGAAAGATTTAAAGGAGATTAAAGTATGTCACAACCAGAAATAATCAGGTTATTTGATGAACAAAGGAGAGCCAAAGCTAGGTATCACGAAAAGCTAAAAAATATCACGCTACAAGACATTCAAGAAATAGTATACATGCTACAAGAGTTAGGCTATACACCTGAGCCCATGGGACGCATAACGTGCTGGAGAGGTAAAGATGGTGGATTTTTATTTATACCTTCAATTGATGACCCAGCAAAAAGAGAAACAATTCCAAAAGACGTAGGAGACATTCTGAACTCAGTATTAATCTATTTGGATACAAACGACGAGTTATGATTAAATCGGACCACAACTTATTTAACCTAGTACGTACTATAGAGCACTAGAGGTTGAATATGATGTCGTGTGATACAAAAATGCCTGTTCCATACGCATTGGGAATAAAGGTTGGTCAAAAGTTAGGCCACGCTCTGGTAAACGTAGAAAACAGACCACTAAAGTTAGGTTGTGACGAGGACGGCATGCTTTATATTATGTCTGAAAAGAAGCCCACGAAAGCCGAAATATCTCATGCGTTGAGCTACATTTCGGGATTCGTAGATTGCTTCAATTCGACCTAATCACTAATTTTATTCTTTATTCTATGTTATTGTTATCGTGATGCTGCCAGGCTCGATGCGCTGATCTTCGTCCAAATTGATAATCTGGCCGAACGAACTTATCGTTGTGCTGTTGCCTGTCACGACGCATGAAGTTATCTGATCAATGCCATCAAATGCTCTGCCTGTAGCATAATCGACAAAAATATATTTTACGAGGTCACTATACTCTAAATCTTCGCCAATGGTATAAGCATCTAGAAAATCTGTTAGAGAGGATTCTATGTTAGCAGCAAGACCAACTTCTGGCGTTGCAGTATCAACAATTGCAACAGTAACATTTGTTGATACCATGCGTGGAGTGACGTACAAGCAAGGATATGTTCCCATGCCCATGAGCAAATCGTATGTTGAAGTCCCGACGTAGGATATTCCATTTATTTCGACAACTCTATCATTCGGGTCTTGTAGTGTAGCGATTACAGCACTTCCTGCAATCGTTCCCGCTGGAATAGTACACGTTCCTGTACGCGACCGTGCTAGGTGATCTGTATAAGTTATTGTCATTGATTCTTCGGCTAGAATATGAACGGTTGGCCTAACGTATAAAAATCCTCCGGCACATACGGACAATTCTACATTAATTCCGCCAGATATACTTGCGCCCAATACACCACGTGCAACTACTCCCGCCGCAATATTTTCTTCAATACATGCAGCAACATCCGTATCAGTTGAACCAATGCCTGTAGTCGTGTCTACAACAATTTCAACGTCCCCTGGAGCTCGCGTATATGTGTGGGCTTCAAGTACAGTTTCCAAATCCGTTAGATGTTGTTCGATCAGTTGTTGGGTGGCTCGGCCAGGCACAAGCACAGCGTATATATATCTTGCACGTAAATCATCATCGGATTCTTCATCTGTGCCTCCTGTATAGCTGGCAATATTTTCCACAAAATCCACGCCATCAATACTCACTGGTAATCTAGTGATAGAATATGCGGGAATGTTGCCATTCAATCCTGTACGCATTGAGCGTGCAGCCACTACAACACTACTATCGCCTATTCCTATAGAGCCTACAGCAGTTGTTTCGAACCACAAATAATCTCCGTTGTCTGCTAGTGCGATGGCCTGCGTACCTGTAGGAATAGTCACGACAGCGGCTGCGGGCAAATTCCGTCGGAAGGTAATTGTTCCGACCGCTTGAGTGCCTGCTTGTCTGCCTGCGGGTAGTCTGTCAATTATCACGGCGTCAAGATTCTCGCCGGTCGCCGTCAACGGATTTATCGATTGAACTTCAGAATCGATGGACTCTTCGAGTAGTTGAATCTGTATTGCCAGCGTTTCATTGAGAACTGACAAAACACTCAGAGGGTTGTAATCTCTCAGCCGTATATGATGACTCATTTGATAACTTTTTAATTCATTTTTTATCGTTTCGATGGATCTTATGTCCAAAAATAATCCTCCTAAATGAATTTGAATGAAATAAATATGAGAAAAAAGGAAAACGAAGGTTATATTAAAACCCTACCACACCGAACCGAAACACACCGAACCTCACCATACCAAACCCCAACCTACCACGCCGCAACGTACCGGATATCTCTCTTATGCAGAGAGGATAAAATCTAACGTTGAATTAAAGTTTTGAGTATTGTTTATGGTGGAATAATTCATTCTGTATACTTTATATCCTTCGTTTCGCAAAATTCTATCTCTAAAACGATCCCTTTTTCGACTCTTGCTACTGTCATGGCAAGGACCGTCAACTTCAATCACTAGATGTTCTCCAACAAGAAAATCTAACACAAATCCAGACCTCGTGGGAACTTGCTCCAAAAATTGAATGTTGCGAGACTTCAATGCCTCGCGAACAATCAATTCTAGAGATGTCGGTTCACAACATCTGACTAATGAAGCCATACCTTACCAAACCGAACCAGAATGATTAGATCTCCTTTAGTCGGGAGATTCTTCGAATTTTGTGACTTCAAAACGACCAAATCTTGGTCTCATTTCTAACAAGCCTTTGTACTTTCCGGCAGATTCCAGTATTTCGCGTATAACTCTGCCACCACCACTGCTGTCTAACCAAAGTGAATCATTTACAACGATTGTAAATTCCACAGACCAATTTTCGAATTTGGGGCGAGCTCTTATAATTCTGGATTTCTGTACGACAACAGGACGCAAATCCGTTACGTATCCGTCTGATTGAAGAATTGGCATCGTTGGTTCGATATCGAGTCCTGAATCAGTGTATTGTTTGAATGTCTTTTTGCCTTTGCCAGGAACTTTGTAGTCACTTGCTGCAGCTTTCATACACGCCAATATGCATTCAGATGGAACAACTATACTACCAGATGAATCCTTATACAAGGATAATTCAACTTCTTGTTCTGCAGTCATTCTGTCGCCGCGACCAGATTTCTCTTGCATCATAACGCGAGTTGAATGCATGACAAGAGGGCGCGTGCCGCGAATTCCTACATTAAAACGTTTCGAAAGGGTGTTCAACAAAATCACCGTACTTGAAACGTAGTTCTATTATTTATAACTTTTGGTCAAACTGTTTATGACTTTAACAAACTATAAATAGCATTAATACGTATTAGAGGCAGTAGGTGTTCAGATGACTCATACGTCAGTGCTTGTAATAATTCCAGCTAGCAGCACACAAACTCTGGAAGACGTTATGCATCCTTTCGAGATACTTGGAGCAAACATGGACAACGAGGAAGCAAAACTTGACTCCAGAAGTTGCAAAATTGTGGATGATGATGGTGAAATCTATTACGATAATCCGAACGGAAAGTGGGCAGAGTATGAAGTAGGCGGCAGATATCGTGGATACTTTATAACGAAGGTTGTAGTGTTACGCAACCTCCAATTGACGTCTAATGGCTCAGATGAAGTAGCTATTGACCAGTTACCTTCAAAGGTTGTTGTAGAGAGTTCATTTGCTCCATTCGACCTAATCGATTGGGATTCCATGCTCCAGAGATCCTATGAAGATTGTCTCAAATCGTACGATATGTGGTGTGAAATGATCGAACGACATGGCGACTCTGACGAAGCCGTACAATCAATTCGCGACATGTCTGGAATTCAGGAAGGTGACACATGCGAATCGTATGCACAAAGAACTGCCAAAGTGCATCCAACATACGCTGTATTGAAGGGTGGAGTATGGCACGAGAACTGGCATCATGGTGAGTACAAGCCAGAAGAACAATGGCAGTCAGAATTTTACCAGTTAGTCATGACGTGCAGACCAGATGACATATTAGTCGTGGTTGACTGCCATCGTTAGATGTTAAACAAAGTATGGAGTAGATTGTATGTTGAATCCTCAGGAGTTAGAATTACTCAACGGATTGTTGAATGGAGCTCAGAACGCCTCCCTCTATTCGTATGAGGTGGCCGTTCGAGGCACAGCAATGGACGGAGCAGCTAGTCTTGCTTGTAACGCTTTGTCTTTAGTCATAACGTTAATTGCCGTTAAATATTTGTGGCAATGGCTGTGGAAAGAAGGCGAAAATGATGGAGATTTTGCAATAATTGCAATATTCATTGGTATCATTGGATCGTTTTTTGCATATGCCATTATAGCATCAATTGTATGGTCAACTTTACACGACCCAATGCTTGCCATACTCGCTCCCGAATACGTTGTTATCAACAAAATATTAGCAGCTGCGGCTCAAGTTGCTCACTAACTCCATTTTTCCACTTTTTACCCTGTAATCGAGTAAACTTCGGCCAACTGTGAGCTAATATTAAGCAAATCGTTATCACTAAAAAGGAACGTTAATGATTCGTCACCTAATTTGACGTCCACGCTAAAAGTCCTATTGTCACTGGAGAGCTTGCAACGTACACTCTTAACATCCAATTCAGGAAATGCAACTGCTAGGTCTGATGCTAGATACAATTCCAATGTTCTCGCTGTAGTTGACGTTGCTTTGTTATGTAAAAAATCGTATAAACAACAACCTACTGAAGGGTCAATTCGTTCGCCTTTGGGCGTCGCTAGCCACATAAACAACCGTTGACGATAGTTTGTAACATCATCTGGAGTAATGGCAATATCTCCGGTAAGGGTGGTTACTAAGTCCAAGTTGCTGTGACACCTAACTCTGCCCGCTCCCATTGACATATTTGTGAGGAGGTCTCCACCCTCTCCACTAGAAATACTATAAACGTACATTTAATCACTTCGCACTAAGCAAGCTTTGTTCTAGCAGAATTACACGTTGTTCGAGGCGTTCAATCGTTCCTTCTTTTTCAGATAAAGTTGCGTGGAGTTGTTGCACTGCTGTTGTTAAAATTGACACCATATTCCCGATGTTGCGGCCAGGTCGCTCCACTCCTTCCTCATCTCGATACGTGGATTGTACAAACTTCGGTAGAGTGTCGTGATCAATATTGCCATCCACATCAGATGATATTGTTTTTACTGCCTCTAGAGCGTCCCCAACGAAGGCTTCTGTTCGATCAGTAAAAGTTAGAGCGGAGCAATCGGAGGCCATCCATACATTCAAATCGCCCGTTACTTTAAAGGCTGGCATGTACGCTCCGCCAACGAAATCAACTCCTGTCTCAAAAATAGTTGATCCGGCTGCCTGATAATTATTCTTGACAAGAAGACCATTCTTCCCAGAACTATTGACAGCATGATATATAATGCTGGCCCAATCTCCAGCAGGCTGTCCGGTAGAGTCTGCATTGGTACCAATTTTCTGAGTATACGTACCGGGAACATATATACCACCCCATCCATATATGATGAATATTGGGTCAATATTATGCGACGTTGGATTGTATTCATAAAACTGGAAGCCTCCCGTGATACCACCAGAACGAACGTTCACGAAGTCAGTCTCACCGATTCCAGCGGTTCGATTCCAGCCTGCAAAGAGTCCGTGATTGCTAAAGCATCCTGAGAAGTCATTACCGAATTGACCAGGATCGAAATTCGGGAGTTCAAAGTTTGGCAGGCCTGTACACTCTAGGTCTGCGTCCACAACAACTTGTCCTTTTGACGCATCTGATGTACCTTGGAGAGTGAGTTCGCCGTCGATTGCAGTGTCACCACATAGAGTTTGACCTCCAGTCACGCCTCCAAGTTTAGCATAATCTGATTGAACGTTCCCGATGTCCGTTAGCATCTGATTTACTGTTGCTGCAAGATCTCGCATATAATTGTCCTCATGATTCAGGTATATTTATTGTGTCGCAATTGAACGTACATACTGGAGCGGTGATTGTAACAATGGTCGGACTAGTTACGTCAATATCTCCCAAAGCACTAATCGAAACCGAACTAGATACATCATCGTTGGATATTGAGCAACTACCGTTCGAATTAAGTGAAGCTGAACAATTCGTTCCCTTAATCACAATTGAGCCATCCTCATAAATTCGTACATATGAATCAGGTGTAATATAGATCAGTTCGGCTTTAATCGTACCATGGGAGTCAGTATGAGAATCGTCATCTTCGGCTAGAACCCAAACTCTTGAGCCTTCCAAGTCGGACGGTTCTGAATGAGCATCAATTGAGCCTTTGGTGTTGTAAAAGATGTGACCCTTTTGATTTACATTGGATGTCCAATTTTCAATTTTAATCGTACCGTCATCTTTAAACCAATATTGCGAACCACAGTGGTGATGGTACCAATCCGTCCAAGCGGGCATTTCTGTAGAAATGGTTTCTCCGGGAGCGATTCCACTGGCGTAATGCTTAAAAAACGTTACAGCATCAGTATGTACGATATGATCCAGTGACGTACACAGGTCACAAAACTTTTCGTGCCCTTTAACACACTCAAATATTTGTATGAAGTCCCTGCTCTTATGGAACCACTTGGAGCATGTAGGCTTTTTTCCAATCCAATGGCCTCCAACCCTCACTTGTTTGAACTCATCGAATGAAGGAAGTTCGTGTTGGCAAAGTTTGTGGACTTCATCATAGCGAGCGTCCGTTACATTTGATGTTGGGTTAAATGGCGCTCTGCACACAGGCTTCATACTGTTCGAATGCAACGTGCCTAACACGATTGGCTTCTGATTAAGCAAAAATAATACGAGGACTAGATCTCCAACGCGCGGCATATACGGATGGCCATAACCATTACCTACAAGATCGTGTTGCAAAACAATACAGTACCGATGGAGTGGCGGATTGTCTTTATTATCTGGTTTAACGTTACGCACCGACACGGTCACAGTATTCCAGTATTTGGAGTCAGGCGACTCTCTATCAAGAACACCTGAGTGACCTTCGTCGTCGTAATCAACCACAGTGCATGGTTCAATTCTGATCAAACGTTCGAGTATTCTTGATACAGTATTACCCAACGAATTCATTAACAATTGAATCACTCCACGGGTAACGGCAACGGCCCAAAATACTTATAGTGAAATGCTAGCATTTCTAGTTCAGATGGAGTGATAAAGCGCCACTGAAACTTTCCATCACGCCCAATCCCTCTATACCGAAAAGTACCTGCGTTCCTTTCGTATTCGAACGTTGGATAATCTCTTGTTACGATTTGTATAAAGTCTGAACGAGTAATTCCCTCCGATTGAGTATATAGTTGCTTCAATTTATGCGATTGGATGGGATTAGCCATAGCGAGACCTCCAACTATTCATTTGTTGTTGGTATGTTGCATACTGTGATTGATACGTAGACTCCAAAGAATTTCTCATATCGTTCAAGGTGGGCTGTATACTTTCGGGTATCCAGTTTTCAGGCGCTTCATATGGAGGATTTACGCCACTGCCGTCATCTATAACGTAGTGCCACGTTCCATCCGAATTTCTTTCCATTGAATAATTTTGTTTGTTGTACGTTACAACCCCAGTTGCTGTTGGAGCTATTGGTTCTGTTGGTTTTGGAGGCTTCACGCCTTCTTCTGGAGCTGGTGCCGCAGGTTGCTGAGAGTATCGAGTGGCCGTTATGTTTGCGATCAAGCCCGCCGTGTTGTACTCTATAACTTTTTCGTTCACAACACCCATTACGCCATAAGAGCCGCCCTCTTCGCGCCCCAATCCCGGTATTGTATACATTATGATTGAGCGATGTGGAGGCACTATACCTAAAACTTTAGGCTTCATATTTGAATCAATATTCTGTGCATAATATTTAATCAAATTGTCAGATTTACCCTTTAGATAGTTGTCTGTATTGATTACAGGGTTTCGATAATTCTTTGCAGGAATTATCCCATAATCGCTTATGCTTTCGGGATCGTCTGAGAATTGCATTGGAGTTTGACTGCTTGGCACGCTCTCTTCAGTACTGCCTGGAGTGTAAATTGAACTCCCTGAAACGTCCACCTGATTTGCGGCTCCTTTCACCGTATAGTTGTCCCATGGCTCAATTACGTAAGGATCAAGCATACTCAGGCCATTCGTATAGTCATAGTCAACCAATTTAAGTTTCATTGGTTCATCTGACGGTACGAAGTAATCTATACCTTGAATATCACATATTGAAGCTATGATTTCGTCAGAGCTTTGTGCGGAATTATGATATTCTGGAACGGGCAACTTCACGCCATGTGTTTCGTCGATGATAGTTAACGAACTCGATGTACCATCAGAAACATTGTAAGCTAAATTCGAATCGTCGACAACTCGTTGTATTCGTTCAACTAGTGGCATATCCGACGGAAAGCTGTAGTCTTTGTTTGGAGAGGCGGCCAACTTCGCGCCCGAATCTTCAAAGTCAAGCTTACATATACTGTCATTTAGATAAATGGCGCTAAGAACGCCATAAAATCCTGGGTACTCAGTATGTACGATTTTAAGTTTTCCACTATCCACGACATTCTTGTCGACAATGTACGTTACGATTATGTAGGATTTGTCTGGAGTAAACACACCTGAATATTTTTGGTTCGTATTGCACAAGACTAATTCGAACGCGGCCTTTTCGCTGCCTTCAGTCGAATTTTTGTTTGGCTCTGACGTTCTTATTTCTTCTACATCTTGTGACACATCTACACCATCGATTTTTGTGACTGTCCAAATACCAACGCCTCCAACTTGTCCTTTATTCGGATTTGCAGGAGGTTCATTTGAAGGTGGAATCACAACAGGAACTGAAAGAGATTTTGGTTTGTCTTTTTCGGTAGGTCCTAAGTATTTTGCAATTAAATTTTTAGCTATAATTATGTCATTGGGATTAACGATTTGCAAAATAACTTTTCGCCAATTTCCACTTGCTTTTTGATCTGCTGTCAATTGATCTGATGTGCGATAAACTTTTTGCGTGTCACTGTACCATATATCTTCGGATCCAGTGTACGCTATGATTGCATCTGTTGGAGATACAACATTTCCCGTACCAGTACGTTGGTATTCTTGTTTTGAATACGTTACGACCCAATTGACAACCAGATCTTGCAAACTATAATCGGTCACTTCAATCCCTGCATTCAACTAACTTCATAGAAAATGACCATGTGTCGTCGTCTTCGCCTGCAGTTTGCTCAGCTTGCCCATCCTCTATATAAACGTAGGTACATTGGCGGTGGGCGGCCACAATTTCGTACGGCCCTGGATCATTCAAAAGTTTAAAGGCTTTGTCAGTATGATCTTGGTCTAGAGTTCTGAATTCTACATCAACTTCCCATAAAGTGACGCCAGAAGTCCGTTGGGTGCGATCCTTCCATCCCGGTATCTCGTGTCGGGTTATTCGGTGTGATTTTCTCCACTGAACCTTTAGAGGGTTTGGGTTTTTAGCATTCGGACTGGATTCTGGCTTTTCTCCTAACTCTAACGATCCTAACTTGAATCGAATAATTGGATGAGGAGAATTTACATTAGAGTCTCCGACCGAATCGTTCATCATGTCTTGCAAACTTGTGAGTACCATGTAACCAAAACCTATATATATTAATATAACGTTAAAGCGTAATGCCTACAATCAAAACGTAGTGCAAAATACAATTAAGATGCGATCATATAAAATGCGATATGATAGAATTGGATTTGATTGGATGCGATACGACCATTTGAGTCAAGACATGAGGTATTTACATGATAGAAATAATAGCTGAATGTTTGTTGGAAGGTACAACACCTTTGCAGTTTGGAAAATATGCAGGGAACGCAACAAAGCCATTCGAAGAGTGGGAACAAACTCATTGGCAAGATCGTGCACACTACGATTCCGACGGTAATGTAATAATACCACCCGAAATGTTTTCTAATTCGATCAAAGGTGCTGCAGGATACATGAGCAAGAAGGTTCCCGGTGAGCGAAACAAAACATTCAAGAAGAAGTTCGATGCAGCAATAATGGTCGTAGATCCTCTGGTACTTCCCATGAAAAAGGATGGATTGCGTCCAAATTGGCTTTATGTACCTGCAGATGGTAAGGTCGGTGGAAGCACCCGAGTATATAGATGTTTTCCTGTTGTGGATAAATGGCAAGGTACAGTTCGCTACAACATATTCGATGAAGTCATAACACGCGATGTTTTCATCGAACATCTCAAAACTAGTGGTATGTTTATTGGAATTGGAATGTTTCGACCAGAAAGACGTGGATGGTTCGGAAGATTCTCTGTCAAAAACGTTAATTGGTTGGTGAAAAAGTGACCAAATCTAAAAAATCAAAAACGAGCAAAGGACGTATGCCTTCAGCGGAATACGTCAAACTCCATACATATTTTTCAGATAAGCCTATGGGCAAATTCCTATCGTACAAGCAAATCGAAAACGACACTGAAATCGTTATGGATACTGATGGAAAAGATTTAATGCGTCGTGTATTGTACAAAATGGAAATCGAGTATCATTGCTACAAAGGAGATGGCATAGAATTGATTGGTGGCAAAAATGCCACAATCATCGTAAACAACAAATGGTCAAGGGCAGCCAGAGCCGCTGATAGAGGATTCAGAGCGTGCAATATTGCGTCCAGAATCGAACACTTGATGCCGGAATCCGACAGAGCACAGTTGTCTGTCAGACGTGGAATGCTTGGAACTGTAAAAACAATGTACGATTCATTACGATCTCCTAAGTCTGGTAGACATGAAAGTGGTGTAAGTTCAGTACCAATTAAACCAAAATTCGAATGATTGATTGCTCATATTTCAGGTGTTACAATGACATCCAGTATTGAAATAAGTCGAGATGAATTATCAAAATTGCGTGAAATTGGTCTCAAAATAGAAGAATTGACCAACATATACGAAGAACATGTAACAGATGATCATAATATACCAGGCATTATCGAACAATTGACATCTGTTGTATTAAAGCAAATTCGTGCCGATCTTACAAACTTTTATAGTGAGTTACGATCAAAAGCGCCCAAAGAATGGTATGGAGAAATCATCGAGGAATAAATTTAATATTTGACATTTATGCGACGAGATGAGATGAAACGTGATTTGATTAGATAAGATGGGATATAATTTGATGCGATGCGCAGTGTGTTGGATATTGAATTCATACCTCATATCCAACTTAGACTCCGAGTAGTGGAGTCATGCGTTCTGATTAGATAAGATGGGATCAGATACGTCGGGATACGATGAAATTTGATATATATATTGGGGCAAATAACGTAGTGTTACTTGCTCCAATGATCTATTGTTTTTTGTTTAGAAGCCGTGTTGCTGGCGCAGACCTTTTGCGATCCAGCCTTCCACTTCACGACGCATTGCGTTTTTATCGCCGCCCCACCCATTAAAGGTTGCATAAAAATTATACTCACGTTTGTTTGAGTCGCTTGATGCGTCCTGTGTGCGGGATATACGAGCGGGTTTTACACTCTCATTATCATGAACGCGTAACAATCCGCCACGAATAATGCGTGCGCCTGTTGCCGCACTCTCCACGTTCTCAACGTAAGCTGCATTATATGCAGGATCATCTAATGGATTTCTATATTCTTGGCCATTAGCAGAGACCCATACGGAATCGTCTCCGTAAAAGGCCCAATGGCCGCCCGCGTCACTCTCGATATTTTGTGACAATTCGCGGCCACTTTGCCTTTGCTCTTGGTTAGGCATCACTTTATCTGCAACGTCAGCTATTGGAGCAATATAACTTATGGCATTTGTGGTGGCATCCGATGCAGTATTTGTAACAGATTTTACTTTTTTGTCTATAGCGTCGTTGAGTTTAGTTGGAAGTTCGAGTATTGCACGCCACAATCCTACCAAGGCCGTATAAATCGTATCTGCTACGTTTTTAATCCATTGGAGGATTCTATAAATTAGGGTTGTTACTCTTTCAACTATTGATGCGGATTTGTATAAATCATATAGTTGTTCGGTTAGAGTTTGCACAAGTTTTGCGACAAGCGCCATTGCTGCAAATCCAATGGCAGCTCCAGGAATCAACATCACTATAGCCTTCTGCGTTCCAGTTCCTGGCATCGATTTATATAGGGCGTCTACTTGATCGAATAGAACTCCGGCCCAATATGCCGCATCCTCTAACATTTTAAAGAATTGCTGACCTTCAGGTGAGCGAGACCATGAAGCCCACCACTCGTCAGTTTTTGTGAGCATGTCATCGAGCATTGTTGCAATTGTCGATAGGAATTTGAACAAATCCTGTCCCATTGCAGACTGAGAGAATCGATTCCACGCTCTTTCAAGGTATCCTGTCTTGTAAAGTAACAATCCGACGGCTGCTACAATCAAAACGATTGCCGTGAGCAAAGGATTTGCAATCAAGGCAAGACCCATTGCTTTATATGCGGCACTCAACGCAATTACAGCGGACTTGATGCGGCCATAATTAGCAACAACAGTGGCAAGACCTGCTGACATCGATATGAACATTAGAGTGAAACCAATGAGTTTCATCAGGCCGGGATGTTTTTCAAGTACGCTCAGTTTTTCGCCTAACATGACCATTGTGTCGGCCATAGATTGAAAATAGGGTATTGTGGCGGACTGTATCAATTTAGTCAGATTGTCCATTGTTGCGTAGAATATTTGGAACTTCATGGCAACAGTTTCTGGACCTCCCGACAGATTTTTCATTTCCCTTTGAAGGATTCTAAATATGGCCGCTGTCCTAGCTTCAATATCGTTTTTGTCAGCTCCAACGCTTTCCATTTCTGCTGTAAGAGCGTCTCCTGTGAGACCTTTTGCTCCAAGCATAACACCCAACCGATTGATTGAACGACCACCTGAACTATACGATGCTTGCTGAATGTACTTAACTAGTTGATCAGGCGAAGTGATACCCATTTCTTGCTTTAAGCGTGCATAATTTTTAGGATCAAATTGATATTTTTCAAACATCTCAGTGTATTTCATCGCTTCGTTGGTATCGATGCCAGGCATTGCGCTTAGTGAAATAAAAGAACGTTTGCGTGCTTCATCTTCTATTCCACGCATCGGGTTTTCCATCCATTCCTCTACGACAGAACGTAGTTCGTCAGGAACTTTAGATAGGGTGGCTTCTTTTAGCTCTTCGGTTTGGATTGCGGCCATTCCTGTCAAGCCAACGAATCCAGCCAAAACTCCGGACACCATCAATAAATCGTTTTTATATTGTTCCAAGGTTTGCGAAGCATTTCCTATTGCAGACGAAACCTTGTCCCACGTACTGACAGATTGTGTATGTGTTTGATTTGACTGAGCTTGAGCCTGCGTAACGCTATCTATTTGTTGCTTGAGGTTTTGTACTGCCTGGCCGTTTGCAATAGATTCAATCGATACAACCTTTCCATCAATATTGTCGGCTAGAGATTGTACTTCTTCTAAATCGCCATAAGCAGCGTTCGTGCCTTCAGCCATAACGTGTACGATAGCTTCCGCTTCATTTAACTTTTCGTAACGTTCCTCCACATCGTCGAAAGTTTCAGATACGCTGTCGATTGCATTAAATAAAACAGTTAAAGTACGAATGTCACTCATGGACGCCTCAAATTGGAACAAATAGAAACAATAGAATAGAAATAACAATAAAAATTATAAAAATTTAGGCAACGATTGGATCTGAAGACTTCGTATCAGATGTTATCTTTTTGCCAGTTATTGCCGCCCACATATACTGACACCCGATAAAGCCAACAACTCCACCTAACATGACAACAAATATCCCTATGATGATCGCACATAGAGGAATGCCTACAATCATTAGGACTCCGGCTACGAGCCAGCAGGTGAACGCGGTCATTACATAGGCAAACCTTTCAGCACCACCAATTGCTTCATCTGATAGCTTTTTGAACATAACTTATCACCAACTCCACTATATACTCATTCTGCAATATATAGTTATTGTATGTGTTCTATATACTCGATATATTTTATTGCTTTTTGTTCAAGGGCTTGATGGTCTGCCATACGAATCCGTCCGGCACTTTCTCAGTCTTATAATTCTTCTGACCAAACTTTTCCTGCGCAAAAGATTCTGGCGTATATACGCGCGCTGAAGAACGTGGCTTGCCAGTCTTAGCTTCGAGTATTATTGCGACCATTTCCGACGCGCTATTTTCTTGCAAAGGTGTAAGATCTGCCAAAGTAGGAGCAAGCAGATATCCAGCGTGGTGAAGAACGGCCAGATTTAAGCCTTCGTCTGTTGAGAAAAATCTTTCACCGCATCTGGTGAAGAATAACTCAAATCAAGGATTGCAGCGCCAATTTCTTGTACACTTGACCCCAGTAAGTCAGGTAAAAGGTTGCGCAACTCTTCATCAACTATTCCGACTTCAGCCACTTTGCGCATGAGCGCGAGCTTGCCACCCAATGTATCATCGTTACGTACATATTGGCCGGATTTTTCTAGCTCTTGGAAAACTTTTTCCAATTCTAGCGATGTGAGCGGGCGTATATCTACAGTGCAATCTTCACCATATGCACTTAATTTTATTTCTTTCCTGAATTCTTTTCCTTTAATAATTTGTTCTTTAGTCAATTTCATGAAAATTCCTCAAACATAATATCTTTGTTCATTGCCCAATAATTGATTAACAAGTTAAACCAATACCATCTGTTACTGTTAGTTTTGCTATGACAAGATTTACATAATGGTACGAATGCCCATTCTTTGCCATTACAAACACTATTCTTGTTATAGTCGATATGATGAACGCAAAGCTTCGTGACACACTCTTCTTCCAATTTATCACAAATGAAACAAACCCTATTGAATTTGTCGCGAATATGTTCCTTAAACTGATAATTGAACAATGGACAATACGGGCCAAAACTGATTCCACCTTTCCACATGGAAGACTTCTCTCTTGTTTTACCAAAATTATGATTTTTATCTCCTTGCATCTGTTTAGATAGCTTTTCTTTCCTTTCTGGAGTATAAGAATCCGACATTTTCTTCCTGAATTCTGGTGTTTGGTGCGATTCTCTTAACGACAATATAGCTTCTTGTGTTTCTGGTATTCCTTTTTGTGCACGTGATATTTTGGCCTTAAATTCATCGGTTTGATGAGATTTCACCAAGTTTGCGTGGGCTGATTCCGATAATGGATAACACTTGGCTAATTCACTTTGTCTTTTCCTGAGCTCAGGATCGCTCCAAGTGCGTATATTTGTTGAACGTATTTTATTTTTCAATTCTTCACTAAGATGCTTTCCATAGTTTGGATTATTCTCTCCACGTTTTGATTTGGAAATATTTTCACACGCTTCAGGTGATCGTTTTTCACCCTTCCTACGACGTTGAGCTTCTGCAATTTTTGAACATGTTTCCTTACTTAGGGGAACACCTTTGTGTGATTCTGACATCTTACGACGAGATTCTTCAGAATGACGAAAACCTTTGTACATAAAAATCCACCTTAAAAAAAAAGTTGTGGATTTATTACGTTTTAAACTATAAATAGTTTGTGGTTAGAGTGGATCGGTTCTGAGACATGTGAAATCGTATTTACGTGTTACTGTAGATCCCTCAGGAATATCTAGTCCCGTTCCTTTAAGCTTACATCTTAAATATTTTTGTATGACCATTTTGTCGGACATAGAGTCAACACCAGAACTGGTTGAACCTGTTCCATAAGTACCAGTGCCCTGAGAAACCATGGATGCTCCTGGTCTTGCGTGAACTCTAATTTCGAATTCCTTGGGTAAGCCCTCGTCATTACTGTACGTTAGATAATTACGAACTAAGGCATCCCATGTACTTGGGTTAGATTCGCTCGATACCCACCAAGTCCCTATTGTAAAATTTCCCTCACCTGGTGTGATTTTTCCGACAGTATCCGCATAAGGTAGGTGACTTCCTGTTCCATACTCCAAATTGTGATCAATTGTATGAGAAAAACTTATATTTTTGAGTGGAATTGCAACAGCAGCATCTTGACCGCTTGCGTCCTTCATAACAAACTCCAATATAATGTCATGCGGAGAAGATGCAACCACTGTATATGATTCTTCGGCCATAAATTTGAACCTCCAATAAAATTAGTAAAAATTGTTCAGAAGGAGTTTCACTCGACTCCTTCTAGAATACCTACACTCAAGATTGTTCTGAATCGTTCGATGTGACCAATATTTTCAACAGACATATAGATGTTGACTCTACCTGTGTCGGTTGCGTGAGGCAAAACTTCTAAAGTATACGCACGTATATTTTCGTCCTTTTTGAGATCCTCTAGCATGGTTTGAATCGAACTTTTAATTGAACTCAGAACGGACTTCGTTCGCTTTTTGTGGTAAAAAGCGCGCGTAATATATTCTGTCGCGACAATTATATAATTAATTGTGCGATTATCGACACAACGAGCGAACTGCCATTCAGAATCCAATTTGACAGTCGATATGCCAATGTAGGGTAGAATGCCACGCTTCTTTATAATGACGTCAAGTCCGCCATACGTTAGGACGTCGGTTTGAGTTTGTGTAAATTGATTCAATAAGCCGTTCAAGCCGTTCATTGCGTTAGCGGCCATTGCCGCAGATTCGCCTAATGCCATCGCACATTCTTTAGCTGCTCTAGCAACAGCAATATTTTTGGCGTCGTCGGAATCGTCCCAGGGATTGGGCACAATACTCAGCAGACGATTATTGTAACCTGAAGCGATTTCCAATGCAGCATCCTGTGAAGTGTTTGGATCGAGTCCAACAAACCCTAAGCAGGGGTGGAAATCGTTAGCCATTGAAGTCAAGAACGCATCCAGCGCAGGTATCAAGTCATTTGTTGAAGAATTAACTTCGTTTGAAGTGATGGCAACGCAAGTTGGCGCGCCAACTAACTTTATTGTTTCCTCACCAAGAACGGCCAGAGCGTCTTCCCAATCTTGTACAGTTATAGCGAGTCCATCCGATCCTCCTGTAAGAATGAATGTGCCATTAGTCGGAAGGTGCGTTTCGCCAACTTCAGGCACAGCTCTAACTAATGCACTATTCAATAATTCAGCTTCTAGATGATCCAAGCTTCTGATCCTGTCGTATGTTTCCTCTACAACATTGTCAGTTAGAGTGACGTGTTTGGTCTTGTGTTTGATGCTGTACGTTATGACGTCAGTTGTTGTGGGTTCCTCACCTGTGTAAAATGTGATCGAACCATTAACAATATCTATATGGACTTTGCCTGCGGCCAAATCTCCACCAGAATACACTACAACTTTAGCAACTCCATTCACTTTGACCCAATTTGTGTCTGGAGTCGGATGTACTAAGTTGGCCATCTGCGTGTAGTATGGACCGACTGTGCCATCTCCAGCCAAATTGGTTTCTGTTTCATATGCATAGTACGAACTGTCCGCTATTGTCATCCAAACGGAGTTGCCCCAATTGCCTTCGCTCGCTGCATTCACTACAACAACGTTATTCGCTGGAGTCAGACCATCAGTTAGAGTGCGTGTAGCTGTTGCGTAACCAGTGCCTAGTACTCTTACTGCATAGACTACAGGTGCGCCTTGACCAAACGCCAACTCTATTGCTTCTTTTAGATCTCCAGAATGGAAGTAATGCGTAGCATCTACCCAACTGCCCATACCGATGCATGTTGCGACAGGTCCGCGCGTACTCTCTCCAACGAGACCAAGTATGCCTTGTCCAACGATAACAGGAACGGGACCAACTGTCCTAAGTTCTATTGTAAGCCCTACCAGTCCGGACGGATTGCCATATGTAACCATGTTACTCAACTCCGAAAATTTTTAAACTTTTAATTTGTTTCATTTTGATCTTCCCGAAAACTTTATATATTTGTAATTATAACGATACGTAGGTTCTTTTTTATGAAGAAAATTTTGTTAAACGACGATTGGTTGATTGATCAATACATTAATCAGAAACGGTCAGTTCAAAGTATTGCAAAAGATTTAGAGTGTTCTGCAACTCCAATACATCGGAGGTTGAAACAGCTCGATATTGTCAAACGTACTCCTGCAGAAACCACCTTGATACAACATTCGTCTAGTTATACTACGTTTAACCCAACCAAAGAATTGTTATATGAACAATACACAACTTTACAGAAATCCGCTTCTGTAATTGCATTCGAAAACAATTGTAGCATAGATATGGTTTACAACAGGCTTAACGAATACAACATACCTCGCAGAACTATCTCAGAATCCGCCTTGTTAGAAACTTCCAACGATGCCTCTAAGAAATATCGTGACAAGGAATGGCTATATGAACAGTGTATAAATCGTCATAAATCAACATCTCAAGTTGCCGAAGAACTTGGCGTCGATCAATGGACTATAAGTAAATGGACTACAAAACTTGATATACCTGTTGTGAAGTGGAAGGGTGGTATTGATACACCAGAACGTCGCAGACAACGCAGTCGTTCAATATATTATGCAAATGGCGGTACTCCTCATCATGTAAATAAAGAATGTTCAATGTATCTGGGTGTTCATATAGCAGAAAGAGTTCTTTTTAGATATTTTGAACATGTAACGAGAATGCCACCTTGCAATCCCGGCTTTGACTTTATATGTTCTAAAGGATTTAAAATTGACGTGAAGAGTTCTACATTATATAGAGGTAATTATTGGTCATTTGATATAAACAAAAGCGATGTTGCAGATTATTTCTTGTGTATCGCGTTTGATGATCGTGATAATTTAAATCCTTTGCATGTATGGTTAATACCAAAGGAGAAAGTTTGTATGAAGTATCGCCTTTGTATAACAAACTCTGAGAAATCCCTTGCCAAGTGGTCTATGTACGAGAAACCATTAGACAAAGTTGTAGCTTGTTGCACTGAGTTACGCCAAAGTGCCGAAACCCTTTAATCCTCCATTAACTCTAATTCAATAAATGTGTCTTTTTTTACTTTCCGTTTAAGGTAATCTAAATATTTTTCGTGCGTTATCAGGCCCCTTCTATACGCCTGGTACACGGTAACTTTTTGCATCAAGTAAATCAAATCCTCGAATTAATCAAAATTAAAAATTGTAAAACGTTAATCGTCTGCTTCAACAATCAATATATCGAATGTTGCATCCGTTGAGCAACTTTCGCCAACAATAGCCACGTCTAAAGCAACATTCTTAGTATGTCGAGTAATCAATATAACGTCCGAACGTAAAGCTATACGATCGTTTGTAATGGTTATGTCCATGCCGTAGACTTGTGGGCCATATTGCTCAAGCGGTTCCAACTCGACTTCAGGCACAGTCGCGCCTAAGTTGGTTGTTGCGAGCGGCGAAGAATAGTTATATTCGAAGGATTTAATCGCGTCGAATGCGTCAATTCTGCTAAACTCATATTCAACGCTGAAGTCAACTACGGCTCTGAATACCCAACAATTGTTGTACGTATCGCGCATTGGTTTAAGTTCGCTCGCCTGCTCTATTCGCAATATTTTGACCCTGTCTACAAACCATGATAAACCGAGGCCTTCAAACCGCAACTCTTGCAAAAATTCATACAGTAGAGTTTGAAGTTGGAGTTTTGCTGCGGCAGTCGCAACCGTTGTAACGTCAGTGGATTTTGTAAAGATCTGACACGAGAAGGTAGCCTTCATCAAGTCACCCTCGTAAAAATCCCAATCAAGCGTTAGAGGGTTTCTCACTTCGCGCAAAGCACCCGCCGTTGTAAATTGATTCTTGACATTTTGAGAAGTTATAGACCACACGAGTGCGGGATAGTCTCTGGGCGCAGGGTATTGATCCGCTTCGAGCGGGGTCAATGTGCCGCTAGTCAGAACTAACGGTAGTCCGCCGACTATAGACAAACGTTGTGTAGGAGTGAGCATGGAATCGACCGCAACTTATTTAAACTAATACGTACTATATACTATTTGCAGGTGAAGCAAAATGAGAATTACGCTAGAAAACATAAGGGACGAACTTTATGGGTCAAGGGATGTATATGTAAAACCAGTAGGATGCCCTGTCAAAGAGGGTGATAACACATACAGCAATTGGGTGACATATACGAAGACTTATCCAAATGAACCAACAGAGTGGCGCACACAAACCCGTGAATGCTTAATAGAAGACTTGGCATTCAGGTTGCTCCCAACTATGGTTCGTGCAGGGGTAATACAACCCAAATACTGTGTATCCACAATACTGAATGATTAAACTATTTTTCTATTCTATCGTGATCCTACGACTATCAAACACAGGACACGAATTCTTGAAACCCGAAATGTCCCATACTTGGGGCAAATAGTACTCAATTGACGTTAGAATGTCATCGAAGCCACTCTCCACAACATACATTCCCATAGAGTACGTTTCATTTAGAGTATCTAGTATCTCTACATCATGATAAATATGAAGGGGAGTGTGGCGTAAACTCACTACATCTTGAGTATATTCTTTATTGTAACGCTGCACACTGTAAACATCCATTGAATAAGGTGTAGTTATTGATTTTTGCATCAAAACATCCAACAGTCTGCTCGTGACTTGAACTCTTTTATTCACTACATCAAATGGCGTGGACTTCATGATGGTCTTCTTATTAAATATATCGTGAGTGTAAGTTTTGGTCGGACGCAACATGTTCACAATATCCATACCAACTGTAGCAGGCATTATTCCTCTGGTCTTGAAGTCCATATCGTGTGAGATACTCCACCTTCTTGTGCCTGAGATCATCCAGTACCCTGTGTTGTGGCATGGAGATCCTACCCAACTAGAGGAGCCGTAAAATTCGTCACTGAAAGTTTGCGCTCCACTGGGCGAATAAATTTCTTGTGAAGGGTCACCTTCATAAACCGTCACACCAGAAGTTGGTACGTCGAGCCAAACATATCCGCCGTCGATTGAACGTTTAACTACAGGTTGGCCGCCTGCGTTGTAGTCTGTTAGAGTCACAAGGTAATCTATATCAGTTGAGCCTGGCTCCTGCACCGCATAAGAGGAGATCCAGCCTGAATTGACGCCATGGTACGGTCTGTCCATTATTGGGTTACATGTAGTGATTCCATTGCCTATATAATATCTAACGATTCCATCCGTTAGTCTGTAACACCTAGTAATAAAGGTGCAATTTTCGTTTAGAGCACCGGAAACGTCCGTTAGAGCAATTTGTATTATGCGTTTGTTGTCGAGTGGAGGCAAGTCAGGAACGAGGGTCGCAGGGTCTCCAGCCCAAAACCACGGCATGGTCCACGTAACACCTTGATCATTGCTATATAAAAAGTACGGTCCTATACCGCACGCTACAGTTGCCATTGAGCCTGCAAGCGTTGGATAAACTGTACCTGAATATGAAGTTGTTCTGTAGCCTGAATGAAAATGTCTCCAATAGATTGATTGGCAGTCGAGCACCTGCGTCCAGTTGCGTCCAACGTCTGTAGACCTGAATACAGCGTCTGTATTTTGTGCGATTAATATATCGTCGCCAATAGAAACTATTGCAGTGCAATTGGGAGCTTGTACAGAAACTACGGACCAATTCAAACCACTGTTTTGAGTTTCAATCCAGCCATCCAATGTAGCAGCAACAACTCTTCCAGGATCGATTAATTGTAAAGCGTTTATTCGGACTGCGGATGTATATACGGAAGCCCAAGTTTTTCCGTAATCTCCGGTTCGATAAATTGACCACGTTCCATCTAGCATTTCCACTATAGCACAATGATATTGTCCGTACACGTGGATCGGTTGGTAGATTTTTTTCACTTCGCCTGGGAACGGTTCTGATTTCCACCACACTTGGAAGCTCGTTGTATCAAACGTACCTAGAATGTAGGTTTTATCTTCGACCAGAGTTAATGCGACGGGCCTCATTTAAGCCACCCCATGAATTCCAATACCCAATCCATAGTACGATCTCCGTGGCCTGCTACACATCATGTCAATCAGACTTGTTCTACGTACAGTTTTTAGCAATAAGCCGTCCATAAAGTGAGGCTTCAAAACGTGCTTTAGAGTTAGCGTGTCCAATGTGTATTGCACACTGAATGTTTCCAACGTTAGAATGTCATTAACGTACGGTATAGAACGATTAAATAGGACGTAAGGCCCAAACATATCATATGTTTTTGTTCTATAAATTTTGCTTATAATGTCTAATGCAACAGTTGAAGACCTGGTGAATACGTTCATCAAGTCCATGTCATACGTTTCAGTTAATCCAGTTACTTGGTGTAGAATGTCCATCACGTAGGGTAGTTCGATTGTTCCAATTGTTCTGATGTCCATTAGATAGTCTTTGTACGTTATATACAATTGGTATGATATACCTTCAGCGAGCATATTTGGAATAATTGAATTCAACAAAGCCAATCTGGTATTCGCTATGCGCATTGAATCCGCAGTTGTAAACTTTATTCTAACGAATGCCGGATAGTACGTCACAACAGAAGAAGTTCCAACTTCTCCTGTAATATTATCAATTACAGTTGAGCATGTGGCCTTTGTACCGCAGCCCGTCAGTACAGTCGAGTAATTGATTAGACGGTCCCTGTAGTCAGAATCACTCTCACCCGACAATCTTTTCAAATTGTAAACGTCGCCCCACCATTCGTCCAATTCAGAACCAGTGGAAGTTGTGAGCTTCATGGCCCAAGCCATTCCTTGCATGCGTTGGAAGACCACGTCCAATTGCTCCGCCCAAGACTCTCTCATAACGTTTATGACACTGTCTTGAGGATAACGTTGGTCTGGCGCAAGCACAATGCGCACAGAGCAGTCATATGTTACGGAAGGGACCCTCAGATTGACGCTCATTAAATATGCGTCGTGATATCGATTGAGTAGGACTACGTCTTGTGTATGAGTAATGCTTTGAATTAAGTTTATTATTAAGTCATTGGAGTAGAATACTGTAGATGTTGGATATGCGATAATAACGTCTAAAGTTAGAGCCTTTGTACGTCTGTCTATGCCTGTGCCAACTCCAGGATCAAGGCCAACTCCTCCTCCCCCAACGATCATCTAGAGTACGCCCCATTGAGTTGCCATTGCTTCGGCTATTCCATTAAATGTTAAGGATCTAGTGTGAGGGTCACTGCAAACTCCATGATTTGTTTTACCCTTTGAACCATTACTAATCCAATGACCGATTGGTTCGACCACATTTGTTGCTTCGAGTTTTGGTAAATTTTTCAACCACAAGCATGTTCGCTTTTTGTATGGATCCCCAAATTGCCATGGGTTAATTATTTGATCAGGTTTTCTCCACACTGTAGATAAAATTCCAACTGGATTTTCCATTGCTATTTTATCAATTGGAGCATTATACAATTGCAAGAAAAATTCTATTGCTTGTTGCTGTCTACCATCTGCTTGTTTTTGTTTCCATAGATTTCCGCACGCAACTGTAAGATGTTCGCATGGAGGAAATGCTATCATCATGTCCCAACGTTCATTATTCAAAACATCAAATATATCGCATTGATAATGATTACCTTCGGTTTCAGTAGGCAGCAGATCACAACTCCACGCATCGTGACCATGTCGAATGAATGCGTCGCGTACTCTACCAGAAAATTCACAAGCAACAAGAACCTTCATGAAACCTCTTAATTAGATTAAAATTGTTGTGGTTGTTCCATCGTTTAGAACGTGCAAATCGAATTTACTCGTGCGGATACCGTAGTGTTGTATTGTTTCATCAACAAACGTTATGCGGTGAATGTTCTTAATTCTGCGGAGACCTTGGGGAGTTTTGCAGTCAGGACAATTAACTTCGCCTCGCTTGTTCCTCACTTGGTTATCTTTAAAATCTTTGCATTTGTCACAATACCAGTCGTCCTTACAACCACATTGAGGACATACAGCAAACCCCTTACCTGTATGACTCCAAGTGAAACCACAAATAGAGCACTTCATTCGGTCCCCGGTAGAAGTTGAGCGTGCCCTGTACGCGTAAATTTTGTCGGATTGATCTTCAGAGGTTACAAAGTGCGGCGGAAGGTTTGAAGCGATTGCATTTATTCCTTTAGATTGTAACTTCTGGGAGAGGTCATTGCTGAAAGGAACGTAGCCAACCTTTGTAATGGGTTTGGAGGGATTGCCCCATAAAAGTTCTTGCGCAGTATCCCGATTATATTGGTATTCGACTGTGCCATCTGAAAAGTGTCTAACCCATCCATACATTATTTGTAGCATTAATGACCTCTAAAGTTTGATTAAAATAGTGATTTGAATAAAAAATTAACTTTGGTTTGTTATATATTTATCATATGCTTGGATTGCTTCTTGTTCAGTTCCAAAGTACCCAAGGTTTTTGCGCTTGCCATCGACTTGAGTGTAGGCGTGCCACCGTTTCTTATCCTTTCGGTATGATACGCCTTTGTGTTTGCTTGACTTGGTGCGTTTTTCTTTAATCGGAACGTAGCCTGATTGCAATTTTGCGCGATATTCGTTCGTGAGGTTTGGAAAGTTGAGCTTCCAGTGTTCAGCACCTAAATATATTACTGCTATATCGTATGTTTGAGCCGCTTCTTCAGGTGTTACGTACGAACCTAACGAATAATCCACGCCATTGTGATAAATGCCTGCGTTAAATTTTCCGTTAGGTTGATTCTTGACGCCACGATAATTCGAACGTGGCTTAATATCTGTGATATATTCCCATTGTGTCAAACGTCTCTCTGTGTCACATAATGCTTCATATGCAGCATCTTCTGTTTCAAATGCACCAATATTGAAACGCTTTCCGTTAGGTAAGGGTGTGTACGCAATCCATTTATCCGAACCTTCTGTATAACAAACTCCAACATATTTACTAGATTTAGGAACTTTAATGGGTATTGGATTGTATCCGTTGCGCAATTTCTCTCTATATTCACGTTCTTTGGATACAAAATTTAGAACAGACTTAATCCCAAGCTTGATTACAGCCATATCACGTGTTTCAGCTGCGTCTTTTGCCGTGCTAAACATTCCCAAATATACACGATTTTCGCCGCTACCAACATAAGCAGCAAATTTACACGCATCCTTATTATACGATACACCAATATATTCAGTGGATGGTAATTGTTTTTCTGGAACAGGAATCACGCCAGACGCCAGCATCTTTATGTATTGCGGCGTTTTATCTGGAAAATTTAAGCCTTCTTTAACATCTCCATTAATATATAAGTATGCTAAATCGTGTTGGGCTGCTGCCGACTCCTCTGAATCAAACACTCCCAAATAAATGTTGTTTGCACGTGCAACCCACTTGCCTTCCTGCAGACTAACTCCCCTATATTTACTCGTTGTTTCACGTGCTGGTTGTATCGGGTTGTATCCATCGTTAATTTTCTGTAAATATTCGGAACGTGCATGTTCAAAATTGAGGCAAGCAAATTGTCCAAAATGAATAAGGCATGCTATGTCGCGAGCTTCGGCAGCTTCTTTTGGTGTTTTGAACCCACCTATGTGTATGTTTTCTCCATCTTTCATTATTTTTGCACGATATGGGTCATCATAAGCATCATTGTAATAAACACCCATATATTCTGACGACGATGTAGAAAATTTACTTTTGTTGCAAGTATTTTCTTTATGCGAACACACACGTAAATTTTTTATTGTGTTGTTTAGACTATTTCCATCGATATGATCAATTTCTTCGGAACGATCTAACTTTCGACCAAGATGTTCTTCCATTATGACACGATGCATATATACAGTAACGCCAAAAACTTTTGTCACTGCATACTCTTTTCTCTTACCTGTACCAAGAGAATACACGTGCCAATTATACGCGTTTAATATTTTAGAAAAATTTTCGTCTATTGATACGTCGTGTCCAGAAATATTTAAAATCTTTTCTGTCATGAACGTACAATAGACATTCTAGTATTTATACTTTTTGGTATAGCTACTAGTTTATAACCCTACCGCTACTTCATATCTCATCATATAGCCAGGTCATCGTTTCGTTGGCCTTATCGCCTTGAACAGCATCAGTTGCAAGCTTTACCTGCGTAACGACATGTTTAGAGCTTCCGGCCACAGTATATTCAGTACTATCGATTGTGAGAGGTGATGCAGATGTGTAAGAGTCAGCATCTGCGGGGGTGGCTGTCTGATCTTTGTAGTAGGCGTGGCCATTTACCGCATGGTCCATATAGTTGCCTGTAGTGCCTTGCGTTCCTGCAGCCTGTTGATAAGATCCTGTCGGACATCCATTGTCACCAGAATCTCTTATGCCAACGCACAGAACTCCGCCAGTCCCAAGGTCCCAATTTGATGCTACAGACCCACTAGTATACCATTTAATGTTTAGAATTTTGGTAAAGGTTCCACTAAAAGCGATTCGATGATTCTTCCAGTACGAATAATTGTTGCCTGCACTTGGCACAACACAAGGATCATTATCTCCAGGATTGTACGAATCTCTTGTGCAATATCTGCCGGACGTTATTACAGTCCAGGTCGGGCCTGCACCATTCCCTTCTTCCACGTTAACTGTCGCAGTCATTTATAAATTCTCCTTTAAAATTTAGTCAATTAGTTAGTTGTTTGTAAAAGTGGCTCACACGAACCACAAACTATAAATACTAAGTATACCAAGAGTGTGTTGTATCTGACAGCTTGGTAACTGTCAGGACCGTGTACACGTACTCTACTTGATGTAGACCGAGTCAAGTAGGGTTCAAACCATCGGTCACATTATGCTTCAATTAAAAAAATATAATTTATTTCTTCCAACGCTTTTGCGCCCATTGATCAAATTCATTCTGAACATCGATTACAATTTGTTCGATGTTTTCATCATACGTACTGCGCATAAAGGATCTGGGCGGAATAAACCACGCTTTGTTCTCTTCTACAGAAGATTGTTCGTTGGGTTCAAATCTAATACGTTTTTTAGGTCTATTTTCCCAAGCGACACCGTATTCATTGGCCGCAGCATATTCAGCAACTCCTTCTTCTTCTATTCCGACGCGTACCATATAATCTGTACCGATGTCCTCCTCGAAAACATCAATTGAAGTTACGAGCGTCGAATTATCGATTAGAGTGTGACTAGAGCCTTTGGATTTTATCGTCGAAGGTGCGTTGGGCGGAGGTATGCCTTCTCCATCGTAGATTTTTTTAACCATCAAGTTACGTAGCTCAACGCCCTTCTCTTTAACGATGGTTTTGAGTTCTTTGTCCATGGATGCCTCTTAGCACATCGACACGCAAATTGAACGTCCCATCGGGCGATATAGTGTTGTATTCAGCTTGACTGGAATCAAGGTGACGTATTGTGGTGTGTGATCAGCAGATGCCAAATTGAATGCTACAGTGTGATTATGAGGCCTATTAGCAAACGTTCTGCTTGTCGTGCCAGACCTATACCTAAGGACACTAGCAGTGTAGTTCGCTGACGTGGTACTCAACCCATTATGCTCGTGTGCGTTTGAGCCAGTAGTTGTATACCCGTCTAAGGACTCAGCGAAATATCCATTCCATCCAGACATTAAGTCCCAATTCGCTGATGGTGTATCATCTACGAAGCAAATAGCACCCGTCAAAGCTCTATTTACCAATTGGTTTACCCTGTAGAATCTTGTTTGAAGTCTGAGCGGTGTTACATCTTGACTGTTCGAGGTTGTACTCCATGCATGCGTATGATCAGTGGGGTTTGAAACATCGCCATCGTCGTAGGAACCCACGCTCAGATTAAGAGACGTACAACTTACATTACCAGCTACCGCATGGGTGTGACCAGCTGTGCCCCCAGTCAATCCAGGACTTCCGAACTTCAACAATCGACCATCAGGCGAACTGAACCGAGACATCTCTGATCCGCTAAGCACACTGTCCGATAGAAGAATCGAACCCACTGGAAAATATTTATGTGATGTTTCCCATGTGGTGAGGTTAATTCTATACAATTCCAGTTCATAGTATGGCGGCGTGTTTGAACCGGACGTTCCAGACGTTATATTAAGAGTTCCACTATGAACTTTCATCATGTTGGTACCAGTTAGGTTGAAATAAAACGAGGATCCTGAACAATTTCCAATTGTCACGCCACTTGAACCATGAGTATGAGTAGCAGATCCTCCGGTTGTGCCATGTCCCGCATACGAATTACCAAATCTTAGGTAATAGCCGTCGTATGTGGTAATCTTGGTCCAGCCCGATGGCGCACTACCGGCATTCCCGAGGACGTATAGATTGGTCATTTAAGTTTCCACGATGAGGTCTACAACGCACTGAGTAATCGACGAACAACTATCTACATTGAAGAATAGCCAGTCGTCTGCGGTAATGGACGTTGTCCAGCCAACCAACGTAGTATTCTGATATTTGTTTGTCGCGGATATCGTTGGAACTGCTGCTGCTGTTATCGAATCTGCGTCCGTTGGGGGGTAATTCGCATACGTATCTTTCCAGATGTCCACTACAATGGAGCCTGATTGGTCCGCTCCCATAGTCACACTCTTAATCGTACAAGGGTATCCCATGTGGAGGCGCGCTTTCACTCCCGTCTCAATGGCAACTCCACCTCCGTCAATTATGACTTGGATTTGACGCCGATACGTTCTAACGTAGGTGGCAAGCGATCTAACATTCGCTCCGGTGATTGAAGTTGCTCCCGCTCCAACATGAACTTCTGCAAGAGGGACACCTGTGGGTATTGTCGCCCCAGGATACGGTACAGTAAATTTCTTCCAGTCCGTTTCTCCAACAGGTGCAATAACTCCCGCTGCTCCAGTATACACTTGCCCCACTCCATTCACATCTACATAGATTATATCGATACGAGGGTTTGTAGGGTCTGCAGCAGAAATTGTAACGTTATTGCCTGCAACAACTTTTAGAACGCCTCCAATTAGTACATTGCCTGCGTCCAGTTTGACGGTCATGTCAGGAACTGCTTGCGCTCCAACATTACAACCGTCCCTTACACCAATATCTTGGGAGCCTCTAGCAATTGAGTCAATGTGAGAAGTTGTAAGGATGTCACCTCTACTCAAGCTCATCGCGCTAATGTTAGCCATAAAGTACGCTCCCTCTAAACGATCCGGACATATTGTACAGCAGGTTCAATCGTTAGAATGAGTTCAGCATGTGTTATTGTTGTACAAGAATCGACGTTAGCAATGAAGTAATCTCCAGCTGTGACCATTACGTTCCAGCCTGTCAATGTTGCATCCTCTGAACTAACGTTGGTTGTGATTGTTGGAACGGCGCTTGCTGTAATTGATTCGCCATCCGCTGGAGGATATGTAGTCTTCTTCCAGACATCAATTGCGATTGAACCTGATTGATCCGCTAGAACAGTTGCTTTAATAATCCTACCACTAACGTTACATCTGGCATATGCTTTCTTTGCGTCAGCTATTTCTGCACCAGCTCCGTCAAGTGAAAAAACTAAGTCGATATAAGCATTAGGATCTCGTTTGAGCACATGTACGTCAGCAAGATAAACTTCGTGCAAATGTTCATCGTAATTTATTATAATTTCTTGTTCTGGATCTGGATTTTGCTGAAGATAAACTTCATATTGGTCATCGGTTATGAATCCACGACGCCATGCATTATAAGCAGTCAATTTTATCAGAGTCATCTAGTTGCCACCGAAAAGTATAAATAGAAAAAATACCATTACGAATTAGCGTTGAGTATATCTTAACGCACATTAGATGTGGTTCGACTGGGTTTGTTTGGGTTCGGTTCGGATAGGTTCGATACGGTGTGGTATGGCGAGGTGAGGCAAGGTTCTAACCTATCCATTTATTTTTAGTATCAATATAATCGGAAGGACGTAAAGTACAAAGCGTTGTTCAAAGTGTGGCGTAAAGTATATATATCAATTTAACGTACTAAGTATAGTTCAGTTGGCTCGGCGTTAAAACCAATTAAACGTTGATCAAAATTTAAACAAATATTCATAACATGGTGAAATAATGGAACGTTACATAATAACAGATGAGCAATTAGATGTTATTGATAATTCAGATGGTGTCGAAATAATACGAACTGGTAGAAAGAATCTTAACTATAGATTGATAGGACCAAATCGTGACGGAGGATACACTCGCGTATACGAATCTGATGAAATGTTAGCAGATGACGAAGTATTGGTCCATTTTTACGGAGAAGATGCACCTGAATCGTTCATATTGAAGGCAATAAACGATACGTCTATAGAGTAGGTTAAGATGGCACGTTGTATTGTTTTAGCTGATGCACACGCTCAACCTCACCTCATCCAGAACGTTCTATCACATTCACATTACGATAAACACAACGACAGATTGATTTTTGCTGGAGATTTTATCGATATTGGATGCAACCCAATAGAGTGTTGGAAACTATTGAGTCAGAGTGGAGCAGAAATGTTGTGGGGCAATCACGAAGCTGCTATAGTCTTAAAACAATTTATCGGGCCTCAGGACCCATATAGCTGGAGTCTGTACGATGAATTGGAGGAGCGCCAGAATGAATTCAAAATAGTCGCTATACATGATCAAGTCCTCATAACGCACGCTGGTTTATCTGAAACATTTGTTCCAAGCGATACTCCAATCGAAGAAATTGTAAAAACTCTGAATGGAATGGATCTGATAGAACATTGGCACGACGACAGTCCTCTGTGGTATAGACCGAACCATGCTGCCCCGTATGACAAATTGTTGCAAGTCTGTGGCCACACTCCACCCCTATTCAAATACTCCAGTCATGATTTGAGCAATCTGTACATGGTAGATCCGTACAATCCTTTGGATGTAAGCAAATCGCGATTCAGATACGCTATGATTGAAAACAACAAAGTATATATAGTAGATTCGTTATATGTATAACTAGAGTGAAGCCAACATAGCGAAGATGGAAGAACGCGCCAGACTCAAGATCTGGTCCCGTAGAGGGTCGCAGGTTCGAGCCCTGCTGTTGGCATTTCGCACATATTGGATACGAAGGTATGAAAGGGTCGCTCCCTTTTGGACTGTATCTGGTGGTACGAAGGCTGAGTGGTGGCGTCCAGGGTTCGATTCCCATAAAGCTAGGCAGCATGGGCGTGATAGATCGTTTGTTTCAAACAAACGGTAGAAAACAAAGTACACGGACCAGTGCAAATCTGGCCCACTCTTTCAACTTAACAAGAGGTACGACATGACAAAAGATGAATTAGAAAGGGGAAAATCATATTGCTTTGGATTGGTATCTGGTGAAGAAGTATGTGGAATTTACAAAGGGTCAAAAACAATTGATGATCATGATATGTTTATCGTGGAACGTTCTTATGAAAATCCTATTACTAAATCAATTGAGACATTTACAATCCTTGTATCAAAATATAATGTAGAAACAATCGTGTTATATGATTAGACTAACAACAATTAGTCCTGTAGTGTAGCGGTCAATCACACTGGGCTTTGAACTCAGCAACCGAGGTTCGAATCCTCGCAGGACTATTCACAGAATTTGCGTAAATTGGCGCGCTCGTAATATAGTCTGGTAGAATATCTGCTTGCCGAGCAGGTGGCGAGAGTTCGAATCTCTCCGAGCGCATGTCGTACATTCCATCTAGAACGGACCGAATAAGGGGCAACAGTAGGATCATGGAGTCAGTGCCCTTGCGTTGGAGATTTAACCAACAACACCCATAAGGCATACATTCGAACTTTGCCGAGTACGCTGCTACCCACGATATGTACGACACTCTTCTTACTAATCTTAATTATTGTACGTACGCTCTAAACATTAGTCGTACTATATATCCTTGTAAAGTATATAGTAGAGTTTATGTGCTTGTTCAGATTGGGTCAAATTATACTAACGAACGGAGCATGTAAAATATTAGAAACGTGTGGTAAGAGTCCATTCGAATACTTGAATTATCATTCGAGTGGGTATTGGGGCGACGTTAGAAAAGTTGACTGGATCCTTAATGATCATGCGTTGCTTCAGAACCAACGCATAACGTCAGTATACTTTATAAACAACGAAAATATTTTATCAATTTCGACTGACTCCGACCGCAAATACACTGTAATCGGGATAAAGAACAGGAAAAATTAAAAAAAATTAAAAAATATGTGCTTTATATGTTGGGCGCAAGAATAGTCGAGCCAGTCATACTGCTAAATATTTCGATTGTAGGGAAACTCATAGAAGAGAAACCTTGCCATCCTGTGATCGAGCCAATCGATGGAGTGTAGCTTGCAGAATTATAAAATCCAGGCGTTCCACTGCCCGCAACATTACCATCCAATTGAGACGTATAGATTGTATCAGTTGCTTGATTGTAGTTAATCATACCTTCTGCACCATTCTCTTTTACAAACCACGTTTGGTATGATTCGTCTTCGGAAGCCCAATAATCGATACTGTCATAGTCAGCAGAACTACCCGCGTATATACCGTAATCGTTTGTGCCAAGAGTGACTAGTTGTTCGCTTGAATCTGAAGCATCAAATCCAACATCTACATCGACTGAGGCAACTTCTCCGCCAGTAAATCCAGTATCAGTTGGGACTCCTTCCGGGCCAGGCACATAAAGATCTCCCGTGATGTCGGGCACAGTGTCCACAGCTAGATCAGGATTGTTCATGCCCCAATCAGTTGGTCCATCAAATATACTTTGTTCGATAAAGCCGTCCTGTGCGACAGCCATTCCAACAATCGATGCTATCATTACGAGCATGATAGCCAATATATTTTTTGTCATTTTTTTTATACCTCTAGAGTTTGTTCGCTCTGTTAGAGCTTACTCGCTCTGAACGTACATTGTATCGTTAAGTATATATAGCTTTTGTACGTACTAAGAACTATGCCAAACAACGGACCAACTCTGCTCGACGAGTGCGATGTGTACAGCGCGAATTGTGGCACGCTCATTCTGCGCGAGAAGAATGCAAGTAATCCAGACTCCATTGCATGTGGTGCAGTGACATGCAATGGAGTGGCATACAAACGAACCTAATATTTTTTTTTTGAGAGATTGGTATGAACGAACTTGCAATATTCTGGTTACTTGTAGCCATTTTGAGTAGCATCGCGCTTGCATACATGGTGTACATACTTGTGAGAGACACAATTTATGCATGGTATAGAGGCAAAAAATATCCATGTGATAAGTGCAAGCACTTTGTATGTAAAACTGTTGTCTACAATAGTGGAAGTCCTGTCAAAAGATCAGATGGTACAATCATGACTGTAGATATGTGTGGAAAGTGTGGTAACTTTACCAACGTTAGTCGCTCAATGTTTGGTTTTTGTGAAGCCTATGGTAAATACTACACACCAAAAACTTGAATTTATTTTATAAATTTTTAAAGTTACAAGTTTTTAAAGTGGCTCATACTTAGTGTAATTTCTCCGAGCCAACGTCCTGGGTACTCTGCGCTCTTCACATTCCACTTAATATCGTTTATCCATACGCGCCAATTCGAACCGACAACGCCCGGAGTGTCTCCAAATATTGATACTATTTTACGTACAATTGAGTCACAATGAGCGTTGTTTGTGCCATACGCTGTCAGAACTGTAATTTGTATCGTGAGTTTTGTTTCCAAAGCATCTCGTACGTCTGACCAAAGCTTCGATTCCGAACCTTCTGACGTAGTTTGTACTCCAACTATTGTTTTATGAGTGCCGTCAAGCTGCACATCCACAGAGGGAATACCTGTAACGTATTTACCGTCTGTGAGGGACCATAGCTCTGCGTTAGACACTAGAGTTTGCATAATAAATTGGAGGGATTGTTGCATGTACTCTACGCCTCTTGTGCCTTCTCTACAGCATTAAATTCCCATTCACTCTGCGCCAACGGCACGCCTGGCAATGTCACATTGTTAAAGTCTGTTATTGGAACAAACACAACGTCGTCATAACCAGGGGTTATAGTGAATTCCATACCCTTCGTAACGGGAGTCCTCCATTCGCATCGTATGTACCTTACAATCGTAGTCTTTAATCCTAGGGATTGAGCTTGTACAGCCGTTCCTAAGCCTCCTAATGTGCTCACTACAGCATTATAAGGTGAACTGAGTACAAACCAACGTACCGGCTGATAAAGTTCGTCTACAGCTCGTATAACACACGTACGCGCTGTATTAAACCTACTGCAACTAATACTTGTTATTTGGTCGTATAATTTCGAACCAAAGATTGTGCCTGCCCCGTCTAATTCAATAGTCTCAGTGATGCTACCTCCACCTCTCGAACCCACAACAACGAACGTTCCTTTGCCTGTGGCCTCCACGCATAACATGAATTCTTGCGATGGTTGAGCTACACTTGGTGTCATTACAAGTTCAATCGAACCATTATATATTTGGTCTGTAAATTGTCTAATGCGAATTTTGTGAGTGTATCGGAGTCTTGACGGCATGTTGTTCACGACCATTTGTGATTTTTCCAATTTTTCCAATTCTTCTCTGTATTGATGGAGGTACTCTATGATGTATAATCGATATTGGTTGAGTCAATTTAATGGTATATTTCGAATTTCCAAATTTTTCTTATCCCTGTTTTATACACAAATATTCTGTTCAAATTTCAATTTCTACTCTTATACCATTAGTTACTATTCTAGTAACTCTTTCTTCTCTCTGAGTAAGTAAAGTAAAGTAAGTAAAGTAAGTAAAGTAAGGGCAAAGTGACCACAAAAAATAAAGTCTTGAATGAATTTTTTAATTTATAAAAATTAATCGAATTTATATAGTATCTAAACAGTAAGCCCAAATCTACTGTTTATACTGTTAAATTTTGAGCTCGATGACTCAACGCATATCGATTATATTTTGAACGAAGTTTGTAATACTGATTGGAGCGTGCTAGAGTTTACGGCATCCAGCCGCTCAGATCCGAAGAGCTTCCGGTATAGTCGCCAGTCACAACATTCGGAACAGGTATATCGCTAAGTTTAAATCTGTCAGGATAAATTTCACTATCTCTGACCTGCTTTACATCGTCTTGAGTTTTACTGATTCTTGTAACTCTTGTGCGCTTGGTGGCTTTCTCTACCTGATCTAGTAATTTATTCAGAGCGAGCCTTGCAGAAGTGTCTTCACCTCTGCTAAAGCTGACCCCAGGACTCATTGATTCCGATTTATAACTCCAATCAGGATTGCCCATTTCATAGTAATCTGCAATCAGATGAGTCAGAGCCGTTCGCTCTTGATTAACAGTTAGTTCGATTCCACGAGCGTTTAGTATATTTGCGAGTTCGTCGACAGCGTCAGCATAATATAATTCGAACGAAGCGTATAAAATATCTGCGTCAATATGTTCGGAGGCAGTTTCTTCAGCGGAAGTTTGTAACGACACGTACCGATAAAGCACAAGAAATTTTGTTTCTACGTAGTCAATTGGGTCAGGCATAACATTGCACCTACTCTACTCAATATAATCGGAGGGGCGTAAAGCGAATAGAGCGAACCGCAATTTACTTATATTAAGCGTACGTTAGAGTGAGTATGTATTTGAGAGAGCATGAATGTCAAACGTGCGGATATACGCGCGTGTATTTAGCCAAGCCTTGCAAATGTTTAAAGTGTGGCTCGGAGCGATTAGAGCCACCCCTCCAACCAAATTAATCAAATTAATTGAAGTGATATAATGCTAGCAAATGATGCTATAAAAGAGAGAGCAAAAGCATTGGCCGAAGGTCGCATCATAGACGCTATGTCTATATTGATAATACCCTGGGGATCTGACTGTTGTTATGGATGCGAACTATACGATTCGGGAATAACGATAACAGCCCATGGATTTTGCTCTATCCAGAACAGAAACGTGAGTCCGCATTATTTCTGCGAGAAGTACGAACAAGATTGATACAATCTGAAGAAGGTTTGTATATGAATCTAAAAGATATTTCAACCATACGAAAACAATTCGCGCCCTTGCGCGCTCGTTACAAAGTCGCTTGGAAAGGTACAGATCCTCGTGATGAGGAAAGCTATACCAAGTGGTACGAAGCCTTTACAACGATCAGGAAGGAAGAATTGGCCCTTTGTATGAAATATTTTGGCCACGATCTATATATTGATGGGGAATATTTAGATCCGGGCAAGGTTTTGGATTGGATAGAACATTTCTTGGAGGCAGAAACCCCATGACCATGATGAAAATCATACTAGCTTCGATTGTTGGAACGGCAATATCTGTTGCAATATTTTCGGGCTTGTGGAACATTGTGGGGCCAGTATCCTCTATGCTTGCGGGCATTGTATTCGTTGTTGCGTATGCAACGCTCCTTCCAGTCAAGTGGTACACTTAACTCTATTTTTTTCCAACAGCAACCTATATATACTACTTTAACGTACAATCATACATGAAAAGTTGGATATTTGTACTATTGTGGATATTGTCAAGTGGAATGATTATCGGTACAATATGGTCATATGTTTTGGAGTCGTTGTTTGGATCTTGGTCGATCGTCCCTGCCGTCATACTATGTGTTGTTGCTGCAATTGGAGGAGTCTTATTGGAACAGAGGTTTACATGACACCCTTAAAATTGAAAGAAATTATATGGGAAGTGACACTCAAATGTTCAAATGGGTGCAAATATTGTGGGTCCAAAACAGTCCTTCGGCGCGACAACCCTCCATTTGAGCAACTCGACCGTATCGCACAAGAAATTGTTTCATATGGAGTGAATACAGTCACGCTAAGTGGTGGAGAGCCTGGGGAGCTTCCGTCCGAACACCTAGACCACATCATACAAACTCTAACTGATGGCGGCATCGACGTTCGAATAGTGACTAACGGAAAAATTCTAGCTCAGTGGAGCTGGTACAAACAAATTGATAAAGTCACATGCATTGGACTAAGTGTAAATGAAGAGTGGCCGTATTGGTTTGATTACGTTGATGGCCACGAAAAAGATATTACAATAATTACAAACTTTGGTACGCACAACGTATGGCAATTTGACGCTCTGAGTGAGTTCGTTCGTTCGAGTGGCTTCGGAACGTGGCAAATTCAACTAACGATGGGCGAATTCCAGCTCCCTCCAAATGGAATATCTTATTTGAGGGAACGCATTCGGAACCACACAACAGGCGTTAGTTACATCTTAGCGGACAATCTACAAGATGAGCATACTTGTTCAGCTGGAATCAGTACGTGTGGAATAACTGCTGATGGAGACGTTATAGCGTGCCTGAGCGAGCGCGCTTGCAACAACGGAATTGCTACACCTTACGGTAATCTGAACAAACAAACTTTAAAAGAAATTTGGGAGTCACAATTTAAGGATATAAGGTTTGGGGCAGGTTACACACATTCATGCAGAAAATGCATAAAGTATCCTGCGATTGAACGTCTCACGCCAACCATTGCACCTAAACCTGCAACTCCGTTACCAGAACAACCAATTGAGCTGCCTGATCCATACAAACCATTAGAAGTCACTTTATATGGAGTCAGGCCATATGAAGGCACAATTGTGTATGGCGTTGGAACGTACGAAACTAAAGTTATGGCATACGCTGTTCAGATGCATCCTTCAGTTGATTCGTCAACATCAAGTGATGCAGCCAAAACGTTTCAAACAATAGTAGATGACGCACTAGAGGATAAAGTTGAGCCTATAGAAGAAGATGAAGATTATACAAGAGCGTGGCGAGACGAAATGCAACGGAGACGTAGAAGGGGTATGATGTTTGGGAGAGATCCCGACGTTCTCGCTTACGGTGTTGTAAAGCACGACATCCTTGGAGTGAGGCGTATAAAAGAAGTGAATAAGAAGTAAAATCAAAAGAAGGTATGATATGGAGTTAAACATATTGCGTGTAATATTGTTAGCAATTGTTGGGGCGACACTCTGTACAATAATTGCAATAGGTATAGATACATCGAGCGATGCGTCCAAACCGTCAATTCCGAACACCTCATCGATTGATAGAGCTAAGAAACGTAAAGAATGGCAAGAACGAGAAAATGTGATGTTTGGAGAAGAAGCACATAAGAAGTAAAATGCGGAGATGGACTACATGCAAAGAGAATTAGCACTAGCTTTAAAAATCCTACTAGGCACAGACGAAGGAGCGCGCAAAGCAACAAATCAAACACGCAACGACGTACAAACAACAATTGATACAATCGAAGATTCGCGCTACTCTACACAAGAAGAATTTCATGACTGTATCATAACAGACTACATCAATAAATATTGTGTCCATATGACACAAGAGGAAAAAGAGTTAGTCGCACGCTCAATAATCATGGGAGGCCTCATACAGTCCTTCTAATCATTTTAGAGGTTAAACAATGTTTAATACTTTGGCAACGTTAGGTTTGAGTGGTATTTTGGCCATCGTATGTGGTACAATTGGATTTGTAATAAATAAAGTAACGAACACATCATATGGAACAATCATAGCTTTTGCTTTGGCAATGATTTGCGCCATTCTTACACCCATATCATGGTATACTGTGTGATGTGTTCGTTATTTAGTTTCTATTTTTTAACATCCAATGGAGAATGTGTTACATAGGACTTTAAATGCAATCCATCCAAGTCCTCCGACAATTGCTGCTACAATCGCGCCCATTGTCATCAGGAGGATTTCCCTTGGAATGGACCAAAATGTAGTGGCTGCTTGTTCTTCGCCACACTCTACTAAATGGTCATTTTCAAGTTTGCCTAATCTTGACTCGACATTTTGCAAACTTTGTTCGATTTGATTCATCTTTTGAGGGCACGTTGTGTCTCGAAAGGTGGGGAAGTTCTTCACTTCGTTTGTCACTTCCTCTACTGCTTTCAGTCGCTCGCACAAATCGTCCAGCTTGTGCGTGATGTAAGTGAACCCGCTGTCCATTCTTGTGGCGATCTTGATTAGAATTTCTCGATCGCTTTCAGGAACAATATCATTAGTCATAATAGTCCTTTGGAGTGGGATTGTAAGGGGAATGTTGTATACTAATCGCTCGGAACATTTACTCTACTCCAAAACAATATACCAAAGATTGAGTATATAGTTTATTGCGGTAAAGTATATATTCGAATAGAGCGGTTAGTATATTGCGCGGGCTCTGGTGGACGTGGCGCAATCACGTTCGTCATCTCGCGCTACTCTTATTCTTCCTTTGGAGTGCGGCCCGCTTCTATTCTATGACCAATATAAATGCCGACAGCTAGTTGAGCTAAATCAACCCACTGTTTGGCGATCGTCATATCGAGTATGCTTGAATTCATCGTCACGTACAATCCAATGAATATAGCAAGTAGAGTTATCCCAAGGTTCTTCTGAGTGTCAATAAATTCTGAAATTTCTTTTAGAGTTGGCATTAAATTTAGTCCTCCATTAAATTTATTCAAATACTAATCAATTAATTGAGTGACTTCCTCCCCGCCCCTAAAGGGGCAGGGCTTCCTGCTTCATAGATCCAGTGCTCTGGTATCTCCGCAGGCTCTTCCCCTCAGTCCGAGGGTGACGATATTTAGACTGGCATTGATATCCCTATCCATCTCTAGCCCGCAATTAGGGCAGTGGTGGACTCTTTCTGCCAGAGTCTTAGGAACCATTATACCACACGGAGAGCACTTTTGAGACGTATACCTAGCCTCTACCAGTTCTACCACCTTGCCAGCCTTTGCAGCTTTGCTTTGTGTGAACTGGATTAGCTTGCCCCAAGCATGGTCTTGAATATGCTTTGCCAGGTGATGGTTCTTCAACATTCCCTGAATATTCAAGTTTTCAAATACTATTAGGTCTGCTGAGTCCGCCAGCTTCCTGGATACCTGATGCAGGAACTCATCTCTATGGTTTTGGATCTTCTGATGGAGCCTAGCGACCTTGATTTTGGCTTTTCGACGGTTACTTGATCCTTTCTTCTTTCTGGAAAGATCTCTCTGGGCTACAGCAAGCTTTTGTTCAGCTCTGACATAGTATCTTGGATACTGAACTGTCTCTCCGGTGGACAGAGCTACCATGTTCTTCAGACCAACGTCCACGCCAATAGCTGTCTTAGACTCTATTTGAGGTACGTCTTCTATCTCAGATACCAAGATAGCATGCCAGCGACCAAGCTTATCTTTCTTAATAGTACAGGTCTTGATCTTGCCTTCTACCTCTCGATGCTTGAAGATCCTGATAGAACCTATCTTGGAGAGAGTCAGCTTTGAACCTTCCAGCTTGAAACCTGCCTGCGGATACGTGAACGACTTGTACCAGCCTTGGCCTTTGAACCGAGGATATCCTGGTTCTTCTCCAGCCTTAACTCTTCGGAAGAACGCTTTGAAGGACTTATCCAGCCGTCTCAGGGCATCTTGAAGCACTTGGGAGAAGACGCCCTTGAAATTGCCGTCCTTCTTTTCAACAGTCAGCATAGCAGCCTGATCCTCATAGTTTCGACTGACACCTTCAACCTCATAGGCGTTCTTTCTATCGGCCAAAGCTAAGTTATAGAGATGCCTGCAAGTTTCAAGAGTCAGGTCTAACATGGCTTCCTGTTGTTTGTTTGGATAGAGCCTGAACTTGTAGGCGGTCTTCAACCCTGACATTCCTCTATGTATCGTTTGATCACTTCAACCGAGACGTTGCCTGCTTTTCTATTAATTGAATAAAATGTATTGAACTAGAGCGTCTCCACTCTAGCCGATCATTATTATAAAGTTTGTTTAATTTGTGGTTTATTCGTCGCCCATTGGTACGGTCGCTGGAAGTGCGTAGTATCCTGTAACTCCGGCGTGATCCAACTGATCCGCGTCAACTTCCATGTGCTTGACGCCCTTAATTAGAGTTACAAGATTGTCGACCATTAAATCGACATCAGCTTTAAGGGATTCCAAGTTTTGAATCGCGCGCTTGTCTTCGTTAAAAGCTAGTGTGCTGCCTGCACCAGCAGACTGCCCTTCGATTATAGCGGACTGGACTTGGCGAGCCTTTTGATTCACGATCTTCATGATGGTGTCACAACCGTCGCACACCATGAGTCCTGTACCATTTTTAAGGTATGTTATGTCTTTTGGCATTTATTCAGTTCTCCTTTTAGTTTTTTGTTAGTTGTCTCAAGTATTGATGAGACTATTATTCATATTGCATAATAAATTGAAACAAGTGAACAATTGATTGTTCACTTAGCTTTTAGTACAGATATCCGAAGAGATAAACCGTGTTTCCAGCCCCGCCTGATTGCGTCGCCACTGCCATCTCAATAACAGTTCCAGCAGCATAGGACTTACATTTCACAGGAGTCGCGTTCGGAATCGGCATTAGCCAGACAGAATCATACTGGGCGTCGAGGTTGCTCAGAACATGAGCCCCGACGAAATCGGTTTCAGCCCCATTCGCGCCAATGGAAACTGCTGTAGTTGCTCCGGCATCAGTCGCAGCCACGATACAAGCCGAATGCAGGACACATCTCTTACCAACAGGGACCGTGTAGAGAACCGTGTGCGCATCAGCCGCGAAACTTACTGTCGTTGAAGACAGTAGTCCTAATGTTTTACATTTTGCATCACTCATTGGTGAACACCATCCATATACAAAACCATATGTAAGAATATTTCCTTCATAACTGAGAATTTCATCTTCCCAAGTGAGAATTGATTCCGGGAAGTTGGGAACCATGACGGGATTTTCGGTCATTACTCTATCCTCCATTCGTATGCGACACCAGCAGTAACATTCGGATAAACATTTGTAGCATCAAAGGGAATCATCTCCGTGACGTAGCGAGTACCTACCAGATACTTGATCCAGGCTTTGCAGCCGGTGGGAATTGCGGCTAGGGAGTGGGCGATGGTTTGTTCGGAGCTTGTGCCGGTTGAGGAGCCGGAAGATGTCGCTATCGTGTCATATCTACCCACAACAACATCTGTAAGATAAAATGATGCGACTTGTCCATTCGCTCCAGAGAATAATATCCATAATGTAGAATATCCAGCAGGCACTGTAAACATATAATCATTTTTTGCCCATGCGGTTGACGCTGATGCCGCAACGCAAGACTTCGATATCAATGGGTTGAAGTCGGAATCTGTTACCAAGATGAGAGGAGCAGAACCACTTATAGCACTCGTCCTAAATTTTACGACAATTTTCTCTTCTGTGAAATGCCCATTAATTGGAACGTATACACCATCATGAGCATCTGATTTTGTGATCTTCAGAGAATGCCCCTTTTTGTATTTCGTCGTGTCCGCGTGGCCAATACCACACGTTTCTAAAGTCGGGGAGCCATTCTGAACAAACCCATTTGGCAATGCACTATCTGATGGATTCATGTCTCTATTATTAAGAACGTCATTCCATCCAGGCTCGCCGCCCCACCAACTGTTATCACCAAACGACATTCGTTGATATGCGGTATCATATGCATAATCAGATGGTGCAAGAGCAGCAAACACGCCATTCAAAAATTCGGTGAGAACGTTATTAGATCTGACTAATGTAGATCCATATGTTACGTAATTTAAGAATCTGGTGGTGTTGCATCCATTGAGATCTAACCCTCCACCATTTCTGATATTTTCAAATAATGAGTTATTACACGATGTAAGAGTAATGCCATTATCCAGTTTCCCGTTGAAAAACTTTACACCTTGACAATTCGACGCAACGAGTGCGTCCATATGGACGGGGGAGAGCGCGGCCCAATGGCAATATGATAGAGTAATACCCCGACCTTCAAGATCTGTCTGATATATTTGAAGACCATCCGTTCTAGTTGCAGATATCCCTTCAACTGTTTGACTTTCAATTGTTCCGCCGAGAACGAGATTGAAGCCTTCGTTTGTGCCAGCATCATTACGTTGGTCATCGATCAACAGACCATATTGTGATTGTTCGAGAGTTGGAGCAACAAATACATTTGCGTTTGATGCCCAATCAGAAGTATTCTCTCGATGGATATTGACGCATGCAGTTCCGCAACCAGATAACCCCTGTGCTAAATCCGGGCTTACCCACAAACTATCTATTTCGTTGAGCAGCGACGAGTTTAAACGTAGACCATATCTTCCAGCGCCTGGAATGTGAATATTTTTAAGGCATGATCTGCACAGTCTATATGTATTAATGGCGTCTCCAGAGCCAGCAACCGTTTCGACTCGTACATCTTCCATACCAACAAATTCGATAGCAGATTGACCAACAATTGGGGTAAACTGAATCGCGTCAACATTTGCGCTATTCTGTTTTATGATAGTGTTTGCACTTCCACGAACTTTTGTGAAATTGTTTCTAATGATCCAAGGCACATCGGCGAGATTAAATATGCCATCTAGCGAAATTGTACCACCATAATATCTACTACCAGAGTCATGAGCTGCTTGCAGCACCGCCACGTCGTCCGTCCCCGCCGTTCCTGATGCAATACGCCGACCATCAGCATCCTCTGCCACGACCTCAGAGCCGTCGATGAAGACTATGGCATCGTATGCGCCTCTCGGAGACTTATCTAACTTCTGTGGCATTTTCTCAGCTCCAAGCCAGAATTTCCACGATGTCACCAGCATTATCAGAGGCGAAATAGACAGTCTTCGAACTCAGATTCAATGATGGCGGGCTTGCATAGCTGCAATTTGACTTCAGGGTGAAGTAAACGCCAGTTGGTGTTGCAACCTTTCCAGTCGTGAACGCAAATCTAACCGGATAGCCATTACGCGACCAAAATTCAACGCTTTTGCAATTGGATGGAATACTATACGAGTATTCAGTATCAATTACAGTTAGAGTGACATTTTGCTCACCAATAGTTGATGCCATACTTCCTGCTGTCGTAACAGGTACGGGATTTCCTGCAGCGACGTCAGCGTCTCCAACCTGGAGGTTTGCGTTGGCCTGGAAGTTATCATGCGTTGCGTTACGAGCCTGGACCTTGTTCGTGGTTCCATCGGTTGTTTGATCGATACCAACTTGGCCTACAATTGCGCTGCCCACTGGTAAGCTTTCACCAAACTTTACATCTCCAATGTAAGTAGCATCTGCCACGTTCGTAGCAGGTGTAACGGAAAGTGACGCAGCACTTAGCTGTTGGCCAAGGTTTCCCGCAGGCAATGTCACGATGTCAACGTTTCCGATGTTCGTGTCACCGCCATCAATGGATGCGATTACAACTTTCTCGGAGTCCAAGGTAACTTTAATGTCACTGGTCTGACTCGCACCGCCATTCACATTCACGAGGTTCGTGGTTCCGGGTGTCGTCTGATCGATTCCGACTTTACCCAGGAGTGCCGTACCAGCCGGAAGAGCCTCGCCGAACTTAATGTCCCCGATATAGGTTGCATCCGCTATGTTTGTTCCTGGTACAACTGATAGAGAGCCTGCAGCCAGTTGTTGGCCTAAATGACCCGCGGGCAACGTTACAATGTCTACCTGCGCTTCGGATCCACTTACTACGTTGTCTAGGATCTCGATTGCAGTCTTAATATCAGCAGCAGAAGATTCAATGCTGGCAAGATCTCCTCCGGACGTGTCTGGTAGAGGGCCAGCCGTTATACTTTTTATGACAATTTCATTTGCGTTCGCTGTAACCTGATCTATGCCAACTTTGCCAATTAAATTGGTGCCTGCTGGCAATGCACCTGTTATATGATCAATTGTGACTGTAACATCTGTGTAAGAGTACTGTGTCATAGAGCACCTGCCCAAGAAATTTTATAAGTTGTATGGAAGTTTGGAGTTGTCGATTTAATCATCGTGGAGATTTCAGCGTATGCAAAATTCAGTTCAATTGTTAGAATGTCTCCGGGAGTGAGAACAGTTGCGTCAGGTTCAGTATATGATATGCCTGCTGGATACGCTCGGAGCGCACCATATACAGTTAGTGAATTCGCTCCACCTGTATTCTCTATTGTAATGGATTTTTGATCATATCCGGAGCAGTTCCAAGTCATTCCCGCCATATAGTTGCTTGTTGTTGTGCCTGTAGCATAATCAGAAAAACCATTAGGTGGAGTTTGCGTGAAGATTGCCGTTGGAACGGTTACAACTATTGGAATTTCGTCATCTCCAGCAGCTTCCGCAAGTTTCACAAGGTACGTAGCTTCGGAAATAAAGCCTCTCCTGAACGCATTCCTTATACTCATTAAAACCATGCTATCACGCTACCTGTGACCTGTAAAATCTAGATTCCAAGTACAGTTCTGGCCAGCAACTCTATTCTTGCCCCATACAACTACCTGCGACCAAGCTTTATTCAGGGTAACTCTTAAAATATCTCCAGAAGTGAGTGTCATTTCTGGTACTTGTTCGTATGGAGTTTGATTGTCGTACGTATAACATAGGACTTTAACGTTCATGTCGTACGTTGCGTGAGTGTTCTCTACAAGTATTGTTTTCTTGTTGTAGCCTAGGGAGTTCCATTCGATCAAAATTGAATAGGCGTCACTGCATGTGCCTGTAATGAAGTCACACCATCCATCAGCGAGGTTTGTATTCGATGTTTCGTTTGCAGTCATTGTTATCAATATATGAGGTGAGCGTAATTTTTCCAAAGAGAATTTATGGCGAATCCTGTAGTGTTTCCTTGGTCGCTTTCTCGCATTTCGTTATGCCGCAAGCGTTTCTACAAAAGCACTTTAAACAGGCCGCGGGAGGCTGATTTGAATTGTTAATTTCTATCATTGGATACTTACAATCGGGAAATTATCGCATTCTAGCAGGCTAAAAGTCATTATGAGGAATGTTTCCGGTTACATCCCCATGGGTATATGGTATAGATAGGGCGTATTCCTATATACTATAGACGAAAGGAGTTAGGAGAATGGGGGTTCTCCTTTTGTCCTCAGAGTCCCATCACCGTAGCAACATGAGTCGCTACCATTCCAGTAGCAGCCGCGTCCTTGATGCGCATATTCAGGTAGCGGTTGCCTGCGCCGATAAGGGTTTCGAGTTCGGCATCTGTCTCTATGTATGACTTGGTATCTGTCATGTAGATTTGTGGCTATGCCGCCAATTCCAAAATTGCAGTATTTACCAACGAGGCGATTATTTCCCATCCTCCTCGGGAATGATGCACTTTCGAGGAGTCGTAGTAGAAATTCGGCCCGGAATTTGCCTGCGCATAGTCGCCCATGATAGGATCAGCTCCTATATCCACGAGAGCATCAGCAAACTCTGTATAATTTGATCTGAGTAATACATTGTATGCTAGGCGTGCCTCTTCGTGGTTCGCCCCCTGCGCGAGATTAGCAGAGGGAGTGAGTGACAGCACAACGCAATGATCAAAACCTGCGGCTAGGCGGCCACTGCACCATGTATCAGTTCCAGCCAACAGTGCGGCTATCTCTGTCTCAACATCAGTTCCGGGTAAGCTATTTGTTCCTATCCAGAGAACTGCAATATTCTTTGTGAATCTACTATCAATACAAGCGTCTATAGCATTGGTTTCTGCGGAATCTAATATTTGTGATATACCTTCGCCGCCCTGGCCTAGATTTGACACTTTTGTGACGTAAGATCCTGCCAAAAGCTGTCTTAGATATTCGGGATAGGACGAACTCAGTGCCGCAGTCAGGCTATCGCCCTCGAATACGAGATTGAGGCTAGTGCCAAAATTTGATATGAAGTCCACTGGCGCGCCCAGTCGGGCGAGTTCGGCTTCGTCGTAGTATAGAACATCTGTGATATATTTTCTTACACCGCCCGGATATACAGCATCAGCATTCACTAGATCTATATACGAGTTGAAATGTTGAGGGCTACCCCTAATTCGAACACCCCCGTGCTCCGATGAATGATTGCGTAATCCACCGGGGATATAACGCAAATCTGCATCTAGATCCCGCGCCGACCCCGGCCTGGAAGTGGCCTCCTGCTATCTGCTTGACATCATAGCTCCCGCCGTACCTCGTATATGATCCCTTTGTGCTGTAGTCGTATGCGTTGTAGTTCGGATATAGCTGCGCCAAATCGATTGTACCATTTACAGAAGTTGGGGATGTGAATTCTAGTCTCTCATCTGAGCCATCATCGAACGTGATGGCGACTCCGGGTGTTGCTGGTGCGGCATTGTATGTTATCTTCAATACATAGAAAGGATTATTCGTAGCAACATACGCATCTTTTCCCCGCGCTAAGGCCGATAGCGGCCGGGATGGTTGGGTTGCATCCTCGTCGAGATATAGCTGAGTAGATCCAGTTGCTGCATCAGCATCATGTTTTATCAACACTCTGTAATCAGTTCCAAATGTGAGCCATTTATCAGCAGTATCTATGGCCATGTTACAACATAAATACGGCTCACCATTTTCAGCATATTTTACATAGATGGGGTTACCACCGGGGCTCGCGGCATGGTACGCCGTGGCTGTTTTCGATGCGGCGGTGACCGTGCCATCTGGTTCCACTTTTCCGAGACCATCTAAAATCCACTGGTACATTATGCCGCACATGCCGATGACGCCATAATTTGAAATCATGGAGCGGCCCGCCGTATCCACGGGGAAAGTCACGGTTACTGGATCTAGCCCCGTGCTTATGTGCGTCTCTTCGTTACTGCCAGCGGCCGCGAGTTGGAACTCCGCGTCTGTGAGCAGAGTCTTCTTCGCTGCCCCGGCATAATCGACAAATGTCATCCAATCAATCGTATCCTTGATTGTTGCACCGAAAACCGATGTGAGGGTGGTACCAACGCCGTTGAAGAGGTAGATGTCTACCCAAAGAGCGGGCCTGCCGTCCGAGGGCGTCAGGCTGATCTTCGCCATGCCTTCTGGAGAGCACCGTGGCCCATCGTTGAGATCCCAAATCGAATTGAAATGCAACGCACCTTGATCGAAGTCCTTGTACGGATGGCCTACCGGGAGGTTGACACAAGCGCCTGGCATGCAATGAAGCCCGCCTATTTTTCGTGAGCTGTCGGCATCATAACCAGAGGGCCATGTAGAGGCCCCGGACATTATGATTTCGGGGATTTTCCCGTATCCTGGCTGACACATGTAGAAATAGACGTCCTTGCCAGCCCTAACAGTAAGATCTGAGTAATCAGTACCTACAACCGTATCCCAGACGGAATCTGTGTCAAAATCTATTAGCTGCTGAGTCCTGAGTCTATACGTGTCTCCGCCTATTTCGACAGTGATATATTCGGGGCTTTTTAGTGTCCTCCGATGTGATATCGAATCGATGTCATAGATCATCCAATTCCAATCTTTTCTTGTGTAGTGATTGGGATTATCCTTGGCAAAATCCTTGGATGTGTACGGCTTTGTACCAGCGGGCATTATGTCCACCACTCAAGAAGAACAATATTCCCAACAGCATCGGCTCCGCCCGCTACATATATCGTTTTAGATGTCAGGTTCAGGGACTCTTTTGAATAGACTGCTCCACCGACGAGTATCTGGAAGGGCAATGTCAGGGAGTTCACTTTCCCAGTAGCGAAGGCGTACCTGATATCAGCGCCTGCTGTTAGCTTATCGGCTGCTACTGTTTGAAAACAGAAGGCTTTGCAGTTTGCAGGAAGTGCCTTGCTGTACTCGGTATTTGCGGCAACAATGGTTATGCTGTCCATTGCAGGAGTTGTAGCGGGTGGCTGCTGGTTTGCTGAGGTGGATGCACCTGTGGGCAAAGGCAGGGTGGTTGGTGCTGTTCTATCACTATATGTCGTGATTGTCATTTCCTATTGGCCTCCAGAATTCATTTCGTGGTCGATAGTATATGTCGCGGGAGTTGACGCCACCGTGGACTTCACGCTCAATACGAGCGAAGCATAGGGCTTTGTAATCTCAATCACATAAGTGTCGAGGGCCACCAAGGCGACATCGATCAGGATATTGTTCGCGAGGCCACCCGCATGTGCATAACCATCCAGCTTGAACGTGAGTCCTCTGGTCGCATGCGTATTCTTCAATATAATCATTTTTTGTGAGTATCCGAGGCAGGGAAGTGTCAGGGCAACAGCGTATGCGTCGGCAGTAGTTCCGGTCGTTGTATTGGATACTCCTGGTGTTGGATTCAATTGGTATGTCATTTAAAATTTCTCCAAAAATTTATTCAAAATTCATTCATGCGGCCACGATAGCCGCCTCATAAGTAGTATGATTTCCTGCAGATGTGCTTGCGACCTTTAGAGCAATTAGAGTCACAGCATCCCTTGTGCGCATCATGAATACATCTGAGGGAGTGACCGTTCCTGTAATTGTATTGTAGAGTAAGTCTGCAGCATAAAATTGAATCGTGTAGGATAGAGTGTTGGTGTCGCCTGTATTTTCTACAACAACAGTCTGAACTGTACTCTCATGGGTGTCACTTGCAATAACTGTTGTTGAAGTGTTTGTTGTTGTGCCTGTAACATTGGCTGGATCGTCGGAGGTGGGTGCGAGCATTGCCGAATAATATGTATCGCTGTCAGTGAAGCCAGCTTCAATTATGGCAGCATATTGCCCTTGCGTAATGATGTTGCGTCGGTACGCATCATAAACTCTCATTTGGATCGACTCCTAAAATGAAAAAAAAAACAGACGACATTCAATTGTCGCCTAAGCTGATTTTTGGAAGAGCAATACAAAGTAGAGTTTTCCAGCGGACCTTGTACCCGCAACATCATCCGCAGTGTATGCGTAAATGTGTTCAGTGGAAAGAACATCTACACCAGCAGCTACAGGAACAATGCCAAGAACAGCACCTAAACGATTGGTTCCAACAGTATCTGCTAGAGTTATTGTGAGAGGGTCGCATATAGGAGCAGCACCTGCAGCCGCTTTATGTAGTGCAATTGCAGTTGTTGCGTCACCATTAGCTTGAACTTCTGAAACAGTAGCCCATCCGCCCAATAGAGTGCCCTTAGTCCCTAATGCTCCTAAATCGACATCAATTACGTTAGACGCGCCGAAGTCCATCTCGCCTTTAACAAAGAATATTGAACCGGTATCATCCGCGGTCATGGCGGCAATTCCAATTGTATTGACGCTCAGAACGCCTGCTGTCGCGGTTAAACCAGACCCAGCCATAGCAGTTGCAACGTCAGATGCTAAGTCTTTTTTCGGTACGCCTGCCGCAGTCACATACATTAAACTATCTGTACCGATAGTTATCGCGTTATCTGCGGGCGCGACTGTCAGGACACCTGCTGCAGCAGTTAGAGCTGTGTCTGCTTGAGCACCGGCAATTGCTGTAACGACGTCCGAAGCCAGATCTTTTTTAGTCAATCCAGCTGCTGTCGCATACACTAAACTATCCGTGCCAATGGTTATGGCATTGTCTGCAGGTGCAACCGTTAGAACTCCAGATGCGGCTGTTAATGCGGTGCTAGCCTGCGTTCCTGCGATGGCTGTAACAACATCTGATGCGAGGTCTTTTTTAGTTACGCCAGCAGCAGTTGCATAAATTAAGCTATCCGCACCGATAGTAATCGCGTTGTCGCTTGGAGCGACTGCCAAGACTCCACTGGTTGCAGTCAGAGCGGATGTTGCTTGTGTACCTGCTATAGCAGTTATAGCATCGGCGAAAGCTTCTCGCTTGAATTTGTGCGAATCACTATGATCATTAAAGATAATGTCGTCGTTTGCAACATCAATAACAGCTTCGGTTGCGCTGTTAAATATAGCAGTGTTAAGGTCTGTGGCGGCAACTGTACCGTCCAAAATTTCGGTTGTTGTGACGGCACTCGTTGCAATATCACTAGCGTTTAGTGTCTTGCCTGCCACCTTGCCAAATTTATTAGTAGCTCCCATAAATTAATTCCTCCAATAAAATTTAGTAAATTTTAATCTAAATTGTGAATATAAAAATAATGGCCCACTTCCTTTACGCAACACTTAAAGTTACGCAAAGAAGTGAGCCTGTCTTGTGACTAACTCTAATTCAAGTTATGGCTATTTCAACGTACGCGTCAACTTCGTGCAGTTCGGGACAGAACCACTCGCTCATCTCGATCCACCAGTTGCCGCCCTTTTCTCTGTATGGCTCCTTAATATCAATTTCAGTTGAAACCACGAACTCGCCCGCGTTGGGCATATAAGGAACAACGTATACGAAGCCTGTAGGAACTTGGGGTGATTCGACCATCCAGCTCATGTCTTCGGGAGATTTGCCGAACAGTCCAGAGATCTGTTGGTAGAAGGGGTGTCTTTCAGAGTCGTTAGTTTTCAAATAGCTCAAGGACAGTCTATTTCCTAGCAAAAATGCCGGAGCAAACCGAACGTCCTGTAGAGTGGTTGCCAGTAGAACATCTTCGTAAATGTCACGGTTGTCGTCGTTGCCATCCCAAGCACCATTGTTGTTGTATGTGCCTGCGGAGGCTGCGATCTTACCGTTAGAGTTTGCGCGAGCAGCACCAACAATTCCGGTTATGCCGAGTGAAGTAGACCCATTAATTGCGAGGTTATCCTCCAATTCATGCATAGAAGCTAGACCAACGTCAATTTCCTTGTTCTTTTGGAGTGCGCCTTGAGGCTTTGCCAGATCTCTATCGTGAATTGTAAAGCCTGCAGCATTACACAGCATCTCGTGTTTAGATTGACGAGCCTTCATTGTGTACGGTTCGGGAACGCTACCCTTAGCAATAATTTGTGCAATAGTACCGGAAGCGTCGTACCTTGTTATGCTGTCGTAGTCCATTGTTTCTCCAATGGATCTATATGGAAAGATCTTGCGAGCGACCTGCAGATTCCTCCAGGTCTTCTCATAATCATTAATTTCAACAACCCAAGAAGTGACTACTTCTTCGGGTATGAACGAACCAAAATTCATATCGACCATATAATTTGTCTCCTATAAATTTAATAAAAAATTAGAAAAGGTGTTCAGATTAATTCGATTTCAATCGGAACGAGTTTGTACATTTTGATTGCATTTGCGTGCGTCGCGAGCGGAGGCTTCACGCATGTACATGTTACGGTTGAGGCTGCAGGGTCAACAATACGATTAACTTCGGCAGCTTCGTTACTATCAATAACAACGTAGTCTCCTCTGACCAGTCCCAAGGCCGTCAAAGTTGCAGCTAGTCCGAATGTAACAGTGGAGCCACTAATCGAGGCAATTGTTTGGTCATAGTCTGCGCTACCTGCGTCAGAAGTTTGTGTGACTCTTCCAACAGAATATGCAGTTCTAGTTGTGGGAGTGCTTTCGACAGATACCACACCTAGTGATTCTGTACCAGCTCCAAGAGTTGCCGGAAATCTGACAAAATCTCCACTATCAACAGTGTCTCCTCCGAGCAACCATGCGTTGACGACGCCTGTTGCAACGTAACTTACGTTCTTGCCTGCTGCAAAGAATCCATCGTATGGACGCTGTTCAACTTCAGATTCTACAGCAACCCCAAGATATTCGTAAGGAACATTCGTAACTTGGGCCTTCACAGTACCATCTGCAGATCTTGTAACGAACGCTCCAAACGGTACTTCACTTGCAGTCAGACCACGCTTTTGCATTCCGCTGTAAGAGGTCTTGACTCCCTTAAAAGTAATAGACATTTAATTTTATCTCCTAAAAGTTTATTCAAATTGTAATATAAATTAATAAAAATTAATCATTTGTTCAAAATTTAAACGATTTTGTGCTTTTCGCGCTGAGTTTTAACCAGTTGCGCGCGAGCTTCCGCTAGAGAAACTCCCGGAGTGAGGTGTGCAGAGCCTTGCAATCCAGCATTCTGCTTCACGTCTGCTCTGGACTCAATTTCAGGGTGAGCATTAAGATATGCGAAACCTTCGGACTTGAAGCCAGTCCAATGTTCATCAAGTTTGACACGTGCAGCAGCGTTTAATCGCATACCAAAGGCGGTTTTGTCTGCGTCTTCTTTTGCGGCGTTTTGCTTTTGTACGAATGACTCTCTTTCAGTCATTAGAGTGTTGACGTGACCAGCGAGAGTTTTAACTTCGGCTCCGAGCAACTCTATAGTTTCATTTAGCTTTACTACAGCGTCCGTATCGAGGACAGCTTCGAGTGTAATCGTCTCATTAGATGGGACGGAATTTTCCTTAACTTCTTCAGTCATTTCTTTATCAGCTTCCATAAGTTTTTTGCATTTTGCACTAGATTTATTCTTTTTACATACAGCAGTTTTATCAGTTTTACCTGCTTCAGAAGATTCTTCATCTTCTATCATGTCGTCTTCTGCATCAGCAGCGTTTTGTTTAGTATCAGTTAGAGTTGGGTCAATTTTATCAGACAATTTATCAACACCATTAGGTTCGTTGTATTCGTTACAATCAATAGAATGAATAGAATTTAATTTTATGCCGCACTCACTACACGCGCCCTTGCCTTTATCGAGTTCAGCGACGTGATAGAAGTGCCAGCGTTTGGAGGTCCCTTCGATTGCGTTATACTTTTGACCGTGGAATTCGCCATCAGATGGAACAGTGTCCGTTGTATATGCGATCGAGGCGTCAAACGAATCTGGCCCCTTGATACGTGCGATTTCCTCAGGCGTGAGATCTTTTTTGAAGTATCGTACCTTGCCTACAACGTCGCGCTTATCATCACGAGCTCGAACGTTCAAAATTTGTCCTATACGTTTATGCTTGTACGTGACGATTTCGTCAGGGCGAGTGTGTCCCTTCAAAACGGGCATTCCCGTTAGCCAATGTGCATCATCTTTAAAATTTTCGTACGGTTTGAATGTCGCAATTCCATCGTTGCCGGTGGTCACAGTTTCTTTCATTACGACAATCGGAACTTCGACAATGTCATTATCTTCATATAAAATATGACCACCCTTTGAGGCAGCATTATATTTTAATTCCATCGAAAACAGACCTTAAAATTATGCTTAAAATTATGTATGGCGTGATGCTTGTGCGTTGCGGCTATGTCTTAGTTTGTCTGCAAGTGCTTTGTTCAGGCCGCGTTCCATGCGGTCAGCTTCGCGCCCAAGCCTCGCTTTATCCTCGTCGCTTGTGCCTTCGCGAGATGCCATTGAGCGTTTTTCCTCAATTAATTTAGTTACCAAGTAACGTTTATGCTCTGAACCAATTGTGCCTTTGCCTAAATGAGATGGTTTGAGGCCACTCTTTAATGGCGTAAACGATCCGCCAGCACTTCCAGAATTCGAATCAGAACAGAATTGGCCGCCATCTGACCCTCCAGCAGGATTATGACAATGATTAACGTTTAATTTAATAAAAGGAATAATTTTAATCAATTGAAGGTCGAGTGCAATCCTAACTTTAGTATTACTGGATGGAATAAAAATCACCTGTACGATGAATAAATAGAATATCAATATAATTAGGAGGACGTAAAGTTTCAATGGGAGTTAGAGTAGAGCGTAAAGTATATATACAATTAATGCGTACTATGTTATTGCTAAGGCAACGTACAAACAAACAATGTACGGACTTTAGTGTGCGACCCCTCGCACAATGGATCCCTTCGAGCTTGATCCTACGAGCAAAGCAATGCGATGAATAGGATCTACATCCCCTCTGCGACGAGCCCACTTGGGCCAAAGTACGTTTAGAGTTCACGATGAACAGTTGCTACCATATGGAGCAGGCAATCAGACGGCTTGCTCCGCCTCCTCATCACTTTAATCGAATTAAAGTTTATGCTTCGTTTAATTGTTTGCGTCGTTTGCGGGTAGATTTTGGCTTCGTTTTAATCAAATCCTCACCAACAACAGGCACATCTAGTGTATCTCCTGTTGCTGTTACAACGATTGGAGTTGGTTCGTTCTGTGTTAGAGTTAATGTTTGCTCAATTGTTGAATATGTCCAACCTTGTGTTTTAGAAAAGTTCCATACCATGTAGTGTCTCCGTAATCTTTAGTATCAATAGTATGGAGTGTGACGTAAAGTTTATTTCTCGTCGCGGGGCTGGTCGTCACTGTAATTGAGCTTCATATTAGAGCGAGCGTTTTGGCGCGCTTCAGTTTTATCTTTTGTGGTTATAATGGAGCATCTGCAGTTGCCTGCCCAATTAGCTTTACCATTGCGCCTAACATATAACGTGTTGTTTTTCTCCATTTCTACACAATATACTATGTCATTATATTTAACACTATTTATGGAATAGTCGTACGATATTGTGCGTTCTTCGGGTAAAAATCCTAGCAAAATGCGATCAGTTGGAGCAACTTTTGATGCATCGATTAATTCGAAACCATTGCTATTTGCAACTAGCATCGAATGGTCTGGAGTTATTAAACAATCAATTGCACTTCCATTAAAGTGAATTAAGCAACCTTCGTACCAATATCTTACCTGATTTATTTGTTCTGATAACTCTACTTGGTTATTGGTTAAATTTAGAGTCCAAATTTTTTCGTCAGGTAGAACGTTCTTGAAGAGTTTCCAACCATTCTCTGTGAAAACTTCTGTATCATGTGAATAGCATCGCGGGTGAGCCGGAGGATGCTGCACTCTAATTTCAATCTCGCTCCCGTCCTTCCGAGTGTAGTATGCAACAAATTCTTCATCAATAGGGATTGTTTTTTCGTGTAATTGCTCGCCACATATAGGACATGATCGTTCATCGTGCGCACTAAACCAGGTTTTTGTATCATGTCCTACTTCTTTTGCAAGGTCTTGCGCGCCCTGATTTTGAGCATCATGGTGCTCAGTTCTGTAAATTGTTTTTAATCGTTCTGGAGATGCTACATATGACTCACTCAAGTTCCGAGCGAACTGCTCCTCACCAACACCCCACCACTCCAACATACCATCCTTTACAGTTTGTAGGTCGGTTTCAGTCATTCCTTTAACCAAATCCAGCCCATGTTGCAAAAAATATTCTTTAGATCTGGTACCAATTTCTCCAGAATAAGGAATGCCGGACTTCGTTGCATGTACGCGCGCGCCCGTTAGGTAACTTTTTGCGCCTTGTTTGGCCCATAGTCTGGCCCACAAGCTCCAATTCTTCTTCAACAATTCCTTTGCGAGCGGTGTACTAACTTTAGGCCATAGAGCTTCCAGAGCTGCTGGATATTCTCCTGAGGGTTGTTCCAACAACTTAAGCAACTGTTGGAAATTTTTGGGTTGATGTGTAGGCATACAACTATCCTTTTATTGATGATGTTTTGGAAACTTCAAAATAGTTCGCGCTTTTAAGAACCTTCATTGCAATTGAACCAGTATCTCGTAGAATCCCCATGAGTTCTTCATCCAATGTAGCAGAAGTTCTTACGCCATCGAACACTTCATTTAATTTTTGTTCTTCTTGGACAAGATCAGTTGGTTGAGTCAATTCGTTGCCTTCGGTTGGAGTTGGCCCCATGTCGCCATCTTCACTTGCTCCAGCTTGTCCGAACTGCTGTTGGGGAGGCTGCGCAGGTGACTTCCACCGCGTCAGCTCCTCATATATAACAACCCTTTGCGCCTTATCTAAAGGATCTAGTCCAATCGATTCTCTGTATTCATCTAGCGTGATAGTGTGCACCATGAATTTCTCTAGAGCCAATTTATGTTCGTTGGCGGGATCATCAGGAATGAAGGGAGCCCAATCAAAATAAACTTCGTATAAATCGAATCCGTTCTTTTGAGCAAACTCTGTCCAAACCTTTTCGAATGGAGTGGAGCATACAGCTTGCCACCCCTGAATCATCATTTTGAGGAGTTCTAACAGGGGAGCGGATGTGGTACTGATTGATTGTGAAAGAACTTCTAAAACATCTCTTGGAAATATGTGCGATATGAGTTCTCGAATTAAATAGCTATCGGGCACAGTGGGATCCAACGATATCGGAATGTTTTGGTATTGGAAATCTACACCTTCTGGCACAGCTATAGCAGTATCAGAGGATTGGTTTTGGACTAAAAGTGTAGCATACTCCCACAAGTCAGTATAGATTTGGTCGTTAGGGGTTGTGCCTGCTCCAGGCATTGCCGTTGTGAGGTCCTTCGAACCTGTGTCATCTTTAAAGCTGTCCGGTAATCCGACTTTGACTATAGCGTTTGGAGCTCCTCCTCTACTAACTGTTTGCATCATACGCTTGCGGGCGAACTCCAATTGAGTCACCGTAGAAACGATACCTGCGAGATACGGATCGCCGTCAACGTAATTCGAACATTCATCCTTTAGATGGATTACATTTTCTGCGTCGATTTCTACAGGAACAGAGCTGGTAGATTGTTTCTGGAAAAACCGCATTCTTTGTTCCTGCTTGTCATATACAATACCCTTTAAAATTCTGCCGACTAAATATCGTGTAGGATTTCCCTGGATTTCAGGCACGGCATAGCTAAAGGACTTTGCAGGCAACCTTTGGAGGTTGGGCACGATCCACCCATCTTTTGTTGTGACCCATACTCTCTCGAATAGAGCACTACCGTACGTTATCAAATCATAAAAAGACTGCTTGCAGAGAGTGTTCGTTTTTAAACGTTTATCTTCTTGCTTCATGCGGTCGAGTAGGGCCTGCTCTTGCTTGTTTTCAGCTTCACCTACTCCAGGCGCAACTACGTTGAATTCGAACCAAGGAAACGCTATAAGCTCCAATTGTCGTAAGGAGCGTTGAACTGGCGCGACCTTTGCGGTTGCTTCTAGAAGGTCCGGCGTAATACGATTATATATTGTGCTATAGGTTGGGAGTATAGGGTAAGGGTCCCCAACAACTCGTGTCTTACGTTTAGCATTTGTTTTAATTTCTTCAGGAGGAATACTTTTGGTTTGCTTGTGGCGTATAGCCTCTGCTCGATATTGTTCGTAATTAAACGAATAATTCATGAATAATCCCTATCGTTCAATTGTTCCAAATGTTTCTTCAAATGAACCATCACGATCTGATATAATTATAAAACTTTTAGCATATTTGATGTCAGAAACAATGTTTTCATTTTTGTCAAAAAATATTATTCTTTCTTTCTCCATTATATCACGCCCTCAACGTGCGTCTGAGTATTTTTGAGCGATTGGGATACTTTTTCTCAAATTGCTCTTTGTTCATTGTATATTCAGAAATGCTTACTGCAAAATCTTCGGCATATTTTCGAGACGTTTTGCCATAAACTTTCATACTGTCTTGTGAATAACTATCTACACCATTTCCACCGTCTGATTGAACAGCGTTTTTCCAATCAGAACCTCCAGAAATATCGAATTCTGTTCCATCTACGGAATGTCCTAATTCATGGTAAATTGTCGACGACATAGCTAATCGTCCTCTGGAAGAATTAAAACACGTTATGCTACCATCGCGACTTCTGCACGCACTAGAAACAAATTTGCTTCCATACCTTTTGGTATTTATTTCGTCGTTGGGATTCGCAGATTTTGTTAAATATATTTTGTAAGCTTTATCTTGCAAAGCAGGTGGTGCTCTAGAAACATACTCCACAATTCTACCTACGTCAGATTTATTTACTCCTTTATCTGAGAATACACTATATTTTCCATTTATTTTGTATTCTAACATTGACGATTTTAATCCAGTAGTTCCGAGTGTAACTTCTCGAAAAACATTATCAGTTTCTGAAGTTTCGTTCAAAACCGTTGTATAATAGTTGTCTTCGGCAGCTTCGTATTCCTTTCGTAATGTTTTTACTTCTCCACTATCCTTTCCTTGTATTAAAATTTCCCATGCTTCCTCTTTTTTTAGTTTTGCTTCACTGACATTTGACGTTGTTGTTTCTTCTTTAGGAGAAGGTTTTGACGATTCTTCACTTGGCTTAGATTCTTTTTGAGTATCATCGTTTGGTTTTGATTTTGATCTTGGTTTTGGTGTCTTATCTACTTTTTCTTCAGATCTTTTTGATTTCTTTTCAGATGAAGACTTATTTTTGGTAATATTTTTCGCTTCTTTTGGAATATATTTGGGCCACTTCTTATATCGCCGTTCCATTATTCCAATCGAAGTAATTGCTCCACTTTTGCTTCCTTTATATATGGATTCTCCAGCTGCATCCACCGCTGAATATTCTCCATTAGGTAACTTTACTAAGTGAAGCCCATAGCCAAACTCAGATGACTCTTCATCATTTTTATCATCTTTATTCAAGTTGCACTTATTATCAGTGCCGTTAAACTCACATTTATAATTTAATTTAATATTGTTGAGTATCTTTAATGAGTTGTAAGGAATCAAAATTTTTATGTGCATCAGAACAAACCTCTAAACAACGTATAATCAATATAACCAAAAGAACGTAAAGTGTACGCAACGTTTAAATAGTATTCAAATGCTACTTGTAGCGGAAGTGACACATCATGACTCAAATGATACAAGATAGAACATTGGGATTCAATTTGTTCAGAAAATCGAAAATTATAAAGGCTGTTAATCCCTTTGGCAACGTATCCATCAGATTACTCTTATATAATGATAAGTATTATTGGGTCAGCATGATGGATTTCACTCACAACAGTCACGACACTTACTACGTTGGAAAAAATCTGATAGAGGCTACAGAATGCTGGAAAAATGAATGCGATATGTGGTAAAAAGTAATAAAATTTAATCAAAATCAATTTCAGGATACAACGCTTTTATATCACTAACAAGTTTTTTGACTTCATCATGCTTAACAGCAATGCCTTTCATCCAGCCATCTTCTTCAGCAATTTGAACTATTCCCATATCCTGGTGATATCGTTTAACCTCTATCATACATAGAAGTTGGTGTTTATTGTATTAAAACTTTGTTGTAGCATGGCGTGTCGTAACGCTCAAATACTAGTTGTACGTATAGAGGGCGTGGTGTTAGCATGAAGTTCTTAATCGTACGCAAAGATGAAACAACTGAAGTTATCGACAGGCAAACTGTGGCAGAAGCTATGGACTACATGATCGAGATAGAGGGCATTGGAATAGGACTGGCAGCGGACCCTTCCGCACAAGATGCCCTCGTTGGAGAACTCAAGGCAGCAGTACAGCGACATGGGTTGGATCCAGACGGCATCCAAATCAGGCCGCACGTTATAGAGAATCCGTACAAGTCTGCGCAATTTGACCCCATGTTTGGGTGACTCTAATCTTCTGCTTCCTCTTTTTCCTTTGCACGTCTTTTTGCTTCTTCTTCACGAGCCTTACAAACCGAACATATTAATTCATCTAAAGGCTTTAGATGGTCTTGGCATCGAATGTAGTATTTGGAGTTTGTCTGAACCATTATATCATGTCCATTAGATTGTTGTTTAATCGCAAACTATAAATTCTAGTACGTACTATGGAGTGGTTGGAGGCAGAACACGTGGTAAGCAAAGAAACAAAGAAGCGCCAAATCGCACAAACAAAGGCACAAGGCCGCTGGAGAGGAAACAACTACTGAAGGTGGTCATATGGTCAAGAAGGTTCCATTGTTTGAGTGTCAGGAATGCCACAAGAAATTTTACACGACAGAAGCAGCCGAACGCGCCTCGAATGCAGGTTGTCCCAAGTGCGGTGGTGTCGATATAGACGTAGCTTCTGGTTAATTTTTACTCTTTTACTAAAGTCCTTTTAATGATTGTATGCTCTAGAGGGTCAATCTTTTTGTGCTTTATCCACCATTCGCGGCCTGCTTGGAACCCATTCCTCACATACCAAACTTGAATGAATTTGCCTGTTTGTAGCGTCAATTCTTCGAATTCATATAATTTTTTAGCTTTCACCAATAATCATAGCCTCTGTCTTTTGTTGGACGTAAAATCGTGCCGTACTTCTTGAACAATTGTCGCTCGGAGTGTCTAAAGTTTCGATTAGACTGTCGCCTGCGTTTAGCTGGAGAGTGCCTGTGCCAGTAACCCTTTAATCTGATAGTTCGCGACATATTACATTCAAATCACTCTAAACCACAATTTCTTGATATTTAGATAAAAGTTTGTGTCCAGCTTCTGTTGTTCTGTAGCACGATCCTTCTTTCACGATTAAGCCCATATTTGTTGCCTTTTCAAGCACTCCTACAATTATCCGATGATTAACATTCGCTTTAATCACCAGGTAGGACTTGTGACGTGGAGTAGTAGCATGCTTTAGAACTTCTACAATAATATCCAAACTATCGCGTCTTGCGGCCATACTTTATATCGTGGCGTCTAACATATATAAGTATTTTTAATCTGTGGTACGGACGTAAAAATTAACAATTTAAAGCCAATGGAGGGATTCGAACCCTCTATCTGACGGTCACTTGCAAAATATCTAGCACTCTGTCCAGATTGTATGTTACAGGCCGTCCGCTCGTCCTAACGTGCCACATTGGCAACGGCTTCGCTCGCGAAAAGCTCGCTCCGCCTAAATGTATTCAATTCATCAAATAGTGAATTGGGAAAGTCGCTTTGCTTCGATTTCTGCTAAGATTTGTGCGTTGAGTACAGTCTGTTTATGCTCTTTTCCCTTCAGAAAGGCTCCTAACATTTCGTGCAAAACATGAGCTTCTTTCCACGTAAGGGACATATAACTGTCGCTGTCATATCCGCAATCGATTATCACATGTTCGCCGATTAAGCCATAATCGTGCACAGAAATGTGAATAGATTTGTCATTTCTAAGCATACTTTAAACCTCGTTTAGAGCATGTTCAATTTCGAGATCTGAATATAGCTTCTCTCTGGCCTCTCGCTCTAACTTCTCCTGCTCGAATTTCTTCTTACAGGATGGACAATGTCCCATACACAATTGCCTGTAAGGATCGTATCCTATCCAATATGGCAAGGCGTATGCATCTGGATCTCTGAGGTCTTCATTCTTGATCTTCTGGCTGGCTATCCAGCCTTTGAAGCCAGGGCCACCATAAATAGGACGCTTATTGTATGCACGCTTAGTTCTGGTCAATTCATCCACCTAACCAATCGAATAAATCCTTCGTTCGACGAGTATCTCCATTAGTGCCTATTATACTACAGTAACGACACTTATATGGTTGCAAACTATATCCTAAGAGGACGTGGTGTCTTTCACAAGTCCACTCGCTCAGGGCTTCCTCGTAACCAACATCCGGGCAATTTCCGCATGGATATCTATTAGTCATTTAAGTCATCTTATTGAACGTACGTTGAATTGGTATAAATACTTTGTTGTGGGTTTGCTCTATCTCCAACCGTCCCCGCTACTGATTAACTTGTGAGGCAGAGCGACGCGCTGCTTTTGTGGCCGATTGATGAAATAATTTAAACTGTACGTACATGCATCTACCATATCGTCATGTTTGCCGTTGGGAAAATCCGAACACTCTTGTACGAAGTCATGAATCCAGGGAGCATGCACAGGACTCGGCAAATATACATTGCCTGATTCGATTGTTGGAGCTGCTGCCTGTGCTCTAACAACTTTACCTCCTTCAGGTTTGACTGGAATGATGCCAGCGATTTCGTGTTGTAGAGTGGAAATGACGGCAGGACCATTCGCTTTGTCCTCTATAAGTTTGCGTGTTGCTTTAGGCCACTTCGCGCTCAAGCTTCGTATGGCACTAAGAGTGGTCGGAAAGTCCATTCTACCACGTACCTGGTCAATTAAATATTTGTCAGCGCGATCTCTGCCCCAAACTTGGCCCACGACATAATCTGTACCATCTCCATCTTTGAAGGTGCAGTCCCAAGTTTGTATCAATTCAGTACATCCAGCGGCTTGCTCTTCTGGTGATTGTTTATAATAGCGCCACCACCCTCTGTTGAAGATGTTACCTGCGGCCAGAGTCGGGCGCTGTTGATAGAGACCTGCCCAAGAATACGTACCTTTGCTTTGTCGCAGAGCTTCCATTGCTTCAATTCCGCCAAATCGAGACGGCCACAAAGGTTGCCCAACCTCCCTAGGATCTTCAGGACATCTGTCGTCCTCTTCGGAAATCATAGGGATTCTGACTACAGTCCATTTGTCACCGTTGGGAATAGTACGTTGTTCTTCCAACAAGCGACCTGCTAGATCGTCTGCGTGCCATCGAGTCAACGTGAGCAATATACGAGCGTCTTTATTTAATTGCCTTGTATGGAAATCGTCTTTGTACCAGTTCCAAATAGTGTCACGTGTTGTTTGTGATTCGGCATCCTTGCGACCACGCAACGGGTCATCGATTATTCCATAAAAAAATCTTTTGCCGGTAATTGAACCACCAATTCCAGCACACTTATAATATCCTTTGTGATTAACTATTTCAAACACTTCAGTATTTCGGAGGTAAGAGCTGCCCGTTGTAACCGTTCTAACCGATTTGCCCGATAATCCAACAGTTGGGAACACCTTTTTATATGCTTCTGAATCAAGTATTCTTTGTACGTCTCTGTTCATATCGGAAGCGAGGCTTGCTCCGTAACTGGTGGCCATCATCATTGCGTCTGGGTTTTTGCCGAAAATCCACGCGGGTAAGTTACGAGACACTAGCTCCGATTTTCCGCTACCGGGAGGCATGAATACCATCAAACGTTTGATGTTTCCGAAGGCCCACTTCTCCAAATACTCACACAAAACTTTGTGATGCCAATTCACTTCGTAATTATTATACGACCACATATATTCGACGAATGGAAAGAAGTGGAGGCGAGCCATCACGACTTTCAAAGTGTCACTAGAGTAGAGCATGTGTAACGAACCAAAAATACATTCAAAAAACAACAATCTATAAAAATGACTTATTCTTTGTCGGAGGCGTCGTGTGCTTCTTTTTTAGCACGCTCAACTTTTTCCTGTAGAGAGATCATAGCAACAATGTCCTCTTCGGTTAGGTGGCCGTCCTGCAAAAGCTCCTCCAATTGTTGCACGTCATCTTTAGAGTTGATTTCAATAACTTGGGCAGGAGGCCTTAAATTTAAGTAGGTTTTGGCCGACTCATAGAATAGCTTTTCGGTTGAATTCCACGATCTGTTGTCCCAATCGTCTAGTAACTCTCCGTTCTTTCCGCGTCGATTTAAACGAACGTGAGGATGCTCTCCACGAAGTACTTGCAACTGGACTTGCAATTGCTCTTCCATTGCTTGGAGTATAGGGTCAATTTGAGTTGCTACACGTTGAGCAACTTTGCGTGAAATTTCTGCGTCAGCGTGGGCGGTGCGAGCTTCCGCTAGAGTACGCGCCTTCCTCAAATGCAACGTTATTGCCACTCTAGATACGTCGACATTCCATTTTTCTCTGATAATGACACGTAACTCGTCCGCTGTCATCGCACTATTTTGTGCGATATAGTCGAGGGCATCTGGTGGTATTATATTGGGAGTGGCCATAAAACCGTAAGTAAACTTTATGCTTTAATCACGCGTACGAACACGTTCTTTTGAGGCAGCATTACGCCCAAAACTTGCGCTAGGAGTTCTGGTGCAGGATATTCTCCATACCTTCGCGCATATTGAGCCTTCGTTAGCCATTGGTTCTGGCTATTCTTAAATTGAATAAATCCGTCGCGCAACGCTTTAGCTACAGCACTTGGAGTAGCTATATCCCACCAGGTCGGCGGCAATCCCACTACTCTAACTTCTAACAAACTTTCCTTCACTTCAATCGGGAACGTACATACGCCATCCTCTTGGAGCCAACCATTCTGCCTCCACCGATCGAATTCACTAGGAGCAAGTCTGAGTTCTACTCCTTCTTGAACGAACTTCCTTTTAACCATTAGACCAAAGCTCCTCGAATTAACTCTTCCAATGCACATTTTACTGTTTCTTCAGTTATTCGATCATACTCATGAACGTTTACATTGAAATTCGTATTGTGTGTTTCAATATCTTTTGGAATTTCTCTGACCGGAATGTATCTTGGAAATTCACCATTGGAAAAGTAATATACCTTTTGTACTGTTCCTTGGTTTGGTACAATTGTTTCAAATTTTGTTATGCATACATTACGAACTTCAGAATAAACTGGTGAAACTTCGAAATCTCCGTTTACTCGACCTTTGTTGAGTATGTTAAATCGTGCCTTGATATTGAACGCTTTATCAAATATGTTAATCAATTGACTATCCATGCATTCACTACATACACAAAATGCACCATATGCTGTTCCATCCAAGCACGGATCACTAGAGACGCCAGATGCATATTGTTCGATTACAATCCATTTGAGTGGAACAGTAATCGATATAATATCTTCACTAAACACTACACACAAATCTCCTGGGGAGATCGCATAAACATTGGTTGTGTTCATAAAATATTCACCATTAATTACAGATACTCCATATCCAGCGCGCCCACTCCCGTCAAGTTTGTAACATTAATCGGAGTGAGGTTTGTAACCTCCGATCTCACACTAGTAGGTATTGGTTGAACTGTGTTAATAAAATCCACTACAGCTGGAGTCAATGCATCTTGTAAACTTTGATTCACTCTAATCGATTCAGTTTGATAATGACCTAAATCGAAAGGAGCCATTGGAGTCCATTTGAGCAAGGGAGCATTCGCATCATCAATTAGATATGCAGCTTCTCTATCAGTCCAGCAAAGGTCTAATTTAGCGGGAGGTCCTCCAGCCTTGTGAGACTTCACAATATCAGATGGGTCAACTGAACCTGCTATGCCAACGAACACCATGAGCAGAGCGAATAAAGCAAGCTTCACTTCAACACCTTCACGCCACGTTCATTCTTACGCTTGAGCGTACTCAAATCGACGTCATCGTCGCGTTCTGCAGCAGCTCCACCATTCCGCATATACTCTAGAGCGATTTCAGGGTCAATATTAAATGCCACAATATATTCTTCCTTTGTGAGAGGCGTACCGTCATCGGGTGAAGTGTACTTGTAGCCTGTAATTTTGTTACCAATTCGGCCAGCGGGTAGCGAAAATTCAAATCCAGTAGGCAAAATGCAGCCACAAGCTTGCTCTCCGCTGTCATTTAGCTCAGACACGACGCTGTTTGGAGCGCCGCAGATTTTGCACCTAAATTTAGACGGCGGATTTTCTACATCTCTATTAGATCCACAATTTGCACATGTCAGATTTACCATACATTAAACTCCTTTATTTTTTTATATTACTTACGACCCTTCCGATCCTCACACGCCACAAGCGCGCCCTCTAGCACAACAACCAAATCTTGCCTACCTTCAGCAACGCATCGTTCCTTCAATCGAACAATCAAACGTACAATATACTCTGTAGAGGAACGCGGATTCTTCACAAGGTCTTGTATTGATCTTACACGCTTGTCTAGGTCATTTGGATCAATTATGTGAGGCTTAATGAGTATTCCGTTGCGCATAATGTACGCATCAGAACATTCAGAACTTTCGCACACTAAATCGTAGCGAACAGCGCGTGTTGGATAACCATTTAAATGGTCTTCGAGTGTGGGATTGTCGTCGTTAGGCCACCACAACTTCGCGTCGTCATTCAAAATAAAGCGATTGATTACATGTTTGGGGAGGAATAGACTAGCCATCGAATAGTCCACCATCATTTTCTACTCGTTCTCGTATGCGACGTGCATTTATTGCAGCCCATTCAAGTTGCTTTAACATAACGTTAGCTCTGATGTATGTTGATTCGGACGTTTCATGAGCCATGACAGTACCATTGCCAGTATCTTTATATTCGATTTTAGGTTTTATATTTTCTAATCGATACACAATTGATCGTCCGTCATCTAAATTGAGTGTAACTTCGCCAACATACAGTTGTGTAATCATTTAAAGCACGTCCAATTGACTAAAAGTAGCCTTCACCTGAACAGGGTTTTGCAGGTTGTTCAAGTTCTTCTTGTTGAGCGATCGCTTCGGTTGCTTTTTGCACCTGGTAATCTATTGTTGCTTTCTTGATGTTAGCAAACTTTTCCAATGTCATATCCGAATCATAATCAAATATACTGACTTCGGCTATTGTGCCCATCACAACGCGACCATCGTCTTCTTCCCAAACAACATCTATACCGTATATCGGATTTGGTTTGTAGTCACAGACGAAGTACCTTGTACCGTTAGCTTCTACGCAGTATTTTGTGGGCGGCTCCCATTCATCTTTAAAGATAGTCGCCAACTTTAGAAACGCTTCGCCAATCCATTCTTTAACAGACATAATCTTCAGAAACTCCTTCCAACTCTTGCTCAAACTCTAGTTCATCGTCGTAAGAATAAATTCCATTTAACGTTTGTGCGTTGTGATCACGTACAAAACAATCATGCAAATCATTGGGCGTCATTTACTTCATGGCCTTCGTGTAAAATTTATCCACGGTTTGGTAATCGTCAGCGTCATTATAATATAAATTGTAGCGGCGCTGCTTGTAACCCACCATCGAGTAATTTGAGCTACAATGAGCCTCTTCAAAAGGAATACCTTCTAAAATTGTGCCGCATTTGTCACAAACCATCGAGCCATGGTCGTCATAACGAAGGGTTCCATCACAATGAACGTTCGTATCTCCGAATTTTCCTATGCATTTAGCTTGTACGTGTTGCTTTTGGTGTATATCTTCGTCGTACTCAACAAGCCTGTCTACAGCACAACCATTTCTCGAACTTTCCGATTGATGGCATCGACCCCACCTTGCAAACAACCTCCGATCTGATATATACGCGCGCTTTGCAGCCATCGAGTCAAACTCTAAAACGAACGGCTCATACGACCCTCTGTTCACTACAAGTTTGTACGTACGATGTGGGTTTTCTTTCCATTGCTTCAGTTGTTCCCAATAGTGTTGCTTACAATACGCGTGCAAGCCATTGATTGTGTCCTTGCGAGCATACGCATTATCGTTGGTTAAGAGTATACCGCAAATCTTGCAATGATCCCGTCCATGTTGACGAAGCAATTTTGGCTCAGAGTGATCCATTTGAATATGTCCCAAAAATTCGATTAATTCGTATTCAATATAATCATAGTGACGTAAAGCACCACTTTAATCATATTTGTGACGATGATCAAAAGATTTAATTAACTCTAGCGTATGTTCGTTCTAGTATATATAGTTTGTGGTAAGAGTTAGAAAAAAAAATAAACTGCAGTCAGAACAACATCATGTGGACATCATACGGGCTTCTAGCTCTTCTAACTTTTGCATGGCCTTGCCCATTGCAACATCAAAGCCAGAAATTTTGCCGAAGGCATATGCGGCGAACTCACGTTCCTGTGGAGTCTTCGCAACTGCTTGGAATCTGTGGAGGAGTTCAAGCGAATCGCCATCTCCGTTCTTCATGAAGTCCTCTGTTATGGTTGAGATTTCGTCTGCAAAGCTCTCCTCCACACCGAACTGCTCGTGCGCACTATATCCGTCCATTCTACTCACCTTCTGAACAACAAGAACAACCTTCAGAACATTCTTCACCAGAGCGTTCATCGACTGCCTGCTGATTCTGCTCCACAACTCTGCCCAACTGAAAGGCTACAAATTCCCTTTCGTTCGGATTGGATGCAACTTTCATCAATTCGATCTTCAATGACTCGATTGTATTGATACTGTCATCTAGCATGCATGCGTGGAGTGTTGCGTACACTTTGCGACTGAACTCCTCACTTACGCCAAACAAATCATATGCGTACATAACGCTAAGTACGTTGAGCTAGTATATATAGCTAACGTTTAAAGCAATTGGAGAAAACGTTCCCAACATTCATTGTACGTTGCGTAACGTTCAATTGGAGTAACCTGTGGTATTCGCTCAATGTATGCTTTGAAAACGTAGCTTTGAGCTTTAGGCAAAGCTTTAACCGCTATATAGCCGACTAATTGGTTCGCGTCGTTCAGAACGTACCATTGCCAGTTTCCATGCCTTCTGATCCGCTTGAGGAAGGACATATGCACGGTACGCAGCTCTCGACCATATAGGGAGTTGAATTCACTTGGCGTCATTTAATCAGAGCGTGCAACATTCCACGTGATGGTTGGTTTGACTTCATAAAATTTTCCTCCCAAAAAGTACCAACGCCACATATCACCATCTTCACCATGAACTTCTATATAGCTACCAGATGTGACATATGGCGCAATTGCTTCCATCCATATAGCTTCGTCTCCCAATTTTTTATCAGGAGCCTCATATCGTAAATCAGAAATGTCTCCATTGGTGTTTATTTCAATTGGCCACATCAATTCATCGAATGTATTGGAAAGATGGTTTTTAGTAGCTATGTTTATAAGCCTTGGTCGGTCAGTCCATGCTAATATTTCTGGTATTCTAGCTATTGCAGACAAAACACTCGAAAAGTGCTCTTTGGATATGTTGAATTTTATATCCGTTACTCTGATTTCATATCCCACAAGTCATACTCCTTGTTAAATATATTCAAACATTTCTAATATCTGTGGTATGTTTTTGCGAATTTCTTCCAAACTCAATTCACCATATACATAATCAAATGTAGATTGACACACTTTACATTCTAGCAAATGATCAATTTCACTCAACCATGTAGGATCTAATGCAATTAGTTCAGAGGACTTCATTTGGAGTCACTTTCCACAAGTTGGACACGGTTTATTCGGAACAACTTCCGACCACTTATGGCCATTGCTACACGAATATTGACATGTCGTTATATTGCCATCGTGTATGTGAAGGTTCCCTTCTTCGTCGTAATATGGAGGACAATACATTAATGTACTGCTACATATTCCAGGATACACAAGAGACTTTGCACCCAATTTTACGCATTCAGGACATTTCATGTATTGTACCTCATTCTTTGGTTCGTTCGGATTGCTCCACTCCAAGCACTCCATACCCTGTAATGTCGCGCCAAGCGTCTAATCGAGCCGTTCGATCACCTGCTGCCAATCGATTAAGTTTATCCAGTATTCGTATAATCAATTGAGCATCATCGTATGAAGTGGGCGGAATGCCGTCCGGCCATAAAACTTTTAATAGTTTTGCTGTTCTGCCAGCAGAATCCCCATATCGAGCATTCTTCTGAGCAACTAATCTTCCTATGGATTCTGCGATGTCATTAAATTTATGCGCGTTCTTTTTTCGTTCAAACTCCTCTGCACGATCCAATGGAGCCGTCGGAACTTGATACAAATATTCTGTTAGGTATGGGCCGGAGCCGTCCGCACAATCAATTCGCGAAGAGTTAGTTTTGATGCCAGCGTTTAGTCTCTTACTGATTACCATGTAGAGCAGCCTCCAAAGTTTGTTTATTCAGTACATCTCCAACGAACAATTCATTTATTGTGAGGAACGTATTGTTTATTCGAAGAACGGGCGCGCTCAGCACAAACACTCCATTCGATAGAAGGTCTGTTTGAGCAGCAGGTGACGTCATACGTTCGATCTGATATTCGACATTCATTTGGCTCAATGTTTGCTTTAAGAGTTCGCACCGAGCACAATCAGGCAATGTATATAGCACAATTTGTGACAATTTATAACCTCCAACCGATCAAATACAATATGCCCATTACGAATATTGGAACGATCCAATTATCCACTCCACTCGGTTGTCCCCACAAATAATAATCAACTAAATAATTAAATGCAACCAATACACAATACATAAAACCATACTTTAGAATTTCGTCCATACGTTCAACTCTTTAATTCGATTTCGTATAAAATTTGCTCGCATACGTTCGTTCTGTTGCATACACGCGAAGCTTTTTCCAAATCTGTTGCATAAATGTGGCCTTTATTCGAAACAATCGTTAAAGTTCCGACATCGACGTTCAACTCTGTTGCACGCTTTTCCAACAAAACACTTAAAGCAAAAATATTCGCTGGTGCGGCTCCGTATAAATCATGTGACCTGTAATATACCGTCAAGTGGAGCATTCCCTTCCTTATTTTGAAATCCATTAAAATCATGCAGGGAGGGTCGCTTGAATCAATATCACTTGGTCTCCACGTAACGGCCACCCCATGACGACTCGTACAGTCTTCTTTAAGAACTTCCACTATTTGATTCACTTGTTGGAATGTGCGATTTCCATATGAATAAGTAAAGCCAGGGTTAAAATCCAGTACAAGCTGTGGCACATAACATTCCAATAAAACTCTTTCACTCCAACCACAATTTACAGGCAACGTCCGATCCAAAGGATTCGAAATAATTGTAGTGAGGACGTGCGGAAGTTCAAGTGTCCACACGCCATCAATACAAACTAGTTGTCCTTTGTCAAAAACTTCGGACAAAACTTTAGGCCAAACATTCTTTAATGTTGCGTAACGTAGTTCCAATGTACCCACTCTACTTCATAAAATAATACGACTTACGACGATTCTTGTATCCGAACGACATACTCCCAACTATGTGCAAATCTTCCAGCTTGCTGAATACACTACTGACTACTTGATAAGGTAGGTCCAATTTACCTGCAAGCCTCCAAGTGTCCCACGTTGTGGACATCGTCAATCTTTCTGGCTTTCCTACAGGAAATCCTGAAGTCACTAATTCGTTGCGATTTGCTAACACTTTCGCGGATGTTATCCATATTTGTTGTGCCCATTTAGTTACCATACAGTCAACTCCATAAAATTTATACCAAAATTTATTCTATTTCTACAATTTTGCCTACAATTCGACCGCTATTCACAACATCCATCCAGCATTCACTTGATGTTTCATGCCATGATGAAAAATAACTCGTTGGGTACAGTTCAAAGGCTTTCTCCATCGCTTCATCCACAGAATCGTGTATTGTTGTTAGCATCAATTGAAGATAGTAGCGTCCATGCTGTGGAAAAAAGTTAAGGAGTGTAGTTTGCATTAAGGACATTCATACCTCCGTTAATTTGAGCATACGTTAAACCTATATTTATAGTTTGTTTGCATTAGAATTATTCGTCATACTCAACACGCGGAGCAAACACATACTCCACGCAAGCGTTAGGCACTTGTACAATCAACTTCATAGGGTAGTCTGAACCTATACAAGCGTTTATTGTGTCCGACCGAGCCAAAACCTTCCCAACATCCAACAGATATGATAGTTGGAATTTGGAGTGACAATCACTCACTTTAGTCAAGTCAACTGCTGGATTTGCAACATATGATTCAATGCTGCCATCCGCTCTGATGGTAACTACTCCGTCCTTACAATCAATTGAAAATTCTTCCGATACCTTACGCGCTGTCTTTAGCACTTGGAGCAAATCCGCGCTTAGAATGTTCATCTCGGTTGTAAAATCGAATGGTGGCATATTCGGGGGAGCTTCTAGAGCAGTTGGATCAATTAATTTGCTAACCAAACGATGAGTCCCAACCTTGAATACAATTTTGCTATTTTCGATTGTGATTTCCACGTCCTCTTTACTGAATGATGAAAGCAAATCGGCTACTTTAGCCAGATCTAAGCAGATGTCGCCTCCAGCACCAACATCATATGTTTTGAAAGCATCCTTACTGACAACGATTGATGCGAATGCAACACGCGCTGGATCAACAATTGTTGTGGTGAGACCGTCCGGTCCAAACGTTAATTTGGCTTCCGTTCGGATGGGTAGAATTGCTTCAGTCAGTTCAAGCAATGTTTTTGTTGGTAATACAACCTTCAATTTAGTCAACTCCATAAATTCTCATAAAATATACAAAATATTAACGTATACGAGTGTACGTTACGCTCGTATATAAAGATTTCTCCTTTAGACACTCCAATATGGGGCCTTCTTGTAGTGCCTCTTCAAGCCCACATACCTATAAACTATATCCTTGTCTTCGTCAAGTCCAATTGGTTCCAAGCACCCTTGGAAATAATTCATTGGGGACCTCTCCTTATCGATAGTGTTCCATACTTCTCTTAGAGTGTGCGACCACATTTTGTGATTGCCGTCGTGACGAACGTGTGGTCCTGCCGGGTAACAAATCATACCTTCTTCGCCAACCTGCTCTGCCCATTTTGGCACAATATCTCTACAATGAATTTCTTTGCCAGTATCGCGAGCTTCCAACAATTGATTTGTGGCGCTCTCACGTTGCCAATTCCCAAACACCGGGTGATCTTTGGGGATGCCACAGCAACAGCCATGTTCGCCTAATTGTTTCCATACCGGATCGCTTACACCAATCCACATATGATGTTTGCGAGCTTCGTCTCGTACAGCATGCATTATGCCTTCAGTCCATTTATAAGATGGTCTAGTACATGCCTGCATCTTCCCGAAACGTTTATAAATGCTGCGTATGGGTATTCCAGTTATTTTTTCTATACCATCCCATTCAGACTTCATGTCCTTTGTCATCATACCAGGGACAAATCCTGCCTCATAACTAATGGCTTTGGCTCCAGCTTCAGCCGCTCTCTCAATAAGCACAGCGTACGCTTGATCGTAAGATGGAGTCCGATCGCTCAATCCGGGAAGCATCGGTCGGAATCGTAAACTTGTTGTAACTCCAACCCCTGCAAGAGCGTTCATTGCTTCAATCCTTTCAGATGGTATAGGACATCCACGATCGATTAAAGGCAATAATTTGTCATCTGGAGTTATTATGCTGAATGCGACCCAGAAAAGGTCGGGTCTCTCAGCGAACTTGTCCAGATATTCACGTTCGAGAAATATGTTGCCTTTGGAAGACATACGCACAGGTTGCTCATACTTTATAGCGAGGTCCATAAATTTTAACAACCATCCTTGGTTTCGCTCGATGTTATCTCCAGGATCGCATACTCCACCTAGCTGCACCGCACAAGGATACCCTTTGGCGTTTCTGTTGTCGTATTTAAGAGCCGTTCGGAACTGCTCAGACCTACCTTTGGTCCTCCCGCTGAATATTCCTTCGAGCATATTTAAGGAAGTTTGCCCAACAGCATTTTCCTTAACGGATTCTCTGTGTCCCATCAATGACTTTGAAAAACAATAAGAACACGAAAATGAGCAGGCGCTATGTGAATCTATCGTTACAGGCAAAGCACAATCGAATCCGTCCGCTGTGAATCTAATACCGCCATAGCTTCGCAACTTTTGTCGAATGGGATCACATGTGTGAGCGTCAGGGCAATGAGCGCTGTGAGAAAAACATTCTTTACATACATTCTTGCGCTCGAACCTAAACTTGGGTTGTACTTCCGTCATCATTTGTGTCCTCCATCACAACACGATCTCCTTCTAATGACAACACCATTTGTTCAAAGAGTTCTGGATTTACTCTGTGGAGTCCGCGTATTCCACTTCGTTTTTTCATTATTAGAGTCAAACGTTGGAATAGGTCATCGCGGCCATAAAAATCCACGTAAAAGTAATTCAAGTCCTTCATTGGCTTCTTTTCCGAACCCTTGCACTGAGGATAATCTTTTTCATGGTATTCAGGGCGTTCGAATCCAGCCAACGGATCCTTTGCTCCGAATAAGTCCAATTGAACAGTCGCTTTACCTGACATAAAATATACTCCAAAAATTTACTCAAAAAAATATTCACAACGTACTTTCTGAAAGAACGTTTTCTTAGTATAAATAGTTTGTGATGGAACGGAGTAAGCCTTACTCAGTAAGGAATTGTTTATATTCTGTACGATAAAACTTCATCGGGTCTGCAACAACCGATTCAATATCTCCTTTGATCTTCATTCCATCTTGAAAAGCGACTTTCGTTCTATTAACAATACCATCTGGCAATTTGTGACGGAAAGCATCTTCGAGAACAGCCTTTGGGCGTTTCCTACCTTCTTGCGCTACCTCTTGCGGCAACGACAGTATAAATTCCACAACGTTTGGATTGAGAAACGGCAACCTACATTCTATTCCTTGTGACATGAAGACCTTGTTTGCTCTTGAGAAATTCTTTCTGTGCTGATCTAAAAACAAGTCCCTGCGATAATCGTACCATCCAGCCTTTTTCAAGCCATAATATGAAAAGCCGTATGACGCGAACAATTCATCCGAACCATCTCCGCTAAATGTTACCTTAAATCCATCACGTTTCATAGCCTCTGCAAGTTTAAGACAGGCCCACCCGATCTCCACTTGGACTTTGTATGGAGTCTCCGCGATTCGAACGACCTCAGCTAATTCGTCACGCGTCGGAGTTGGAACGTACACTTCGCGCAACTCAATATTCAATTGTTTGGCTAACATGCGCGCCATCTTTAAATCTTTACTACTCTTGTCATGTACGGCTGTATATGCAACAATATTGGGAATGTCTTGCGCCAAAAGGTATGTGATGAGCGAAGAGTCTAGCCCACCCGACAGCATCGTACACAAAGGAACGTCGGACATCTCGCGTTCTCGTACAGCTGCTCTCAACTTTTCGTACAATAACTCTGCGGCAACTCCACGAGTAATTTTTTCAGCAGGCTCAATTGGCGGCACATACCATCTAGTCTTGTGTATAGTTCCATTAGAACGAGCTTCAACGTATTCTCCAGGCAAAACGTAATCAATAGTTGGAGGAGCGACTTTAATTGCTTTAAGTGCTTTAACTTCTGACGCAAATATAAAGCGTCCATGTGCTCCAAACTCCTCCGACGGCTGAATGCCAATATGTACGGGAATTTCGCCAAATTTATCGCGTGCCACATACACGTTCTCTCCATTCGTTGTATATGCGAAGGCAAACATACCGTTAACTTTGCGCAAAGTTTCGTCAATACCGTATGCGTTTAAGCAAGCGGCCAAAACTTCCGTATCTCCAGTTGTTCTAAACTCATATCCAACCCTTGTAAGCTCCTCCCTTAGCTCCATGTAGTTCCATATTTCGCCGTTAAAAACCAAACAAACATTACCATAGTGGAAAGGTTGGTCACTCCGCCTATCCAAATCCTTTATAGCAAGTCGAGTATGCCCAAGACTAACCTTGCCTACAGTTATTTGGTTTTGAGCGTCAGGCCCTCTGTGCTTTAATCGCTCCACTCCACCTGCTATTGATGTAAAGCCTCCAATTATTCCGCACATATTATACTCCAATTAAAATTATACTCCAATCAAAAATTGAATCAAAATTTGAAATTATTATTAAAATTTATAAAATATATTGGGAGTAACCTCAATTAAGGATTACTCCATCCTCTGTGAGTTCTACGTGAGGTGCAGAGGCCTCCAACAGATCCTCAAATGAATTAACCCCTGTAGTAATTTCCGCTTTGACTACAGCGATTTGATCTTTGGTGTAGTTGAGCTCACTTAGAGCTCTGAGTATTTCTCCAGCCACAACATACCTATCGTGACCGAGCCCACTGATATCTACAGAGGGGCGCTCGCCATCTCCGTTATCAAATACTATGGGCTCGTCCTCTTCGCCTAGCTCCACAGGCTCTGGAGGTTCTTCCGCTGCGATGACTTCATTTGGAGCAACTGGCTCAGATGGAGCCTTCACACCAGACTTTTTCTCTTTTGGAATTTTCTCCTTCTTAGCACGAGGGGCAGAGGAAGCCTCTCCCCTGCACTTGTTTTCCAGCTCCCTGCGCATCCAGCCTCTGTAGGAACTACACAGACCTGTCTCGACTACGTCATCTGCAGGTTCTTCGCCCTTGTGTACAGCCATATGAGTGGTCTTGCCCTCGAACACAGGATCCTTGGAGACATGCTTTACAATTATTACATCGCGTCCACAGTTGCGGCACTTCAGCGCGCCTCCAACCGTCCTCTTTGAGACAGTAGCCTCCGTTAGACACTCGACTACTGCATCGTATTCCTGTGCGTTCATCAGAGCGAGCAATTCGCTCAAGAATTTCTTAGTTGCTGCCATTATTTACCACATCCTTTAGAGTTTATTTCAACAATACTCCATAGGATGGAGTAATATTTAAGGATTGCTTCTGGCACAAGCAACTCCGCCCTTCTCTCCCAGATGATCGTACAAAGAGTATTCCTCTGCGTGAAGAGAATAATCATCTGCTACATCTGATTCAACATAAACTGACTCCACTTCCACCCCAATAAACCGTAGATATAGAGTTAATGCTTTTTCCAACTCCGCGCGCAACTCCTTTCCACTCTGCGCTAACTCTTCTTCCGTACGACTATATTTTAATTCTGCATAACGGAGAAAAGCCGCGCGCAATTCGTCATTCGGAACCAGCCCCTCTAGTAATTTATCCACTCCTTCAGTCAAAGACATCACCGCAAGGAGTATTACATGTACGAATATTTAAGGGTTATTGTACCGTATGTTTCATTCGATTTAGGAAATTTCGCTTGGAGCAGGCGATAAAAATTAAAAAGAGTTAAAAATTTGAAAAAAATTAAGCGAGGCTTGAACTTGCTCCTTGTGAAGAATGGGTCCAAGCCTTCGCGCAGCTTGCTTCCTTACGGGGTTTAACTAATAATCGTTCTGACATCGATACATTCCACCACTGCATGTGTGGAGTGGAGCTCCTGCGCGAATAGTATCGAGCTATTGTGCAGTAGAGCTGCCATACTGTTGGTCTGGCAACGCTAAACATTAAAGCGATTACATCAGAGCGTTGTGAGTTGTGAAACCACTTGGAGCACCAAGTATACGCGTCAGTTGAATCAATTGGAGTTACTGCAGCTTCCTGCATTCTTTCTGCTAAAACGCCAACCCTCTTACACATGTCGTGCAGGAAGAGTTTAACCTTGGGAGCGTCCTTTGGAGTTCGCACAGTCACACGACCTAATAATCTTCCGAATATCATGTGGATTTTTTGGTCAGGATTATAGCCTGCAGCCTCAACTATTGTTTTTTTCGTCACAGCGTCGTAGCGAGCAAACAACCCCATGTACAGATCGAGCGAAGGCAACGGCTGCAACCGAGCTTCGTCAAATATATACAAGTATGTGGTCTTGTAGTCGTACCCGACTCCCGCATATACGTTACGATCGTTGCTCCAATTCAACGCGCGCAGAATTGCCCAAAATGGTGGGTCGTGCTCGTGGATTTTCCCAATTTTTTCATACAGCTGTCCAATTGTCATGTACTCGATCTCTACAGGCGAATTGTCCTTCATATTGGGCTTCATATTGGGCTTGTTTTTGTTCGTAGGCATAATTTTATTACCTCAACCCCAATATACGCATGTATTGTATAAATAACTTGGCGTATAAATCGTACCTAACATGCATACTAAACAAATTTAAGGAGATAAAGATAACGTTTGTTCGTTTAATATTTGGTCAAACTTTAAATAGCTTGCCGCTAGTTGGTTTTCTTTGAGCAAACGCACATTGTATTGTTGTGAAGGGTTCCTTTCGATAATGCTATCGAGATAAACTAAAATTGCTGTGGAGAGGTTCAAAGTACGCGCGTATGCTGCCACCTGCAAGTCATGATGAGGATAACAACACCCGGTCTTGATATCCAACAGTACAGGGTCTTGTCCAATTGACTCAATTGTGCATACCATGTCCACTCTGCCAGCGTACTTTAAATCGTCATCGCATACAGCTTCTTCCACGTGAATTGGAGTGATCGAGCCATAGTCTTTAACGAAGGCGTTCCACATCGAACGGGCTCTTGACAATCGAGCATGCGATTCTTCATGTTCGATGCCCCAAACTGGTGCGCACTTTGCCCTCAGATTTCTCGTTGTATACCGTTGGAGTAAATCTGCGTGACAGTACGTCCCTAGTTGCATCGAAGGAGAGGGACTGCTTCTGCGTTTACCTCCGCCAGATGTAATCGTACTGACGGACGGCAATGCTCTACCTTGTACTATATAGTATCGGCCTGAGGAATTTTCAATTACATCATATTCGCCATCTGAAAGAATAATTTATAATACCTCCGCAATATTTGTACAAAATCCGATTGCCGCTGTCAATGTAAAGAATGCATACAACAGCATTTGTTCTTTGTCATGTCGTTTATACGCGTCGTTTAGCCATAGGATATTTGCTACAATCCATAAAGCAAATGCACAACTTCTTATGAGGCTTGATGGCATTGCAACCAAAACAGATCCAAGCATGGACATTCCTGTGAAAATGTAACGATTCGTGTTAATCACTCCGTTGTTTACTCGAGCTTGCATATAAGGACTGTTCGATATGGAACACTCCCTTCAGGAACATCAATCAGAGTTGTAGTTGTGGCATTGGATGTAGCTGGAACATAACACACGAAAGAATGCGTGTGAGGGTCGGTTGGATACCACGTGACGTTGCTTACAGTCGTAAATGTACTGCTTGTTGCAATAAAGGGCGTACCATACGCGTATGTTACCTCAGATGACGGTACTTTGCAAGGAGTCGGCTTCGTATTAAACGCTAACAATTCCTCATCTGATTTAGATTTAATCGATTTAAATATCATGTCAATTATTCGTCCTTTAAATTGTATTCACTCATCACAAGGTTGGCTTTCAGCAAAGCGTCGTTTGCTTGCTCCTTTGGGAACCACGCACTTATATCGTACCATACAGTAGTGTCGTATTTACTTGGGCATTCTGTTAGCTTCCAGTCTCCTGGGCAATCTTCCTGAATTTTGTTCAACATTTCTTGCGCTATTGTTTGATTATACGTTCCAAATCCCACGCACAAAGTTTCGTGGCTAACTTCAAATTCATTTAACATTTTACCACCTAGTAAAACTTTAACTCCGTACTAATATCCAACATTCTTCCCTTCACTACATTGTACCTTACAATCATGCCACAGATGTCTGGAACTTTGGCAATGTGCTCGCCTTCATAGGACGTCATCATTTGGAATGAACCACACCCTACGACTAGCATATCCAAAAATTTTGGCAATATACTTACAGAGTGACAGTGCCCTACAAACAACGCTTGAGGTCGTTTGGAGCATTTGGAGCCAAGGCTTTGTACGAACCTAGCCAATCGTTGAGTCCGTGTAGTTCGAGTTTCGCTACACCCTCCCGACCCATGGTAAAGATACGCGTCAATTCCGCCTGGCAATGTTACAAACCCGCCTGCCGAATCTCCAACGTATGTTAAATCTGTACGTTCTTTTGTTACAGCCTTTACAATGTTTATACCGGCGCGTTGCCACAACGTCGTGTCGTGGTTGCCTCCAATTAAAAGACTTCGTTCGAAGCCTGCCGGATATACTTCAATAACTCTCTCAATTATTCCGTCCGCTGAATCGATATAAACTTCGTGCTCATGTCCACTCCGATGATAATACTTACCCTCTGCGATATCTCCACAACAAACGAGCGTTTCTATACCTTGTTGCAAGCAATAGTCTGAAAATTCCTTAACTTTAGCTGGCTGATCCCATATACTGCCTATGTGAAGGTCGCTAATAATTCCAACAGAATAAGTCTGGTTGTTGTTTATCAGAGGTTTGGGCTTTTCGTGCTGTATAGCATGCTGTAACCACTTTGCATAAGTCTTCTTGTTGATGTTGAAGCGCAAAGCTGCGCCTGTTAAAGTGCCACATTCAGAAAAAGCACGTAAAATTTCCTCATTTGATACTATAAAATAGCCTCCGTTCGATTAGTCAAAAACTCATTACAAAAATAGATTAAATCGAATTGTTGCTTTAAGTATAAATAGTTTATGGTTCGGAGGAAGCATCCCACCATGCAAACTTTTTCTTTAACTCCTTGGAGTCCTCTCTGCGTTTGATCGTGCAGTAACTCAACGCATGTTTCTTGTCCTTTGCGAGAATCGCGCGCAAGAAGTTAGCCTCTTGAATGCATGCAGCCTTGAACTCATCTGTGCCTTCTGTTGCTTTGTCAGTAGCACTCCATGGAGTGTCATCGCAACCAAACCTATTGGAGGGAAAAAGCGTGCCTATCGGGCAAACATCAGCGCAATTGTCTAAATTATAGTGTGAACGATCTTGTATCCATCCAGCAACTTCACACAAAGGACAACAATAGTTGTCTTCAAATTTGCCAGCAATCGCACGTTCCTCATATCATTCGATTGCCTCAAGCAACGCTTCCTCCCAAATACTTAATACCATGCCATCAACTCCATCATATTAAATCTAATCCGATTGCCACACACCACGAACCCGCCAATACGTTCAAAACGATAGCAAACACGCTACCCAATTTGTTCGTTGTTGGAAGATCGCAATCAATAACTTGGTATACTTGGTATGTTAGTATTCCTGCTAGGGCAAAATTAAGAATACCCAACAAAATCAGTCCTACCTCTAACAAATCCATTCAAATCACACATCCTTTGTTCAGATTGTAACGTTACGCTACTATTTAAACCTAACTCTGAGCCTAACTCTAGCTCTTTTTGAACCAATTGTTCCATACACCACGTGCGTTGTAGAGTTCGTACGCACCAAATGTCACGACCATGGGCCAGTTCTGTTCCAACAAGAAACTCCATCCGATGTACCCATTGGAGAAGATCCATACCATAAATCCGAGTCCTCTGAGCCTTGCATTACCTTTAGGGCCAGATGTCAAATGCGCACCAAGCAACGACAATATCATCGTTACGTAGAAGGCAGGCCGCTCCCATATATCTTGCCATAACCATAACAAAAATTGATCAAAATTAAGAATCATTATCGATATAGCCCTCCTGTAGCATCATGTTCTTTTGTTTTCCGAACGCCTGCTTTCGTGCCCGAGATGTGAGTTATGTTGTTTTCTGAATCACGCTTAGTCTGTATCATACCAAGACTCTCTAACTTTTCCAGACGTGCGTAAAACTCATCTCTTGTGATTGAAGGATGACGCGTATGAGTTATTCGATAGGTTTCTTCCACATCCACAAAGGTAAAACCTTCTGTAGATTTTTGTTCGTTGTTTACCATAGGCCCCATCCCTCCATTCCAATCTTACCCTTGAACTCCTCTCTCACAACAACGTCCGTTATGTCAGGGTCGCAATCGTACAACAGATGAGCTAATTTAGCCTTACCGTCTTCGTCGAGTTTATCCAACAAACTTTCGATTGTTTGCTTAATGTCTTTGTATTCTTCGCTTAACATAGCGCATTTCTCCGAACAATAAACGTCCTCATTGTACCATTCACTATAGCCACAACTGCTACAATGGTGATATTTTATGTTACATGTTTTACATATTGGCATAATTTCTGCCTCACTACATACAATCTTTATACCAAGTTTTTGTTATGAATTCTGGAATCTTACATTCATCACATGCATAGGTTGTTCCGTCGGGTTCTTCAAGAAGGAATTGCTCAAACTTGTAGCAAAATCGTTCAAATATTGGTATTCTGTTAACTCCAAAATTCTTTACAGGATTAATTGAACGCCACTTGCCATTCATCATGCGGCCCAAGTGCCTGCACTTTATACAATCGTAAGGGTTGCATACAGTCTTATTCATCGAGTGTTTCAGCTCCATCTAAATCTTCAGGTAGAAGGAATGTGCCTTGTCCTGGATTCAGTCGTTGTAACTCGCGCTCACTTTTTATAGCCATTGATCTCCAAATGATGCAACCATTTTTAGCTTTAATGTAATCTTGAATTAGTTCTTTTCCATGATTCATAAACCACGTAACCAGTATAGCCATGTCTTCGGGTGTGATGCTGTCTGCAATCGAACCGAGTGATTTGGCTGGCATTAATGGAAGACCTTCTTTAACATTTTCTAATAGTTGTAGTATTAAGCGAATATTGTTGTCAAACTCCACGTCCTTTACTATTTCCTCAAGCTTGTCCATAATATCACTCCATATGAAATAAGAAAAAATTTAGGCGGTCAACTTGCCACCTACTCCAATAAACGGAATTGCATCCGAACCAACGTACGTTGGGAGTTGTCCATTCCACTTATCAACTGCAACTTTCTGGACCTCAATTTTTCTGAGCTCGATTAGGTCTGGCGTGATAGCCTCGCGCTGCATTTTCAAAGCTTTAGCTTCTGCTTCAGCTTGAGCAACCTTCATGTCGGCCTCGACCTTAACTCTTTGCAGATCCATTTCAGCTTTTTGTTTTTGCTGAGTTGCAGTCACTTTTGCCTCAATAGCATCACTAAAGCTTTTGCTGAAGTCGAAATTTGTAATGGCAGTGCTCTCCACTAATATGCCGTATGGAGCGAGCCTTTCCTTTAGAGTGTTTTGTATCACACTAGCAACGTCTGCTCTTCTTGTGATCAATTCGTCTGCAAAATATTTTGCTGTGGAGGCTTTAACGACTTCTTGCACGAGAGGTTGGATTACTCTATCACCGTAACTGTAGCCCAAGTCCGAATAGATTGTGGGAACACTTTCCGGTCGTAGGTGATGTATAACGGCAATTGTCGTATGGACGGTCTGTAGATCTTTTGATGCGGCTGTTGCATCTGCGTCGTACTTTTGAGTCTGAACATTGAACTTCGCAACAGACTGTACAACAGGTATCTTGAAGTGGAGTCCTGGGCCAATCGCTCCAGACGACACTTTGCCCCACGTCAGAAGCACTCCGCGCTCACCTGCGTCCACTGTGTAGACAGGCCCAACGAACATAAACAATACACCTAAGACTAGTATTCCGACTAATCCGATTTTCAACTTTGCAGCTAAATCTAAAGGCACTTAAACACCTCGCGCCCCTGTACGTATTACTCTTATTTAAACGTATTGTTTATCTCGTTTATTCTAAATATTCTTGCTCTACGTCAAGTGGAGCAGGCGTAAAATACCTAAATTCTACATTTAAATGACACGCTCTATCGTCTTTTATTTCGTAGTATAAAACTTGACTGCACGTGTCTGGTAAAGAACCTACCAACTCCATGCGCGCTGTTGCGGACTGAAAACACCCTAAACCTGCTACAGCAACCCCACGATATGACGGCAAAAAACTCGTAGAGTGGCAATGGCCACAAAGTAAAATGTCCGTACGCATATCTAGTTCGAGTAAATCGTCACATATCTTTTGCGTACGATCTGTTCGATTTTGGCTACATGTGTGTTGGTTGTGGCCCTTCCCTCCATGATACATATGAATTCTGAGATGCTCTAATTGGTATGTAGCATTTGTACCATTTACGCCTGGAAGGTACGTTAAATCTGGTCTTCGCACCGTCAATTCTGTTCCAAAATCATGCCCATAAACTTTAACACATTTAGAATCGAGCGTTCTGCAATGATTTCCTGTAATGAATATATTGTGTTTAAAGCCGTATGGATAATGGCATGCCACGTACTCTATGTAGTCTTCAACGTTATGCAAAAATCTCTCACTCTTATGCAACTTACGATACATTAAGCCGTCGACTATATCACCGCAACAAACAAGTGTATCAATGTTAGCGTTCAAGCAATCCACTACAAAAGAGTTTAGAGCAGTCGGTTGCTGATACAGCGACCCATAATGTAGGTCTGATACAATCGCAACCATACGGTCATTCTTCCTCCTTCGAATGCCCAAGTTCACTGGATCAACTCCCACCACATCATACCATAGTCGTTTTACATCATGTCTCGGAATGCCTAAAATGTTGCCCATCGCTTTGAACGATTGTGTCGCTTGATATAGCTTGATTAATTCGTCAACAGAAAAGTTATACTCAGAATAGATGTTAATACCTCGCGAAAATTTTTAATCTGACAAAAAGAGTTAAAATTTGACGCGAAGTATTGTTTACATGGTTCGCTCTGTTCGTACCTTTCGAGCGTACGCATTAGCCTCTTCAAGTATTTGCAACATGTGGTCTTCGTTTATGTTGCCTTTACTCGACGTAATTTCTTCAAGCAAACGTTGCATGTAGTGAACGCTTTGGACTGTTACGTCAGGTGTTCCTTCTGGTTCTGTACTCGCCATATGAGACAACATGTCCAACACTTCGGATATTTTGTGGAGGTGACATGCTAGGGCAACATTGTTATGGCCCCTTTGTCTAAACAAATTACGCAAAAAGTTAAACATCAATTCCTCCTTCAGATGTTGCGATCGAATTTTTCAGCAGTTTGAGATGCTCCGAACGCGCTCAATCCATCGGATGCTCGCTTGATTATTTGTTTGCACTTTTCCTCATCAATGTCACCCCTGCTGGATACAATCTCGTCCACTACTTCTCTGAAGCACTCCAACTGCTCAATAACAACAGCATCATATTTATCGATTGTTGAGGCTACAGCTAACAGTTCGAACGCCTTGCTCAATCCCATTAAATGTTGCGAAACTTCTTCTTTCACAGTAATCACTCCATCAAATAGATATTACTTGAGTTGTTGTGTCCTTTGGAGTGGTCTTCATTATCTCATGGAGTCGATTGCCAGATGCGCGAATACTATCTACAAGGATGTCGAATTCCATTTTGTGCATCACGTCATTACATTTTACTGTCTTGCCTACCCTGTGATCCATCACAACAGAGATGCCCTTACCATCGTCCCACTGGAAGACTTTAGGATAGCCTGTCATGTAAGCAGATGGTAGATCTCTTGCACGCTTGACCCTAAACATACTGACGATCTGTACAAATTCAGGATCAATTGGTCTTATGCGGATTGCCATATCAGCCATACCATGTTCACGTCCTTTTAATTGATTGCCTTAGCATACGTTTAATTGTTATTTATACTTTACGTCCATACTTGGCAACAACTTCTAAGGGAATCCTTTTATTTGTCCAGACAATCGATTCAAACGTTGGACCTGCAACGCGCCCAACTTGCCCGCAATTCTTGCAAACAACTATTCCATATACGTCAGTAACAATGCCCAACGTTGGGTGCACGCAAGCAACGAATTGCACAAGCTTTACCAAGTCTTCAATTGGTTCGCCTGATAGACTCGCAATTCGCTCTAATGCGCCTTTTAGTTCAACTCCATCCGCATATATTGCCACTTCTTCGGAACCTTCTCTAAAAGCTTCCAAATGGAACGGAAACTCTCCACCCTTTATCGACATCACTATTCTATTAATCTTGTCGTTCATTTAATCTACCTCGGTTCTATTTATACGGTAAAGTATATCCTAAATAATTTAGGGTCAATAGCAACAAACACAGTGCTATTGTTATATTCAACCAAAAGCTGTTTGGCCACATGTTCATTGTACATTACCACCCCAAGTTGAATTCGTCACTTACAATACCTCCAACTCGCCTTTGCGCAAAAGTTGTCTCTTCGCTCCTCTTCTAAACGATTCTTTGTGAGATCGAGTCAATTCAAACAATTCCGCATGCCTAAACTTTTGAGCAAGATACGACGCTCTTTGTTCGATTAATCGAGCCTCATACACTACATTCATAACTTTAATATAATGAAGCAACTGCTCGATACAATCAGGAGCCATCTTGCCATACTTGGAAGGTTCATCTCGACAATCTGATGCAAGTGCTTGAGAGTCTTCAATTAGATCATCTATGTTTGATTTGACCATGTTAAGCCTCCGTCGTTATAGTCGCAAGTATGATGGCTGTAAATTCTGCTTGTGATGTTACCAAGAACGAAGGCAACATATGTGTCGCACACAATAGTTCTACAGCAGCCTCTTCATCAATATCAATTAGAGTTCGGTGTTTCATAAAGTAGGGTTACGTTAAACGTGTATTTAATATTTGTGGTACTAAAAGTCGAACAAACTTTTTTGTTTGCTCTTTTCAGTTAATCGTTCCTTGGAGATACCTAACGCTTCGAACACTCTAGCCAGCGGTCCGACTAACTGCACCTCAACATACCATGAAGTATCGATACGACCGCCATTTTCGCGAACGAAGTCAGGATGGTCAACTCTCAGACTGATTGGACCGTCCCCTGGTAACACGAAATAAGGTATGCGGTCTCCAAGACCGTATGTTGGCTCTCCGCGTTGCTTCATACGCTCCATTACAGTGACATGCGGTTGAATACACTTATATTGGGAAGCATTTCGTCCAATCTTCTTGCTAAGGATTAACTTGTCTGCAAGTTCTTTATTGTCTTTAATGTTTTGGAGTTGTTCAACCTTTTGTATAACATCTCTGCAATACTTTAAAGCTTCTTCGGTTTTGCCTTCAATCAAGATTAAATCGAAACAATGCTTCATAACTTCTTTTGTAAGTTGGGACCAATCTCGTCGCACAATCTCAATGCCACGAACCTTCATTTTTTGTTTTCCATTAGAGTCTACCAGAAGCGCCATGTATCGCTTTCTCTCTAGTATCATTATGCGACGAGCGAACGCTTCAAATGCAAAATTCATTGGAGGAGGCAAATGTTTACTCATCTCGACGTTTATTGCAGATCCGATCGATTCGGCTTCACTCGGTGTAATATCCTTATCAGAAGATAAGTATAGTGAGTCGGTGTCCAAAAGTATGGTCTTCAATTTAACTGACAGAAGCATCGATTCGACTATTTTTTGAGTGTTCGTTATGGTTTCTCTTCCAATTGAAGTTACAGCACTAGCAATACGCTGATCGTATAGTCTTGACCTCTTCTGACCACACATTCCATATGCACTGTTCAATATAATTTTAAAAGCATTTTGCATGTCATCGAAATACGCTTTAGATTTAGGATCTTTAGAGGATTTCATAAGGGCTTTTGCATCAACGCGCTTTTGATACAACTCCGCTAGAATTTTTGGTAATATTCCTTCCAATTGAGCCTTAGATACAAATTCTGCTCCATTAGGAGTCTTTATAACGTTCTCACCACACAACAATGGATCGTTTATGATGGTGTCCCAACTAATATTGTACGCACGAATTATCGAAGAGTAAAGTGAAGTAAAATCACATATTATGACGTTCTCATGTATACCTTTTTCGGCATAGACTAGAGCACCTTTAAAGTCTTCGCCTACGACTTCACCCTTTGGTTTAAGTGGGAACACTCTATTGTTTTGCCTGAACGCACGCAACAGTAACGACTCCAATCGAATCGTTTGTCCTCCATTCATACAGTCGTGTAGTAGAACTCCGCTTGCTTTACATATAGCAGAGTATTTATCAATTAGGCGGAGTTCTTCGACTAAATCCAACACAAGGTCCGCATCTTTTAGAGCATATTCAACGAACCGTGACAAGCCTCCATCCAACCAAAGTTGCCGCATTTCAGACGGTTTAACATCCAGTTTTTCTTTATCAATTAATTTGTGAGCAACATTGCTTAACGAATAACTATCCAATGAATAATTATCCTTTATAATATTCATTGTGTCGAATACAACGCGCCCTGAACACCTAACTTCAACTTTTTCTCCGAAGTTCGAAACATCACATGGCCGTCCGTCCCGCCCAATATTGAAATCCATTCCATACACTGAATATCTTTTTAAGAGATAATCGAAGTCGAATCTATTCGAATTGTACCCTGTGATGATGTCAGGGTTATACTGCAGAATGAATTGTTTGAAGGTCTGTAGCATCGTGCGTTCGTCAGTGCACCATATTAAATCGGGGCGTGACTGTAACTCCTCCGGTGCATATTCTTTGGGGAACGCAAGAAACGCTTTAACTTCTCGCTCAGGTCGATTCACTGCCACAGTGACCATAATTACAGGGTGTTTGTCGGGTGTTGGAACGCCATGCTCTGGAGGGAGGCATTCTATGTCGAATCCGAGCAATCGTAAAGGAGCGTCGTCGCTTCGTTCAATTAAACGTACGTTATTTCCGGTGGCTTCAACCCACGACATACCTCCGATTCCTTTATCAACTAAGAATCTGTTCGTGAAGATAATGTCTGCTTCGTATACCTGGCCCCAACCATTCCGAATAATCACGTCGCGAAGTTTTGATACATCTCCTGGAGATTTAGTAACTATGCGCACCATCTTTACAGGGTGTACTTGGTATCCGTTGGGAAGGAACCGCTCCACTTCTTCCGTTCTGATTATTTCAGATGACCCTCCAAGCCAACGCTCAACTTCATCCTCAAAGTAGGGCTCGAATTTTGCATAGAAGTAGGGTTCAAATTTTCTGATATCATGCTGTACATAGTCGCCTGTTGCTGAACGTCCGTACAGTGTGACCACAGGGCGTCCCCAATCTTTATTCGAATATGTAGCACTAATCAGTTGGAGTTGGTTCGTTGTCGTTGTCATCGCTACCATCGTTACACATTATTCCATCGTGACCACAATCAATATAAATTGAAGTTTTCATCACGACTTTTGTTGAATCGGCTGCACCAAATTCAGCATCCTTATCAAGGTTTAATCCGATTGTATCTGTTACAAAGATTTCAGTATCGATTGGAAAAAATCCAATGTCCTGTATCTTGTGTTGTATTACAACAAACTTTAATCCTCCAAAACCGTCATCCTCGTATTCTTTGTACCGTATGATCAAATCTTCTTGTTCGAGTTCCCCGTATCCGATGAGTAATTCGTCTTTCACAACAAGTTTCCTCCATTTGCTTAATCTTTTGAATAGCTTTTTGTTGGTACTGTGCGCCACCAACGTCTCGCTCCTTCCGAATCCTTAGCATACTCCACAGGGTAAAGCATGCGGCGGAGCGCCCACAAATCATACCCCACAGTATTCCCATGGATATCGAGCATTATACTAAGTTCGTCTGTTGTGTCACCTAGATCAGGATCATTTGTTGGATTGTACGTTAAGACTTCGAATACAATATCTCTTGATTGCATATATCCCTCCAAAAAAGAATAATCGATTGTCTCATACTCTAACTAAACATAGGATCGTCTATTGAAGATCTTGGAGGCACTATTCCTGTTAGATCGATAGACTCTTCACTATCGCATGAAGAACATGACCCTCCACACGATTCCTTTTCACCTTTCGAATTCATCAAACGCATGAGTTCTTCTGGAGACATTTTGCTTGCTTGTGCTGATGCAGCCGCCAGTTTGTACGCAAACATTCCTTCGCCGACCATTAATCCCAGGATCGCAACCTCCAATGGAGTATTGCCTCCCTCCATCACTTCTTCGATGAGTTGAGATTTGCACTTCTTGTCAGACCTTTCCGCAATCTTTGTGCCAAGTACACTCAGTCTGTGCAGGTCGTTGGATGTCAGACCGACAGCTTCTCCAACTCTCTCCGCTTCATGATTAAACTTCTTTTCAGGCTTCACAACATTCACTCCAATCACTTTATTCCAGATCTTAATTTATTCCAGCTTTGCCGTACGTTATACGAATATTTAAATGTTGTGGTCAACTCCACTCCACCGTAAACTATATATTAGAGTTTTACGTAACAAGCGTGCATGAAACTCGATGTGCCGAATAATGTAGTGGAGGTGGCGCGCAAGATCGCCACCAGATCAAACATGCATCAGAAGGTTGGTGCAGTCGTATACAAAAAAGACCGCGTCATTTCTACAGGATACAATCGGTGGTTGAGAATAGGTCACGTACAGTCTCACTCCACCTCGTATACACGATATAGTATTCACGCTGAAGAGGACGCGTTGCTTGGAGCTCGCCCAAAGGATTGCATCGGCGCAAGCATCTATATTTATAGGAATGGAGGAGGCCTTGCGAAGCCATGCGAAAAGTGCCAGGCAATGCTCACCAGATGGGGCATAACACAAATTCAGTGGAGCGACTCCATATGATCAATATAACTAAAGGTAATGTTGTTTATGGTGCAGGATTCATACTAACTCTCTGCGTATTGTTGAAGACTGTCATCGTGCTCGATGATACAATCGATTACGTTGTGTGGTTTGCCCTTGCCGTAATGCTCGGAGACGTCTGGCAACGTATAGGCAAATATGTGAATGAGGTATTCTAACCATGATTGGCCTGATTAAACGAATGGCAGGACGTCGTTTGGTTCGATCCATTGGTAACGAACTTCACATTCAAGTAATCCACAACGCTCGAATGCCAATCGAATCACCTGCTGCATTCCACATCAACGGTAAGTACAATCCTCACACGAATCACATAGAACAAATTAATAAATGTATTCAAACTTCGCGCCACATTTACAATATGCCGCCATCTGCCATACTTTATACGATGTTACACGAATATTGTCATAGTGTGCAGTATAGTTGGCGCAACCTTCACGAAACACTAGGTGTATGCGAACAAAGGATACCACTAACAAATGCTAATGAGTTCTTCAACACAACTCTAAATGACGAAGAAAAATGGCAATTACTGTCTATTTGTTCCAATCATATGGTGTTGTATGGCCTGCTCCAAAATGACCTCAGACTGCCTCAAATTACTGGTTGGGAACGTGATGAATCTGAACAATGTGCCGTATTCTATACACTAGCTATAATGTATAAATCAGAAATGACTCAGAAATACCCTGCACTCATGGCACACTTTGTTCGAGAGGTCAACAACAATCACTACGGTCCAACTACACAAAATCTATTCAATCGTATCGACGAATTACCAACTATACAACACTTTGTGGAACGTGCACCTCCAATACTTGACCCAATGTACAAAATTCCGAATACCAAATCCACATCATTATTAAAATCAATCAGATCACTGATAAAAATGGAGTTCGATTAAATGCAACCCTTAACTACAGGAATTCAGGAACCCTCGTTTGGAAACCGAACCGTCCAGTTCCGATTCATCTCGTCGGAAGGAGCACACCAAGTACAGAATGTACGGAGGGAATGCGGCTTGATCTTGATGTTCAGGCCATCGCCTGGATAAAACAAAAATTAAAAATTTTATTTTTTTTATTCTTCAATTGTTGCGTCTTGTGTTATATGTTTCCATCGTTGATAGTCTGGATCTGCTTCAGTCGCTCTTTGGAATATCTCTGACGCGTTCTTTTTTGGATTATTCCGATAAAAGTCTGCGTGTTCTTCAGGCAAAGTTAGAGTTTTGCGAGCCATTGTCATTTAAATCACCTCTGTTTTTATTCGAATTCCTCTCCCTTCTTCATCATGTGTTCGTGCTTCACAAGCAACTTGCCACCCCAACATCCTCGCTTGTCCATTAGAGCAGGCCATTCCGCTTCATTTGAACCTGCTTTGGAGGGGTCGTAGCGAGCTGAGTGCGCCCCATGCGTGCATGTGGCGGATCCTTTAGGCCCAAACACACATGCGGAGCAAGCCGTCCATTGATCTCCTTCGTCAGGCGTAGCTTTATAATGCGTTTTGATTTGTCGCATACTCTAGAGTAGTACGTACTATAATTTAAACTTTGCGCCAAGTTGGTTCACTTGATCTGCCGTATAATGCGTTTTAAAGGGCTCAATTTTTGCACAACGTATAAAATATAGTTTGGAGTGAAAAAGTTCAGCCTTGACGCCTACGTGCAAGCCTAAGCGATTGTACGTTGTGAAGAGGTATATAAATTTCTAGATTCTATCTAAATCCTTCTTAATTCATTTCTGGTCTTTTCATCTAGCATTTTCACGGTCTCCTCGAAACAATGCGAGCACATCGTATGCAATGGAGAGTTATCGTCGCTTCCAGCTTCTTGAAGAAGCTTTCCAAGTGCCCACAAGATTACTGCTTGATTCTTTAACATTTGATCTAATTTATCCATAGTTTCATCCTCTATGCAATATTGGTACGTACTAGGATAAATAGTTTGTGCTTCATACTCCATATACCGTTTAAAGCAAAATCGTGACGCGCCAAAACCTACGAAATAGTAGAAATGCATACTGTATAGATACTGTTTGGATACTGTATAAATAAAAATCAGTTTTATAAATTAAAAATATTGAACAAACTTTAACTTTTCGTTGCTAAATCTCCCCACTATTACTACTTTTATTTATCTTTTCTTTTCTTAAGGGAAAGAAGAGAATAGAAAGAATAGAGTAATTAATGGTATAAGAGTAGAAATTGAAATTTGAACAGGAAGAATTGTATAGTAGAGGGGTAGTAAAATTCTAGGAATTCACAATATACTATTAAAATAGAGAACTAGTTGTTGATTTTTGTTATACAGCACATCCAACGGTAAAGGGTAAGCTTTAGGAAAACGAACAAACAACAAAGGAACAAAAAATAGGGGAGAATAAAGAATAAAGGTTTGGAGTGGAACTACTGAGCCACTCCCTTCGCGTACACTCCGACCCCATTGGTCAGAACGATCTCTACACCAGGCGTTACGTTTTCGCTCAGTACAATCACTCTGGACTGATCCCTTCCGAAGCTCATCGTGCCGCCCAACATCATCGTGTAGGGTGTGGTTCCGACCACTGTGCCGTTCGCAACGATCTTCAGGCCGCCAAGGTCCCTCAGATCTGGCCCAATATTGGTCACAGTCACAACATTGCCTGTAGCACTTATTACGACACCATTGTGACCCTGATCCAGCATATTCAGCTCGGCGAACTCCGCAGGAACATCTGCAACATCTCCAACCTCAGCACCTGCAACAATGCCTGTAATTGCTACAAGCATCGCGCCCAACACTACACCTATTGTTCTCATTGTACAACCTCAATCATTGTTTCAACAATACTCCAAGTGACGCTTATCGTATAAATAGATTGTCGTATATATGAAGTTAACTCTTGTGCAACGTTTAACACAAACTACATATATAGGTTGTACGTAACGCAAAGCTAATTTTTAAAAACTTATCGGAGGTATTCGATTTGGAAAGAAAACTAGCATCTATTCAAGTTGTAGAAAAGATTGTGCCGATAGAAGGCGCAACTAGTATAGAACTGGCGCAAATATTGGGTTGGAGCGTGATTGTCAAAAAGAGTGAGTTCGCTCCAGGCGACTCCATAATATACTGTGAGCCAGACAGCGTACTACCCGAACTTCCTCCATACGAATTCTTAAGGAAAGGCTGCTTTGTGAACAATGGAGCTGTTAGAGGGCACAGAATTCGCACGCTAAAGTTAAGCAAATTTGGAGTCATATCACAGGGTATTGTATTCCCTCTAACGCTTCTGCCTGACAGTCATTACACCATTGGAGAAGATGTAACGCAAATTTTAGGTATCGTGAAGTTCGATAAGCCTGTACCAGTGCAATTGAAGGGTAAGGTTCGCGGCACAAGGCCCTCCTTCGTTCCTCGTACAGACGAAATGCGTATTCAAGCCGTCCCGAACGTTCTAACAAGGAATAAAGGTAAAGTGTTTCAAATTTCCGAGAAGTGTGATGGAACAAATGCAAATTATTTCATGGACCCTGAGACTGGATTGCACGCTTGTTCGCGAGAAATGGATTTACATCCTGGGGAACCGCACAAGTTTTGTGGCAACTCTTACTGGAAATACGCTCTAGACCATAACATGGACGAAGTATTGTATCAATTCGGCAACGTTGCTCTCCAAGGCGAACTTTTGGGCCCTGGTATCCAAAGCAACAAATATAATCTCAGCGAACTGGTTTACAGAGTATTCAACGTTTATGACATTCAAAACAAAAAATATATGGAACTCGACCAGATACTTGACGCTGTAGATACGTTTGGCCTTGGTAAAGACTTTACTGTGCCGTACCTCGAGCAAGTTACATTGGATCATAGCGTTGAAGAGTTGCTAACAATGGCGGATGGTAGGAGCAAACTCAATGGAGACACTTGGCGCGAAGGTATTGTACTAAGGTCCGTTCCAGAACAACTAGATCAAGAATTGGGTAGACTCAGCTTCAAATGTATCAGCAGGCGCTTCCAACTAGCCTATGGTGAATGAGTAAGAGTTGGAGTTACCGCAACTTTTTTATACTTACAATACGTACAACTCACGCGGAAGTGTTACCATGTTAGCCAAAAGCGAAGATGAGCTTAAAAGTGAATTAAGTATGCTTAGAGCGGGACGTAAGGATCGCATAAGACATATTGCGAAGTGGGTGACAAGCAACAAATTCACTGTAGTAGAAAAAGAACAACTCATACAAGACGATCTGGATATGGTCAAGTATTATACAAATAAGATCACGTTCATCGCACAAATTCTGGGCATCGAACTAGAAGAAGTTAATGGAGTGGACGGATAAATATGAGGCACGCTCTGCGTACAATGTATCGGAACGATGAAAGCGACACCTTTAGTGCGTTTGTTGAACATCGGCATAGAAATAAGAGACTCCATGGAACTCCTGTAGAAGAAGTTACCTTGGTGAATGTAGTCAACGAATGGGGAACAACTCGTATAGATCACCTCAAGATGTTGATCGGACGTGAGATACCTGCAATCCCTTTAATCTATTCCAGAGTTGTTCCCCGTACGACTATTCGATTTGTCGGACGGGCTTTTGAGTATACAAGGCGCAACGGCACAATCGATTATGGTTTGAAAATTGTTAAATTGTTGTAAGGAGTATATACTATGTGGCCATTCAATAAAAACAAGAAACCAACTCCATCAGATATTCGGCAAAAGTTGATAAAGGACAATTTTACGCAGGAGCAAATAAAGTACGTTAAGAATTGGCAATCAAGTGGCATATACCTAACGGAGGATCCAGTTGAAGCAACGCCTGAAGGAAATGCAATAATTGGTATAATTCCCGGTTATGGCGAAAATAGAACGCACTTGAGCTTAGGAATCCTGAAAGATGAAGAAGATGCAATGTGGGTATGGCAAGATCTAAACTGCACTTATATGAATAGTCATTTTGATGCTCTAGACGACAGGTTGAAGAAATTGTCAGCTAAAGTACAAGCCCTGCTTGAAAAGAAACAAAAAGATGACCAGATTGAAAAAGAGTCGTGTCGTTCGCTTCACTCAAAACTAAAATTATAATTTATTCTTTATTCTTTTGTTAATTCTTTTTCCATTCGTCGCATCAAGCTAGTTTCTAATTGTTCTGAAGTGAACGGGCAAAATCCTGTCATATCCGAACAGAAGGAGCCAAAAAATTCTTTACATAAATCGCATTTAGTCATCAGATCACCTCGTTTGTTTCATCTGTTCAAGATATTGTCCTTTGGTGATACCGCAATATCTGCATACATAATACCCTCTGGAGTCGGTTACAAAATCATGACGTCTGCAATTCTTTTGAACAAAACTTACAGGTTTATCATCTTTTGGAAATCGTCGCCTGTGTTTTACCATGTAATCAAGTCCGCAAAAATAGTAACAGGGGTGGAGTTACTCATCCGAGGGAGTGACTCCATGTTCTTTTGGAGTGAAGTGCCTTCCAAACCAACCGCACTGCCTAAAGATTATGGCCATCAGATACCCTCTTCGTTCGATATCCGCCCAACTCCACTTAGCTTTTGGACATGTGCACGATGCCATAGTCAAGTCTTCTGGTCTATATCGATAAAGTTTAAAGTACGTGCAATCTGTGCACTTTTTACCAACACCGCCTCTAAATACATTTGCCATGTTTAATCCGAGTTCGATCGATAATTCAATTGCAATTCCGAACAATAATATCGGTATGCTCCACAACAATTGTTCCAACAAACAAACCACCTACACAAACGTTACGTTAAAGTAGTATATATACTTTATGTTAGTTCGTTTAATCGTATAAGTCCTGTGTTGGCCCAACAAGCCGTTTGTCTGCCATTCACATTCTTAATGGTCGTTTTGTGCCATTCTACCCTCTTAACGTAGGCTTTGCCGAACCAATTCTTATGGAGCGGTGTAACATTGTGCTTTTTACAAAATAGGCAGTATGCATCGTACATTTCTTGTTTTGTTGGAGGGAAAGCATCCGCATCTTCTTCGACGTGGCGTTCAACAAACGCACCGACAGGGTCTGATTGTGATTTGTACTTAATCGTCATGTCGAGTATACTTGAAGCGTTGGTGAATTCGTTGCGTTCAATTAATTCTTTAAGGTACGGCATAACTAGATTGAAGAGACCTGAAAGCTCTACAGGGTCTGTTATTGCTTTGAGAAGGTCTGCGTCGTATTCGGCCTTAGTAAAGACATGTTCAAAGGGTAAGATCTCTACCCGTCTATAAAATCCTGTAGTGTCGTCGCGAACCATTGGCAATTGATTCGTTGCGAACACAAGTTTAGCATAATTAACAAAATCAAAAGCATGCTCGCCTTTTCTCTGCGCCCTAATAACGTCCTTATTAGAGGTTAACATTTTCATTATATTGATGTTCGGCAACTCTGTCTGCTCCATATCTCCAAAAAGATTTACTAACTTTAAATGAAGGTCTGCTGTTGCGAACCTGTCCTTTTCAAGATCGTGCATTGAAACCGATGAGCAATTACGCGCTCCAGTAAAGTTACGCAACAAATCCAAAAAGATAGTCTTGCCTGTGCCTCCAGGTCCCAAAAGAATGAATGCCTTCTGCAACGTATACTCTCTGTACATTAGGTATGCGAGCAACTCCATAACCTTCGTTCTGTCCTCGTCGTGCAAAACATTGCGCAACATTCGTTCGATGTGGGGGCATGTTGCATGCGGGTTATACACTAAGGGTATCTGGATTCGGCTAAAGTACGGCCTCCTCCCGCTCAATTGATACTCTAAAGGGTCATGTGGAGTAAACTCACCATTATACCAATTATATAGGCCGTTATCCATATTAATAATGTGCAAATCGTTGTCGAATTTACTCGATTCCACGTAGGTTAGTCCTTTAATTATATCAGTAACTTGATTTAAAAGGTATGTTGTGTAGACGTCCCTTCCATTCTTATATCTGTAGCCTTTTAAGCATTTAACCAATAGAGACCGTATATATTCGTTACCTCCGCGCACGTACAGTCCGTTGTGGCAGATTAAAATTTCGCCTGTTTCGACTACTGTTGCCATCGGAACAGTCCTTAAGACGAACTCTGCGAGGTCCATGTGATTTACTCCAAGTACGTCGCATGTTCTTGAATTAATATCCAGACATTGTTCGATTGAATCTTTTGTGAATTCTACCATACAAATCAGTCCTATAAATTAAACGTCGAATGCAGCAGCTATCATACCGGTGAACATTAAACTACCTATTGTGAATAGTATGATAGTTGCGATTAGTGGATGAAAGAAAATCAAAAATGAAAGTCCATAAACTGCTGCAATTGTTACGCCAAACAATAATGCACCTAAAACTATACACGTAAGAATATTCATTGTTCGACCTCATATAAATATGTTGTGGTTAAAAAAAGTCCAGAAGGAGCCATCACATTCGTTGTTTTTTGTGACGCTCCTCTAACCAACGTTTCAATTCATACAAAGTTTTCATTCGAGTCACTCTGTATTCATCTCTTAGATGGAAGCAAGCATTCGTTATGTTACGCTTAGTATGATCTCCTTTGCCTGTAACGACTCCATCACATACCCAAACATATGGTCCACTCTGCTCAACCATCCAGAGGAGGGCGGGCAAATCCACAACGTTGCCTCCGCCAAGGTAAGGCAACTCATCAACAACTTTACCATTATGTGCAAGAATGTATAGTTGGCCGTTGTTCACATGACCTCCTCGCGCGCAATATCCTGCGATTGTTGCGCCTCCGCTCAACTCTACAATACGTTGGAGTTCGTCATGATTAATTGACATTGAGCCCGAACAATCAATTAGAACTGTGCCAACGAGCGGACGCTTTCTGCGCTTCGTGAAGCACATACCGTCTGTATAAATACGTTGTGGATATTTTAGAGTGAAGCCTGTGTCTGTACGTTTGGAGATTTTTGGTACAGGTTGCGTCAGTTCCACCATTGGTATGATTTCCATTGTACCTGAATCTTCCAGAGCATGTGCAATATCGTCCCCGACTTCAGGATCAATTGGAGTGATTGGAGTAGTAGGATCATGTGGTAGAGGAATTTTAAATCCACTACATGACGAAACATCCTCTAGGCCATACATCCGAACAACTTCTTTTGCAAGCTCCGCAGATATGGCAGGATCGTGCCGTCCCTCCAATAAACATGTAGTCAATTGAGCAACGTCGCGTGACTCCAAAGGATGCATCCAACCCATACCACATTCTTTCAAGTATGCTTTGTATGTGTCGGGATCATGTAGCAGAAGTGGAGCTCCATATATTCCTTTCAAGATTCTGTCAATTTTGCCATCAGTTGGAAGTTGCTTAGCTCTTTCGAGCAATTCGAGAGGTTCTTGTACGCCTTGTTCCAATCCCAACATATGAACGCGAGCGTCCTCGAAGCATTGCGCCACGTAACGTTCCACTTCAGTCAAACTTGGATCAGGTATTCTTTCAGAGTATCTAACGTGTAGCATTTCGTGTACTCTAGTAGCTTGGTCAACCTTCGCAGAAGGTATAGTCATTTGTTTAGACTTTAGGCTGCAATGAGCTTCACCTTGGGCAACAGTTACATGCCAATTTCCGGGCATTATGAGTTCTGGAGCGGCGTCTCTGCGAACAAATCTTGCTTTCTTGTGTTCGTGCTTTATTCCCATTCTAACGCCTCCGATTAATCGCTTGGATCAATTGGAGCAAGTGACCATGCAAATCTGTTAGATCTCCGAACCTTGTTACGCCTCCTGATCGAACCAAATTGAAGCAAGCATTCGTTATGCAGTCGTAATGATCACCGCCTCTGCCATTAACTCCTCCATCGGATACCCAAACATGCGGGCCTTGCTGTTCCATTAGCCAACAAAGGGCTGGATAATCTACAGCGTTATAACCGTTCAAATGACTGGGTAATTTTTTAACAACATACCCATTCTGCGAAAGAATGTATAGGTTGCCTTCGTTTGCTCCAGTCCTATGTTTTTCGCAGTATCCTGCGATTGTTGCGCCATTGGACATTTCCACTATTGTCGTAAGCTCTGAGCGTTCGATTGACATTGAGCCCGAACAATCAATTAAGATTGTGCCTATGTAGGGTCGCTTCTTGCGGAGATCGAAACAAAGTTGGTCCGTATAGACGCGTTCAGGGTGTTTCAGAATGAACCCAGAATCGGTTCTTTTTGGTCTCTTCGTCACAGGACGCCTTGCCATAGGCAAATCATCCACTACGTGCATTCGAGCGGACTTCTCCAAAGCTTGTGCAACATCTTTACCTGTTACAGGATCGACTACAGCACGCGGAGGCTGCTTTTCTTCGGTTTCTCCATATTCGGAGAAGAATTCGTCACCGTCAGGTTCATCCTCATCATTGTAATAGATTGAAGCAAGCTCTTGTGCTAGAGCATACACTACATTGGGATCGTTTCGGTTCTCGATAATCTTTTGGCCGTACTCGTCCACGATTGTTTCTTCTTGGTAAGTGAGTTCGCAACCGTCCTCATAGAAATCGTGGAGATGGTGGTTCGTTAGAATGAACGGCTTTCCACAAATGCCCTTCAATATACGCATAAATGGATGCGATGCTGAAGTGGACATCATTCGAGTGAAGATTGGGTTGAGTTCGCGCTGGACTCCTTGTTCTACACCCAACGCGTTAATTCGCGTTTGTTCAAAACAAGCTAAAGCAGCTTGTTCGAATTTATTCTTAGCGTGAGGCAACTTTTCCGAAGCATGCCGCACATGTATATAGCCTTGGATTCTTGTGGCTCGATCGTAGGGAGCATTTCCACTAGGTGCATATATTACGTGCTCTGTCAGATCAATTGAAGGTTTTCCCTCCGCCACATTCCACTCTGCAGGTAAAATTAATTCAGGAGCAACATGACGTTTGTTGCTCCATCTTGGTTTGAATACTTTGCTATCGTTTGTCATGTATACTCCCTAGTTATTCGTCCAACACAAGGTCTCTCACATAGCATGCTTTGCCGTTAGCTAGGCGAACTGCTCCATCACAACTTGTGTATACATCTGTTACTTGGGTCGCGTCAGTTGGGCAGCCGTACGAATTGGCCGCAACAGTTACCCTCTTGCCAATCCACCATTCAGCTTCAGGTCGTTCCCGTCCAGTAATTCGAACACTCGATGCAACATGTGAAACCTCTG